CAACCACCGCAACCGCCTTTATTAGAAAATGCTTCACAAGGAGAAGGACAAAATCAACCACCGCAACCGCCTTTATTAGAAAATGCTTCACAAGGAGAAGGACAAAATCAACCACCGCAACCGGCGTTACTTTTGGAAAATCCGGTTGTTGCTAATAATGAACCAGTGAATGGTAATGATAATGATAGAGAAGTAGTAAACGCTCTTTTATCACTAAATCCTGGTGAGCGCGTTCAAAACAACGGAGGGAATAGTAAAAAAAGGAAACATAAAAGAAACCAAAAAACAATAAAAAAAAATATTATTAAAAAACAAATGTCATTCAAAAAGAAGAAAAATAACAAAATAAAAACAATGAAAAAATAAATTTTTGTCAAATTATACTATAATTTTTACTATATTATAATTCTACATACCAAAACTGGAGAAATCATTTAATACTGGTACAGGTAAGCTCATATTGTTAACATTACTATAGTTGGGAACTTTTTTACATTCAAATGAAGGTTCCGGACATCTTGCACATGCTGGACATGGTGGACATTTTTCTTGTCTCGGACAGGATGCTGCGCTAGGACACATTGGACATACAGGTGGTACTATTTCCGATTTAAGAATGTAAAGACTTTCTTGACCTGGCGGTATTTGACTTTTTGGTATTCCTTGATCGCTTGAGTATGGGTTTTGTCCCATCATTGTCATTGTTGAATTCTGGGATGGATTTTGCTGTGGAGTGAACATTCCCATAAAATTATTATTTTGTGGTTGTTGTACTGATGAAACATAAGTCATCGTTTTACCGTTATATGTAACATTCAATGCTTTTACTCCATTTTCTCCCGTAACCATAACCGCCGATGATAAATCAGGACCTTGGTATTTACTTACAAATCCGGTCGCATCTGGTGTACCTTGAAACTCAATAGTATTACCATTTAATTTTACGGTCAATGTATTTGGACCGTTTGAATTAATGGTTGCAGTTGATCCATTGGGTCCATAAAAAGTAACAGGACTAGTATAAGCATTATTAGCAAAAGAAGATGCGCTATATACATCTCCTGTGCTTCCATAATAAGTGTTGGGTGTATTGTTATAAATTTGATAATTTGGATTATATTCACTTGTCGATTTTGATTCGGATGTAGTAAAAAAATAATTACCTGAAGATGTCTTTATGCGTATTGCTTGATGTCCATTCAAATTAATTACTGTAGCGCTAGCACCATTCGGACCCACAAATTTATTTATAGACGAATCATTCATACTCATGTTTGTAAGTGCTTCTTTTGATACAGGTGTAAAAATCATAGGTGAATCATTTTGATTCAACATGACTTTCAGGGAAGGTTTGCCGTCAGTTTGAATATTAACCATTACTGAACCTCCATTTTTACCGTAAAATGTAGCACCATTTGTCAAGTTTGACGAAAATTTTGAATAATGGTTATAATTATCGTAATTGTTATTCATCATATGTTGCGTATTCATGTTGTCCAAATCATTATTCATGTTGTCCAAATCATTATTCATGTTATCGCTATTTGTGTCATTCATATTTGTCGCATGATTATCGTCATCAATGTTGAATTTTCCGGAAAAGTTTCCAGAAAACGCTTCTTTGTAATATTTTCCTCCTAAAAATAAAGATATTAATACAAATATAATGATAATTCCGATAATATAAAAAATCATTGTTTTTGTTTTCATTGTATATTTTATATAGTGAAAAAATTATAAAATAATTGAATTTTAAAAAAGAATTGATTTAATTACATCCGTTTGAATTATATAAAGCATAGATAAAATGACTTCACGATTACGTAATACAATCAAAGAAAGTAAAGAAATATTGATAGCAGAAGATGATTTTGAATTTACTTACGAAAATGATGGCGACTCTGACATTTTAAATTGTAATGACAACAAAAATACGATTTTCACACAAACAACCACAAAACCATTGAGAAAAAAGAGAGAAAAAGGATTAGCCCTAAAAAGATGTTTCTTCGACGATCCAAACATTATCGAAATTGGAGTTGATGAATCTGGACGAGGACCCTTATTTGGTAGAGTTTATACCGCGGCAGTTATTTTACCTAAAGATGATAGTTTTGATCATTTTAAAATGAAAGATAGTAAAAAATTTTATTCAAAAAAACAAATCCAAGAAACTGCGGAATATATCAAAAATAATGCGATAGCATGGAATGTTACTTTTGAAGAAGAAAAAACAATAGATAAAATTAATATATTACAAGCAACTCAAGAATCAATGCATAAATCTATTTTAGGAGTTAGAAAAAAATATCACGAAAAAATGAAACAAACTACTCCTTCTACTAGCACAATGGTGGACGACAAGTATTATTATTTACTAATTGACGGTAATTATTTTAATCCTTTGATAAATTTGAACAAAAATACGAATAAATTAGAATCCATGCCTTATTCATGTATTGAGGGAGGTGATAATAAATATACAGCAATCGCTGCAGCTTCTATCCTGGCAAAGGTAGAACGAGATAAATATATAGACGATTTATGCAAAGAACATCCTGAATTGATTGAAAAGTACGGTATTGATCAAAATAAAGGTTATGGGTCAAAACAGCATTTGGATGGAATTCGAAAACACGGTATAACTGTTTGGCATAGACGAAGTTTTGGTATTTGTTCTAAATATTAGATAGAATGAATCATCTATAATATCGTCAATTTTATAAATTATATTCTTTAAGTTTATTTATAGCGTTATTCATACCATTTTTCCAATCTATTTTTACCTTTTTCTAAAAGGTAAAATAAAAATTGATATGATTTTATTCTTTTTTATATATTTTACTTATATAAGATGGTAAAAATTTGCGTATTTGATACGGAAACAACAGGGAAACCACCAATTTTACCAGGTAAGGATTGGAAGGAGAGAAATCAAAACGATAATAGATTGTTGGATATTCGTGATTTCAATTCAGATTCTTCGCTTTGGAAGAAAAGCGAGATCATTGACAACTGGCCGAGTATTATTCAACTTGGATATATAATATATGATTTAGAAGATACAGAAAACGCAAAAATTTTCAGTAAATATGTAGAAATTCCTGAAAATATAATAATTACGGAAGGTTCTATTAAAGTCCATCATATAACAAGAGAATTAATTGAAAACGAACCGGCTGAAAAAAAAGCACCTATCGGTATGATTTTAGCAGAGTTTTTGAACGATATTATGAATCCTGAAGTAACCATCGTAGTTGGTCATAATGTTCAATTCGATCGTAAATTTGTAATCGCTGAATTATTAAGGTTGGGTCGCGAAGATAAACTTATAGGAAACGTAAATCACTATTTAGAATTTTTGATGGACAATCGCAACTTTGGATGTACAATGAATTTAACAAGTCCTATTTGTAACATTCAAAATCCAGTTTATTATAAAGACAAAAAAACAGGTGAGGACAAAATGTTTTACACAATTAAACCCCCAAAATTATCCGAATCATATGAATATTATTTTGGTTATTTGCCCAGTGGAGATGAACTCCATGACGCATTGATTGATGTGGTCGTGTGTTTACGTGTTTTTATGAAATATAAATATAAACAAGACGTTTGTGGAAAAAACGTAATTATTACAGAATATATTCAGAAAATATCACCAGAAGGTTATGTTTGTCCTCTTGACGTTACAGACAAAATAGAAACAATATTTGATGTAGATCCAGTGAATGAAGATGCTAGTACTATTATTATTCCTGAAAAAAAGAAACGGGGTGGTAATCGTCGAAAAAAAAGTAAATCAAAAAGAGGTCCTCCTCTACGAAGAAGTAAAAGATTAAAGTCTTTGAGAAAATGAAGTAAATAATTTACATACGACGCTTTTTCCTAATTAATTTCTTCATTTTATATTTTCTAGTAGATTTTCCATATTACACTACTTTAATCATTATATAATATTATAATAATTAAATAATATAATATATATATTAATCATGACTAATACTATTATTACATATATAACAACTCCAGCACTAAGTATTATTTTAGCAAATTATAATAGTATAATGACCGCATATAACAATTTAGTAAATGAACTTACTTGTGGAATGACTATAGATGCTTATGACATGATGACATTAACACGTAACGCATACGCCAATAAAACTATAGATCAAACATATTATACTGAATATTTAGACGGTACAATAAACACAGTTACACTTTTAGATGATTATTTGAACGATTTTTATAATAATATATATAATACTATATCTAGCACCGCACCAATATTACAACAAATAGACGCGTTAGAAAATGAACTTAATAAAATAAATACTTATTATTCAGAAAATCCATACTTTGCATTTTGGTCTATAGAATTATGTCCCGACACAGCACTTGATCAAATGACCTGTTTTACTTTAACAGGTCTTGAATCAATACTAAAAAACGGTATAAAAGTTAATGGCAAAATAAATCCAGCTATAACGATGACTACTTATGTATGGTATACAGAACAAACAATAAATGGTTATACTTGTGTAAATGTAACACAAATAACTCAAAATAGTAGTAATCAAGTAAATTTTTACATGATTTTGTCGGACCAGGTTAATGCTCTTTTGGATGAGATAAACGGAATGATTTCTAATTTAGAAAATCTCGCAATCGAGACAAATTCTGATCTAACTCCCGTAATTCAAGGCTTATCAACCATACCTATAGTACTTGATGACCAAACTTACACATTAGCCCAAATTTCAGAATATATACAATCTATTGAGGGTACAATAAGTTGAACATATATATCACATTTCATTATTTTTATAGCACAATTTTTGTTATTAGAATAATTTTATTTATTCTATATATATGGCAGAAGGAACTTTTATAATCAGCCCAACATTACAAATCATTTTAAAAAATAATAGTAAAATAATGACTGCATATAATAATTTACTAGCACAATATAGTAGTAATTCAATAAATTCATATTATTTAGCGGAATTTAGTGATAATGCCGCCAAAAATAACAATACAGACCTAACATATTATAATGATTATGAAAACGGACAAATAACAGCGGAAGTGCTTGCGGATGATTATTTGAGCGATTTGTATACAAATATATACTCCATATCATCAACATCTCCATTATTAACAGAAATAACAAATTTAGAATCAGTGATTGTAGAAATACAAGACTATTATAATGAACCTAATTGGTATGCAGTATATTTATTAAATTCAAGTCAAGCTGTTGGTAATACTACAATAGCAATATATGCTAATCCTGTTCAAAAAAAAGATTATCCGACATTATCATGGTTAGACTATTTAGAAACCACAGGTGCTATATATAGAGCTGATGGAACATGGGCAGTTCTTTTAGATAATAATTCTAATTACCGGGAAATAACACAGCTTCAAATAAAGCCGCGTGACGAAGAAGCATATAATGTAGCAGTAAATATTCTTGTGATGGAGATAACACAAGTACAAGTTTTAGAGAATCAATTAAACAATATGATAACTAGTTTAGAAGAAATATTAGAATCAATATTTGAATCAACTGACAGTTACAATTCATTAATTAGTATAATTGATAAATTAAATACAATGCTAGAAACTATTGAAAATGAAATAAACAACGTAATAGCTAAAATTATAAAACTCGCATAATCAACTATAATAAGCAAAATTTCAAGCTGAACACATCTCGCAGATTTCATCATTTTCAGATCCACAATTAGGTTTTTTATTTAATTCTGGTTCTATTGTAAATTGTTGTGCTTGATGTTTTGCTTTTCGCCTTAAATAATAAATTCCTGTTTTTAATCCTTTTTTCCATGAATAAAAATGCATGGATGTAAGTGTATTATAATTTGGATCTTCTACCCATAAATTCATCGATTGACTTTGACATATAAACGCTCCTCTGTCAGCAGCCATGTCTATTATATGACGCATTGGTATTTCCCATACTATTTTATATTTATTTCGTATGTGTTGTGGCAACATTGTCAATTGTTGTACACTTCCTTTATTTGCTATTATATTATTTTTAATTTCCTCATTCCAATATCCAAGATGTATGAGTTCTTTCATTAAATATTTATTGACCACTACAAATTCACCAGCTAATGTGCGACGACTATAAAGATTACTAGTGAATGGTTCGAAACACTCATTGAACCCTAATATTTGAGAAGTGGATGCGGTAGGCATAGGAGCAACTAAAAGCGAATTACGCAACCCATGATCAATAATAGATTGTTTAAGCAATTTCCAGTCATACCGGCCAGGCGTAGGTTCAACGCCCCACATATCAAATTGTAAAATTCCTTTTGATGCTGGAGAATCTTCAAATGATTGATATGAACCAATATGCTCTGGTTTTAAACCATGTTTTAAACCATTTGTGTAATTGTTTTCATAAATTAACATATTTTTATTATTTAAATCTATTTGATGTATTAGTTTCTCTTTTATTGATATTGATATTTCATTGCTTTTTTCTAGCGCGGCATGATAAATTGTTTCGAAAATTAATTTATTAATCTCTTTTGCTTCTTCGCTGTGAAAAGGTATATCCATTAAAATAAATGTATCTGCTAAACCCTGGACACCAATTCCAATAGGACGATGTAACACATTACTTCGTCTTGTTTTTTCTGTTGGGTAAAAATTAACATCAATTACTTTGTTTAAATTATTCGTTACGACTTTTGTAACTTCGTGTAATTTATTATAATCAAAAACCTTTGTTTCTTGATTTACAAAAGAAGGAAGCGCAATGGATGCTAAATTACAAACAGCTGTCTCCTTATCGTCAGAGTACTCGTTAATTTCACAACATAAATTAGACGACTTTATCGTGCCAAGATTTTGCTGATTAGACTTATTATTAACCGCATCTTTATAAAGTAAATATGGTGTACCAGTTTCCATTTGAGCATCCAAAATTTTAAACCATAAATCGCGAGCATTTAATGTCTTTCTAGCAGCGCCAGAATTTTCATATTTTGTGTACAATTCGACGAATTTTTCACCATAAACATCAGATAAACCAGGACATTCGTTTGGACAAAAAAGAGACCATTTTTCATTGGTTTTTACACGTTCCATAAATAAATCACATATCCATAAAGCATAAAATAAATCACGCGCTTTCATTTCTTCATCCCCATGATTTTTTCTCATTTCCAAAAAATCTTCAATATCCGGATGCCATGGCTCTAGATAAATAGCAAATGAACCATTTCGTTTTCCGCCACCTTGATCGACGTAACGTGCTGTGTTATTAAAAACACGCAACATAGGAACAAGACCATTGGATGTTCCATTCGTTCCTTGGATATAACTGCCTTTCCCTCTCAAATTATGAATATGTAAACCAATACCACCAGCCCATTTAGATATGGTGGCACAATCTTTTAAAGTATCATAAATACCATTTAGACTATCTTGTTCTAATGCGACTAAAAAACAAGAACTTAATTGTGGACGAGGCGTAGCAGCGTTAAATAGTGTTGGAGTAGCATGTGTAAAATATTGTAAAGACATCAAATCATATGATTCTTTAATCAATTTCAAACTATCTTCCGTATTTTTATTATTACAATGAATACCAATTGAAACACGCATCCACATATGTTGAACTCTTTCTACTACACGTGAATTAATCCTAAATAAATAGGCCCTTTCTAACGTTTTAAACCCAAAGAAATCGATTAGATAATCTCTATTATCATCAATCATATTATCGATTTCATGTGCGTTGGCTTCTATAAAGTTCCATATATATTCAGCAATCAAAGGTTTTTGTAATCCATGGATATTTTTAAATTCATAAAGATTTTTCATTGTTTTAGAAAACGATGGATCCGTGTTTTTTTGATGATTTGATATTAAAATTCTAGAAGCAAGAACACCATAATCTGGGTGTTGAGTTGAAATAGACGCGCATTGTTCTGCTGCTAATTCATCTATCTTAGTAGTTTCAATTTTATCAAACAACTGGTCAATAACTTTCATTACTAAGGAAGAATAATTAATTTGAATACCAACTTCTTGGCCCAATTTTTTAATACGATTTAATATTTTATCAAAAGACATATCCTCTAATTTACCGTCTCTTTTTGTAACCCGCATTTCATTATTATCATTATTCATTTTATAATAAATAATGTAAAAGTTTTATATTGATTTAATTCTTAAAAATAAATAATATATAAATTATTATATATAAATTATATAAAATATGAACAAAATGATTTTTTTATTAATTATAATTATATTAGCATTAGGAATACCAACTGTATTTAATATTAAACATATATTGTTAGAAAATTACCAAAACTATGAAAACTATCAAAGTTATAATATAGACACTAACAATTTAGCAAATTCTCAAAATAAATATCCGTTTTCTCAGACTGATGTTTTACTCGAAGATAGTTTTCCTTTAACTGGGCGAAAAGGGATTTCTAATAATAATGCTTATAATATATGGTGGCATTATCCTATTTTTGAAGTTGGTTCATATGCGCAAATCACAAATAATTTGAAATATCCAAATAATCCAGATGAAGGTACTTGTATGCCTGCTAGTATGTGTGGTGCGTTGTACAAAGAGAAACAATTAAAATCAAATTATATTAAGCCGTTGCTTCCAATCGATCCAAATTGTGGTACAAGAGTTGGTTATTTTACTACTGACGTTAATTTATTACCATTTAGAACGGATACTCCAAATATTCTTTATTGATATGATGAATTTATTTATATAAGACCTTGATAATTTTTATAAAAATTATAAAATTTTATAAAAATTATATTTATATAATATAATGATATTTCCAAAAAGTGTAATTGTTGCTATAACATGTCACGGTAATATAATTGTCAACAAAGAAGACAATGAACCAAAATTATATGAAATTCCTGATGATATGAAAATAATTAAATTGAGTGCTGTAACAATAGGTGTATGTAATTTGACAATTCCAGAAGATATTGATGAATTTATAGAAACAATTCTTGATGACTTAAAAAAAAACAAAAAAAAAATAAATAAATCTTTAAAAACAAATCCTGAATCCTATGTTAAATCAATTGCTGATTTATATCAAACAATTGAATCAGAAACGGTACATGATACATTTAAAGCAAGTCCTGATTCAAATACCCAATTACGAAATGATTACATACATCATCGAAATAAAAGTTATAAAATTGTTACATATGATAAAAGTCATCCATACATAATCAATAAAGAGTATATTCGAAATAATTCAACGGAACAAAATTCATCTAAATGGGATTATGGTATTTATTGTTTAAACGTAGAAGGAAAACCCGATTTAATTACCAAAATAAAAGGGAGAAGTTATATGAGAAAAGATACCAGTATTTACTTGGAAGATATTGTGGAGTATCTTCGTAAAAATGGCGTAAAAGAGATAATTTTATTAGATATGTCTTGTTCAAGCTATGAATATGAGAATAGTTCAGCAAACGTAGATGATAGATCTTCACGAAAAATTAGATTAAACATGATTAAAAGAACATTAAATGGTGGTAAAAAGAAAAGAATTCTTAAAAAAAAGAAAACAATGAAAAATAAAAAACTACGGTTTTAATTTTATTAGACAACCGTTTTTATTATTAAAAAAATCATCAATTGTTTTACAAGTATTTACAGTTATTGAACCCTCCTTTTTAATTTTTTTATTTGGTGCGCGATGTTGATACCCAGTTTTTCTCTCGTTTTCAATAATATTCCATACTTTTTCTATGGATTGAATATTATTTTCAAACCAATTTTTATTTCGTAAAACAAGAACACAACTTAATTCTTCTAATTTCCAGTAAATTGATTTAACATAGACTATGTTACTATTTCCACCTTCTTCTTGAGTTTGATATAATTCAATTATATCTTCTTCCCATTTAAGTATATCATTTTGATTTATAATATTAATTGGTTTATATACATAAACTGGTTTTGCTTCTCGAATATTATGGAAATATACAATCATACCTTTTTTATGAATATCACATTCATTTATTTCATCATTATTTACAAAAAAATCGACTGCGCTTTCATATTCAGTAAATTTCGTTTCCAAAAAATCACATTCATCTAAATCACAAACCTCCATTTGTAATTGCATTTGGATCCAATATTCTTTTTTAGGTATTCCATTTATTTCACGGTTTACAATATTCTTTATTTCTAACATACGTCCAAATAGTTCAGAATTTACGTCAACATTAATACCATCGGGAGAAGCCCCTAAAAAAGGGTACTTGCTGTGTTGTATACATCCAAAATCGTCTATTTTCGTTTTATTTAAATATTCATATAACATTACTGAAACAGGCTCATATTTTTGTCCCCAATGAAGTGTTGTATTGATATTGACCATTTTAACCTTGTCGTCTTCTTCAAGTGTAACTGTTTTAAGCGGTTGACATTTTTCATATATTAATTGATTCACAGTAGATTGTCCTTCAAACACTTTATAAGCATTACTGGCTGTAATTAAATTATGGCGAAATTCATACCATTCATCTGTTCGTTGAGGTGGTTGTGGTTTGTTTTTTAATAAATCAATTTTTTCTTGAATAAATTGTTGTTTGTTTGAAATAATTGGAGTACCATTTGACCGCTCTATACAAAAAGTAGTTATGAATATTTGAAACGCGTATTCTAATATATCATACAAATCATCTTCTACAAATTCACTATTCATAATTTCACCTTCAAATTGAATGTAAAATAACTCTTTTATTTCTTCTAAAAATGTTTCTTTAAAATCCGGCTCAGATATAGCAGTTGGATTTTCATTCATATAATCTTCCATTGTATAAAATACAGATTCAATTAATTCCATTGTGTGTTCATCATCAAAAATAGTAGGTTCGTCTTCAAATACTAATTCATGTAACATATTTTGTAAATCAGGTAATTCATTTAAGAATACATTCATATTATATTAATATAAAATCAAACTTTTATATTAATATTTAAATTTAAATATAAAAATGATTGTTTTTTAAGATTGCTACTAGTTATATCCAAATCAAAAGTTAAAATTTAATGAAAACAATTATTTTTGTAGAAAGACCAGAAAATAAAGGAAAAATGATTGTAGATTTTCAATTATGTAAATATAATTATTATTACGCTCCAAACGGAGTAATAAGAATCGCTCGTTTCGAATTCAATTTCCATCCACAAAATGATTTAGGTTATTATGGCGATATATATATGAAAAGATTTGTACGAAAATGGAAAAAATTTACTTTAGAAAATATACAAAGAAAAAAAGAAATTTCAATGACAACTCATATTATTGGTAAAAAATATTTTGATGATGTTGTATTTTCAATTATAGAATTTCAATGATTTTTCAATGATTAGTTATTATCTTCATCTTCATCTAAATTAGTTGTAATTTTTTTTGATTTATTTCTTATTGTTCCTTGTGTTTTTTTAGGAGGTAATGATTTAATTGTAGAAATACGTTTTTCTATATTTTTTAATGTAAAATGTCTATTTTGTTTACTATAAAACAAAGCGGGTATTTCTTTAATGAATCCATTTTCTTTGTCGTAAATAACATCTTTAATTCTTTGTAATTTTTTTCTATCCAAACAATCTTTTAAAAAATTTATCAAAATTATACTTTCTTCATTGTCTAAATTATTATTTAATTTATATATTTCTACATATTCTAACATTTTTTTAATTTTAGCAGTTTTATTTAATTTACACCATGGTTCATTTTCATTCATAGTTTTTTCATCTTCTAAGAATTTATCTAAATTGTTCAAATTTTGAAAAGAAGATGTTTTTGATTGAGCAATTGGTACACCAGTTTTGAGCATAGTTTTATATTGTATATTTTTAAGTTCTATACATTCTTCATTTATTGGCATTTCTTGAATTTCATTTTGTTCATTTTCAATTATTTCATTCATTTTATATAATTATGTATCTTTAAGTTTAACTCTTTTTTAATATAAATATATAAATATATCACATACATCAATGGATACAAATAATCCTGATAATAGTCAAACAAAAGATATTCGTATAACAGGGACAAATAATAAATATTTAATTAAACGTGCTAATCGTGAAAAACAAATACCGAAAGTTCGTAAAATGGTAAGTAAATACGATATTTCAATGGAAGAATTGGATTTTAAAAAACAATTTGAATTATTACAAGAAATTTATAAAGAATTATTAGTTACAAATTCAAATAATCATGCTAATGATAATAAATTGGATTATAAAACAAATAATTTCAAAGAAAAACAAATAATTTTTCAAGAAATAAACAAAAAAATGAATAGTTACAAACAACAAGATTTTCTTAAAAAAATATACAACCAAGATTTGTTTATTAATTATCCAGTAATAGTTGAAAAATTAATAGATTCTGAATTGAAATGTTATTATTGTAAATGCGAAATGTTTATCTTATATGAAATTGTGAGAGAACTTACGCAATGGACAGTGGATCGAATTGACAACAACAAAGGTCATAATATTGATAATTTTGTATTGTCATGTTTAAATTGTAATATTAAACGACGCAACAAAGCATCTGATAAATTCTTATTTACAAAAAATTTGAATATTATTAAACAAAATTAATAATATAAATAATATTTTTTATATTATTTATACAAATGGAAGAATATATTACCGCGTATGAATATGAAAAAAATGTGAACCCAACGTTAAAAAATATACCAATAAATAAAAAAAACATAAGTGATTGTGATTATGGAATTACTTTTGTTGATTTTTCTGAATTATACAATGTGGAATACAAATCTACCACTCCAAATTTATTAGCAAGTTTTATAAAAATTAAAGCTAACACCACATATACCAAAGATTTAGAAATTTACGATGAATCAATATTTCACTCATCATCCAATTTATTTTATATAATGAAAGGTAATTGTGAAATTCATTTACAAAATAATAACGATTCTGAAACATTCGATTTATCTTGTGGTGACATTTTTATATCGCCATTTTTTACGTCAATTCAAATTGTCAATAAAAATTGTAATGATGAAGATGTACATATATATTATATTAACGATAGTCCTCTAATGAATTATCTTGGTTGTAAGCCTGTAAAACAAATATTCAAACCATCAGTATATTCAAATAGTTTTTTATTAAGTAATCTACATAGTTTGTCAGATCCGAAAAACAATAGAAAAGGGATATTATTAAGTAATCAAGATACTGAAAAAATAGGCACGAATACGATAACGCCTATTTTATGGGCTTTATACAATGAGCTTCCGCCAAATACAGTGCAACGTCCTCATAAACATAATTCTGTCGCGCTTGATTTATGTATTGTGTGTAATGATAGTGAAAATATATATACTTTGGTTGGTAATGATTTAGATAATGAAGGAAATATTGTTGATCCGGTCAAAATAAATTGGAAATCAGGTGAAATGTTTATAACGCCTCCAGGTTTATGGCATTCGCATAATAACAATGGTAATTCATATGCTTATATTTTACCTATCCAAGACGCTGGATTGTTATTATATCAACGGATATTGGGTATTGTTTTACACTAACATAGTTTCTACTCATTCATCTTCTTTTCGCTCTCTAAAATAATTCATAACTTCATCTCTGAAATCTTGCGAAAATTTATCAGTAGGAATAATTAAATTATTTTTATCATAGGAAATAAAGTCATAAGGTGAAAACTGATATTTTGATAATATATTGGTTCTCTCACCGTAATACCTATTTTTCTTTTTTCCATGGTAATAATGACGAATAATCCCAGGAACATATCCTAATCGTATGTTTCTTGCTTTAGTTTGAAATTCTAACATGCTATTATTATAATCTTCACTATATTTATTATTCATATAATGTTCTGCTTTATGTATGAATGAAAAAGCCATTATATTATCACCTGAACCTAAAATTCCAGTTTCATATATTTTACCTATTTTTTCGTAAGCTTTACGTGTAATCGCCCAAGCAAATCCAGGATGCCAAAAATCTAATCCTTTTTTAGCAAAAGTTTTTTTAGTATAATAATTGTAACCAAAACTTGAAAAAATATTTAATGTTGATCCGTCTTTGTTCATGTCAATAGCATGACTAAATATTTGTACAACATCTTTATAACCATTTAATATTTTAAGTGTATCCAATGCCCATGTATTACTATCAAATTCAATATCAGCATCAATCCAAGCAAACGCTTTGTAATTTTTAGGTAATAATTTGTTGACTGCTATATTGATCATATTTTCTTTATGCCATAAAGGTACGTTAGTATTTAATTGTAAATGATTTTTATTGTTGCTTTTTGTTACCATAAATTTTTGATCATTGTATGCTAATTCTACAATATATAATGTTACATATTCTTCATCATTCATTCTACTAACAAATTGATTTAATAGTTTGTATCTCGTAGCATATAAACATGGATTGGATACAACAATAATAACATTTAACTTATCTTCAATAGGTACATTATTATTCAAAGCGTATTTTATATCATTGATTTTGTAATCAATATCGTCAATTTCAATTCCATTAATAACAGTCATTATAAATAATACAAATATATATTATTTTAAATATTTACTTATAAAAATACTTATATTTATAATTATATTTATAATGAATACAAAAAATAACACTAAAATGTACAAAACTAGCGTTGAATGGAAATGGACAAAAGGGGAGACTTATGACAGAAGTAAGCGACCTTCTAGGAGCGATGAAAATATTTCTAAAGAAGTTGAATCATCAGCATATGAAATTTCGTTAAATCATGATGAAAATACTTGGGAAATCATGAATCAAAATTTATTTGATAAAAATTTTGTACAATTTAGTAAAAGAGAAGACACTGATAAAAAATTAGCTGAAAGACAGATGATTTGTCAAGTGAATATGAATCCATATTTAACTAATAATAATTATGTAAATGATTTGACAGTCCACGACCAATTTTTAAAACCTATTTCCACAAATTTTGGTCGAGAGAATGTAGAAAATGTAGAAAGTCTAGAAAATAATGATAAATAGCAACCCTATAGTTGTACCGGATGTCCAAATAATTTTGGAAATCTAAATTGTTTTTTTCGATGCAAAGGAATTTTCAAAAAGAATAAGCCAATAATGATAAATGTTAATCCTAAATACTGATAAATGCTTTCGAAACGTTCGCCAAGAATTATCATAGCAGCAATAGATTCAATTATAGCACTTATCCCATCCCAAGCACCATTTACTAATAAGATCGTAGAACCTTGTAATGATTTTATCAAAAAGTATATCACGCCAATATAACCTGTTGTACCAAAAATAAATGGTATAATACCGCCACCATTCGCAAAGTTCTGAAAACCAAAATCACCAACTATTTCAAATAAAGTTAATGCTCCAATTTCTACGAAACTCATTAAAATATATTTATATTATATAACAGTTATAAATAAATTTATTAAATTGAATGGAAAAGACTTAAAAATGTTTTACAAATAAATAGAAATATGAATTCTTTATCTGGTTATGTAACCCAAAATGATTTATTATTAAATAACTTAATAGAATTTTATAAAGATGAAAATAATTTAAATAACATGTTAAAAATTATAACAGGTGAATCTCCAATTTCACTAAGAATAGTAGATTGGTTTGCTACTAATTATGCTAAAAAAAACTATACATTGTATGTAATAAATGATGCGTTTGGTAATTCAAGACGATTCAAAGTTTATTTTGATTATAAATTGAAATTAAAAGCATATAGTAAGCGAAGATTTGATCCTTTTTGTAGATGGGAGCGTATCAATATTCCTTATCAAGGAGATAAATTTATTGAGACGACAATAGGTCAATTGAATTTTTTTAAATGGGCTATTGAAAATAAAGTAATTAGTTATATAGAAGAAAATTATGATGTTATTGAGAAAGATATGAATAGTCGAAATAGTACATCAAAACGAAAGGATTTAAAAATAGATAATACAAAAACACGAAAGAAGAGAGAAGAATTGTCCATATCAGCAACGAAGAGCATCAAAAAAGAGGAAGTTGAAATTGTTGTTCAATTTCATTAAAAATATGAAGATTTTACAATTTATGTATTTTATATTTAAATATATTCTAATTATAATTATTAAGACATAAGCAATTCAATGGGGAATAATGTACAAACAATGAATAAAATTAATTTCGAAGATATTCAGTATTCATTGACAAATCCTAATAAATATATAATTATTAATACATTGGACAACCACGAGCAAGGTTGTTTAATACCAAATACAATTACTCCTGAACAAGAAATTAATATTATAAATCAATTACTTAAAAATGGATTAAAATACAAAGATCAATATATAAAAATCATTATTTATGGTAAAAATTGTAATGATGAAAAAGTATACAAAAAATACAATCAATTATTATCATTGGGTTTTCACGAAATATATATATATCCAGGAGGCTTATTTGAATGGTTATTATTACAAGATATTTATAGCAATAAAGAATTTCCAACAACAAAAAAAGAACTAGATATTTTGAAATTCAAACCTAGAAAAATATTAAATTTGTCATTATTGGAGTATTAATGTATATAGTAAAATAAATAATTATTCATGTTTATTCATGTTTTTAATTTCAATATTACATAATTCATCAGCACGTGTATTATATTTTCTATAAATATGTGAAAATGTTATAGTTTCGAATTTTGTTTTAAGATTGGTTGCAAAGTTATATAATTCAATTAAATTACTCGATTTTACTTTATTTTCACCATTCATTTGTTTAATTACTAGCATCGAATCCCCTTCAACACATAAGTTTGTTATATTTAATTCAATTGCTTTATTTAGGCCCATAATCAATCCCATATATTCCGCATAATTATTTGTTTCATTATATCCAACTAGTTTTGATCCTGACCAAATCTCAACATCATTTTGGTATATTACCGCACCTGAAGCAGCAAATCCTGGATTTCCTTTACTACATCCATCAAAACGCAATATAAATTCTATTTTTGGAAATATTTTAGCATGTTTTTGTTGTAACAAAAGAGCAGTTACATTGGAAAAGCTAGTTTTCATTAACGAAGTCATAAATCACTTATATTTTATTATTTTACAATTGTAAAAATAATAAAATTGTAATCATTTTTTTCTAAAAATTAAAAAGTAAGATAAACAACTCAAACAGAATACAAAAAATAAGGAACCATATAAACAAGCATGATTAAAATAATAACGTTCCAATTAAAAGATAAATTCGATAATAAGCAACTTGATAATAAAACAGTAGAAATCATCATTAAAGCGTCTGCTATAAGTATATTTGCTCCATTTTCTTTAGCATAAGCAGAAAAAACATCCAATACTTCACTGTATCCCTTTTTAACATAAGAAAAATATTTATAAAAAGACAAATCATGTGTCAATTGGACAATTACTACCAATAGTAAAAACCATCCAATAGACCATTTCCATTTGAAATAACTATAAATAAAACGAGCAATAATGATGCCAATAACAATACTCAATACATCAGCAATAAAAGCACCAAAACGGAATTTTATATACCACGTTTTTAATGTATTTGTATGTATTCTCTTTGATAATAACAAATAAATTACAAATAAATCGGTAATAATAGCAGCGTTTAAAATAGGAAGCAAATCTGTCGTTTTGTAAAAATTTGAAATATCCATAACACAAGCGGGTTTCTATATTAGTATTGTATAAAAATTATAAATAATCAGTGTATTATTTTAAGTATTGAGTCTAATTTCTCTAAATCAACCAATGCTTTTTTATGTAACAAAGCAGATTTATTTTTGGAATAATTTGTTATAAATAAATTATCTTTCCGATAATTCAATATTCGATTTTCAAATAGATCTTTTGATTCCTTCAATGAATCTGTGTAATTACATGTATGACGCATCATTCTATAAATAATACATCTATCTAAATCATATGCTGCTAAAAGATCTGCTTCTCTTACAATATGATAAGCATGTTGATAGTCTCCCAGATCAGGAAAACCATTTATTTTTACTTTTGAATAAGACATTGTTTGAATTATCTTTGAAACAACTTCTAATTCATCAATCGGTAAATAACCAGTCATATAATTCTTCATATTTATTAAACCTTTATCTTCATCAAGATATTTTTTATCACACATGTCATGAACAATCGCAGATAAACTAATAATTTCTCTCTGATCTTTAAGATATGGAAATTTAATCACTTCATCTTCATAAATGTTATTCGCATAATTAAAGACCTCCAAACTATGTTTCAGCGCATGGGATTCGTCAATGTAATATTCTTTACTTGTTTGTATGACAAATCGAAATGCTTGATTTATAATATTTACTAAACTCATCAATTTCATTTTATTTTTACTCTTTTACTATTGAAAATATAAAAGAAAAAAGTTAATATCAATTTTTTAATTTATTAGTTTGTATATCTTTTGTATATTCTGAATATTTACGATTTCACCGAATAAACAAAATTATTTATTTCATCTAACCATAATTCTAGTTGTTTTAAATTTTGCTTGATATTAACATTTCCATCTAGTTCTAAAATCTGAATATTCAGAGATGACTTTTCTGAATCAGAAATCATATTTTCATGATACTCATTACAACTTGTTAAATAACTCAACGGGATTTCAGACTCTCCTACTCGAGATCTTTCATGAATTCTATGAAAACAAACCTCCGGTGCTGATTTAATGTAAATAATTTTATTAATTGGAAAATCAAAAGTGAAATAATCAAACCATTGGGAATATATTTTATAATTCACTTCTTCAATTTTCCCAGCATCATAAAGCATTTTAGCAAAGACTAACTTATCGGTAAATAAACTTCTCTCTGTAATAATAATCGCATTTGGGTTACTTTTAATTGCTTCCTTTAATAATGAAAGTCTTGAAATATACGCCATCATTTGGAAAGGGAATGAATATTTTTTTTGATCACTATAAAATTTTTGTAACATAGTGACACCATTTTCATCTGTAATATTTTCCCATATATCAACAGGTTCTCTTAAAAATATGATATTATTTTGATCGTTGTATTTTTGTTTTAAATTTTCCAAAAGAGTTGATTTACCAGAACCAATGTTTCCTTCGACAGATATAATTTGCGACATTTTCAATAGTTATTTTTATACTTATAATATAAATAAATAATTCTATTTCAATTTTAAAAAAAAATGATTAATTTAAATTTAAATAAATTAATTTAAATAATAAAACTTTAAAAAGAATAATGGATCTAAATCAAAGAAAGTTAATTAAAACAGAATGGGACTCTATTGAATTGCCAGTTTCGAGTGATGAAGTTGAAGTCCTAAAATTAATTATTAATGGGTTTCATAATGTAAATGTAAAAATAAATAACAATAATTCAATAATTTCATTCTTAAAAATTGAATATTCTACAAAAATGGAAGATTACTTATATAACAAATATATAAGGGATGTTGTAGAAAAAATAATACTAAATTATAAATTAAACAATAATATAAAAATAGAGGTTCATACTGATATTCATATTAAATCTGCTGATAAAATTAGATTAGAACGAAATAATATTGAAAATTTAAAAACAAATAATTTATATGAATATATTTTATTGAGTTATGTAGAAAAATATTTATTTAATTTAAAAAATAACAATAAAAATAACCAAGTTTTAAATTACTACACTTTATATAAACTATTAAAAAACAATGTTCCTTGTATAAATAGACACGTATTTCAATTTTGTAATCAAATTATTGATTTGTATAAAGAAAAAATGGATCTCATTGATTTCATTGAAAATTCTGTAGAGTTGATTGAAAAAAATATGGATTTATTAAAATACAGTGATATGGTATTATATGATCATCAAAAAGAAATTTTCACAATTTGTAAACACCCGGGTTCAAAATTAATTTTATATATGGCGCCAACAGGTACAGGTAAAACATTGACACCAATTGGTTTATCAGAAAAATATAAAGTTATATTTGTGTGCGCTGCAAGACATGTTGGTTTAGCATTAGCAAAATCCGCTATTTCAGTAAATAAAAAAATAGCATTTGCGTTTGGGTGTGCTAGTGCTGATGATATTCGTTTACATTATTTTGCTGCGAAAGATTATACTACAAACAAGCGAAGTGGAGGTATACAAAAAGTAGATAATAGCAATGGTTCAAATGTAGAAATTATTATAAGTGACATAAAATCATTTTTACCAGCAATGTATTATATGAAAGCATTTAATTCAGAACATGAGATTGTTGTTTATTGGGACGAACCAACTATAACTTTGGACTACAAAGAACACAGTTTTCATTCAATAATAAAACAAAACTGGAGTGAAAATAGTATTCCTACTGTAATTTTATCTTCAGCAACTTTACCTAAAATCCATGAATTAACAGAAACTATTTCTGATTTTAAGAATAAATTTATTGGCAGTGAAATTCATTCTATTATTAGTAACGATTGTAAAAAATCAATTCCTATTGTTAATAAAAATGGTTACATTGAAGTGCCTCATTATTTATCACATGACTATGATAATATACTTAAAATAGCTAAACATTGTGATAATTATTTAACATTATTAAGATATTTGGATTTAAAAGAGGTAATAGATTTTATTATTTATATAAACAAAAATAATTTGGTAAGTGAAAAAATAAAATTAGAACGTTATTTTGAATCAATTGATGATATCAATATGAAAAATATTAAATCATATTATATAAAATTATTACTAACAATTGAACCCGATAAATGGATTGAAATATATAATACAATCATACAAAAAAGAATTCCTAAATTACTTGAAAATAACAGTATTGAAACTAAAAATAATAATACAATAAACGGAATTTCAAAAATAAAAAGTATTGGTCCCGGTATAACGTTAGAAACCAATGATAGATCTACATTATTAAATGGGAAACCGATATTGCGAACTACAACTGATCCGTATATGAAGAATAATAGTAGTACAATAGGAACATCTGGGATTTATGTATCAACAAAAGACTCCTATACACTGACAGATGGACCTACAATATTTATTTCCGACGATATAGAAAAGATTGCTAAATTTTGTATTCAACAAGCCAACATACCATCTATTGTAATGGATGAATTGATGAAAAAAATAGAATACAATAATATATTGAACCTTAAAATCGATGAACTCGATAAAGAATTAGACTATTTAAAAGAGCAAGAAGAGAATAAGTTAAGTAATAAAACTGATTCTGCTTCTGGTACAAAAAGTAAATCTTTAAAAAATGTAAGAAAATTTAATAGAGAATCTGATAATGTAGATGAGAATAGAACAAAAAAATCACGGTTGATAAAAGATATAGAAAATTATAGACAAATGATTAAAAATGTTTCATTGAATGAAACGTTTATACCGAATAAATTACATCATTTGAAAAAATGGGCTGATGGGTTGGATACAAAAAAATCATTTACAAGTGACATTAAAGAAAATATTGTGAATGAAATATTACTATTAAGTGGAATTGATGATAATTGGAAAATATTATTATTAATGGGAATCGGTGTATTTATTAATCACGAAAATATTAAATACACCGAGATTATGAAAAAACTGGCTGACGAACAAAAACTATATATGATTATTGCTTCTAGTGATTATATTTATGGAACAAACTATCAATTTTGCCATGGTTATATCAGTAAGGGCATGAATTTAACACAAGAAAAAATAATTCAAGCTATGGGACGGATAGGCAGAAATAATATACAGCAAAATTACTCACTACGTTTTAGAGATGATGAACAAATAATTAAAATATTTACATCAGAAGCGGACAAACCCGAAATAATTAACATGAATTTATTATTCAATAGCAATAAAAATATTACTTGGGATGGAGATAAATTTCAAGAAAATTTACATTATTAAAAATAAATTATATTGATCTACATATTTATTATAATTTATAGAGTACCGCCTCTCAAACGAAGAACTAAATGAAGGGTTGATTCTTTTTGAATATTGTAATCATTCAAAGTTCTATTATCTTCTAATTGTTTACCAGCAAAAATAAGTCTTTGTTGATCAGGAGGTATACCTTCTTTAGATTGAATTTTTTGCTTTACTATTTCAATAGAATCTGATGGATCAACTTCTAAAGTTATTGTTTTTCCTGTAAGTGTTTTTACAAAAATTTGCATTATCTTGACTATTTTATATAATCTAGATATTTTTATATTGTGTTTTCAATAAAATATTATTTTTATTTTTGGATAGCAAAAGGTCCACTGATTAATTCACTTTGACCATTATCGGTTTTACCAACCACAATATTTTCACCTTCAAATAATTCTGAACGAATATCCGCAACTGATATGTCTTCCTTTTCCTTGAAAAAAGTTTCACTAGTGTTTCCATTAGTTACGCCAATAAGATTACCTTCTTCATCAATTGTTTGAGTCAAAGCATTACCACTCTTCTCAGCCTTTTTGATATTTTCCTCAATAGCCTTTTGTTTCGTTTCTTTAACTCGTTGATCAAAACTCTGTTTAGCATTTGCTTCATTTTTCTTCTTTTCGTGCATAAGTTGGTTCAACTCCTCTTCCATATATTCGACGCGTCCGGTTTTATACGGTTCAGGATCCCAAGGCATCCATAAACCAACTGGACCTACATAAACATCGTGATTTGGATCAATTTCTCTCAACATTTTACATCTCAATTCTGCTTCTTCAATTGTTGGATATACACCTCTAATTTTTAACCCTCTTGTGCTTGTTTGAAAATTATGAGTAATACCGTATAATTTATCTAATTCTTCTTCATTATTATCTAAAAATGTTTTATACTCATCTTCTAAAGATGAATTCATCAATGCTTCCTTTTCATCCTTAACAAAATCCTTAAAATCATTTGTAGCATCTTCAAAAGATAAATTATATTTGTATGAAAGGAAATTTATAAATTGTACAAATTTTTCCATAGACTTATTAAAGTCCCATTTCTTTAGGAATTCTTGAAAGTAAAAAGTTTCTTTCTTTTTTATAATGTTTTCGGGTGAAACAAAAGATACACAAGCAAATTTTTGATTAGCAATAGGTTTATCTTCTTCTAAAAGATCAACATATTTAGGGTTTTCTTTACCATTACACTCCATTTTTCTCTCGAAACTTGTTTTCTTAGAACCTTTTCCTTTAGAACTTTTACTCATTTAAGATATTTTACATATTTAATTTTAAGTTTTTTATCGCATATATTATATTTTTTTCTTTTGAATTATTATAATGCCAGGTTTAATTAACATTGGAGAGTTAGTCAAAAGAATCATCAAGTATTTAGTAGAAGGTTTAATGGTTGCAATTGCTGCTTACGCTATTCCTAAACGTTCATTGAATATTGAAGAAATTGTATTTATTGCTTTAACCGCAGCAGCCACATTTAGTATTTTAGACACTTATATTCCTACTATGGGAGTAACTGCTCGTTCTGGCGCTGGTTTCGGTATTGGTGCTAATTTGGTTAAATTCCCAGGTGGGTTTTAGATGTTTATACATTATAATTATCTCAATTTACATATAATATAATTATATAACTATATTATATCAAATATGCCACGAACATCAAAATTATCGAAAAAAATGAATAAACTCCGCAAGAGTCGTAACAGTCGCAACAGTCGTAACAAACGTCACTCACATTATACCCGTCGCAGAAATTTAACGAATAAAAGAGGTGGTGGTTATGGAGGAAATCCATACTGTAATGACCCCAATTTTTCTATATTCAATACGAATTTGTTAAAATTATTTCCTTATTCGCCATTGAATAAATAAGTATTTATTTTATTATTTGAGGTTGTTTTTGAATGTATTACATATTTTCTCATTCAAACCGAACATACACATTTACACCATTTCATATTTTCAATGAGAAATAGTGTAAAAAAAATTGAAACACTTTTATTAAATTATACTATATTATATAAAACACATTTATCTGTAAAATGTATGCCGTTATTAGATATAACGATTATCGTAAAGAACAAGATTTTGAAATCATTGCAACTACTAGTGATGTAGAATATGCTAAAAAAATAGCATTTAATAAAATCAAAGAAAACATACAAAACATGCCTGAATGTAAAAATGACGATGAACTTTATAAAATAGAAACACATATTGAAACAGAATATTTCCAACCAATAAATAAAGAAATAATATCTTATAGAATTATCAAAGTAAAAAAGTGTAAAAACAAATTAAAAAAAATATATCATTATACAACTAAATATGCTGTTGTTGAATTAGCAGTAGAAAATTCTGAAAATTTAGAAGAAATAGATAGTTCTCTTATATGTGATGATTATATTATTGATGATTGAATAAAAAGCAAAAAAAGCAAATAAAAATGGAGGGAAACCTCTTTTTTTTATTTAGTCCCACACTGTGGGGCGTTTTGAACGATAGAATGTGTAAAGACCGATCCCAATAAAAAAAGCGATGGAAACTATATAAATAAAATACAAATATAAATTATAATACCAATGTTATGGAGTGATGTTTTGACTAATTGGGAAAACGGCATTACATTAAAATATCCAAAAAATGTAAAAGGTAAATTTCAATGGAATACAAGTGTATTGAAAAATGATGGTAAAGTACCTTATAAACAAACTTTTAGAACAAATGATAAATTGTCAGATAAGCAAAATAAAAAAAATTTTCAAGAATATTTCGAAAATTCACAAAATAAATATGTTGTTTCTTTTCCAAATTTAAGCAAAGATACTATGTTAGTAGTTCCAATGCCTGTTCGTGGAAAAAATTATGCTACATTAAGAGATTTTATTGATAATGCTCCAGAAATACAACAACAAGAATTCTGGAAAAAAGTTGCAGAAGTAGCAAAAAACTTTATGAATGAAAAAGATAAAGTATGGATAAGTGTACATGGTTTAGGAGTTGATTATACGCATGTAAGAATATCTTCTACTCCGAAATATTATTTTGATAATGAACTTGAAAAAGGATAAAACGATAAATTATATTGAAAAAATAATTAAAGATAAAATAGCAATATAATTTTATTGAATATAAATAATTACGAATATGCTAATTTTTAAAAATAAACTATCTGATAATTATTATGTATTTATTCATATACCAAAAAATGGAGGTAAATACATAAGGCAGAAAATAATAGATAATAAAAACAACAATGTAATAAAATCATTTTGGAATATTAATAACAATCTAGATTTAGCACATATACCTTTTTGTAAAAAAAATGAGTTCATTAGTGAAAATATAAATTACACTTTTTTTACATTTTCTAGAAATCCTTATCATAGAATTATCAGTGCGTTTTTTTATAAAAACAAGTCAAAAAAAATAAGTGATTTTAAATATTTTTGTAAACATCAATTGGTTGAATATAATTTTAATTTATTTTTTAATAGACATTATGTACATTATTATCCACAATATTTATTTTTATGTGATAAAAATTATAACAATGTACCTGAAATCAAAGTTAATAAATTAGAACTTCATGATAATCCTAGAATTTATAACTTAAATGAATATCTAGATGATGAATGTATTGAAATAATAAATAACATATACAAAAGAGATTTTGAATTATTTGATTATCAAATGATAATTACAATGAATACGAATTTAGATAATACGAATTAAATTGTGGGTATAAATTCCCAATCTAATTCTTCGCATATTTTTTTCCAAATAGCATCTTGTTCAATTCGTTTTTCCTTATCTTTCAACATAGGAAAATGCGATAAATATTGTACTTCACCAAGCAATTCACAAAGCTTATACGCTGTATAATAATAATTTAAAAAATTAACTCTATCATATGGACAATATTTAGAGTATGGAGATTGTAATTCAATAAATAAATTACATAATGTTTCTTCTAAGTCAGATGACATAATAGGTGGTTTTATTCCTAATTTATCTTTAATAAATGGAATGTGTTCATAATATTTATTATAACCCAATTTTTTTAAAATTTCTTTTGTTTTAATATTCGTAATTTGAGCCATTTCAATTCTCTCTTTTTTGATTTGTAATTTAATGTTTTCAATAACTTCCAAAGGAATTTGTGTAGTTTCTTTTCCTTGAAATTGCGCTAGTATTTCTTTGAAATGATTTATTCTTTTATAAGCGTAAAAACACACTTCTTTAGGTGGTTCTTTGTAGGAAGGTTTTTCATTTTCAATTAAATAAGGTATATTTCTAGAGCAAATATTACACATTAATATTCCTTCATCTTCTAATGGAATTAATTCACCTTTATAACAATACTGACAAATATCGGTTTGATAGACAAAAGAATTAATATCTAAAAAATTATCATCAATGTTTGATAAATAATTCATTACAATATTATTATTTTTATTTCGTTGAATAATTGTTTCATTTTCATCATTTTTAATCTTAAAAAAAGAATTCAATAATTGTTTTTTATTAGTGTTTGTCTGTGTTCCATTTGAAATACTTTTTTTATTTTCAAAATATTCAAAAATATATTTAGAATTATCTAATAAATATTCTTTTTTTTTATTTTTTAATTCTTTAATAATGGTATTAATTTCTTTTATTCGGTCTTTGAATTCTAATAATGCTTCAATCGCTATTTTAGAGTCTTTAATTTTTTCTTTTAAATTTTGTTTTTCTATTTCTAATTCAGGTATTCTGTCTCTCTCATCTTTATTAAATTCATTCAAAAATTCTTTGTGTTTATTATCTAGTGTTATAGAATTTTTTTTATTATAAATGATCTTTTTGTTAGTTTTAGGTTTAAATGAAGGCATTGTACAATCTCTTTAAATTAAATATATTTTTTTATTTAATTGTTAATTAAATAAAAATATATATTTTTTATTTCATAAAACAATAAAGAAAAAATGACGAATACTTTTCTATTGAATATCTAATGGATTTAACAATTAACGTTGAAGATTATTTAGAAAATAAAAAAATTAAAGTAGATCCAATAACGTTTCAAAAAATGAGTCTGATTTATAATGCTTTAGATGAAGGGTGGTGTATTAAAAAGAAAAATAGCTCTTATATTTTTACAAAAAAACATGAAAATAAGAAAGAAATATTAGAAGAAGCCTATTTATTGAAATTTATGAAGACCAACTTAGATATGAGTAAAGTAATGAATGAATAATGTTATACTAATGATATATATTGTAATAAAAATATAAATAATGAAAAAAATTGAATTTAAAATAGAAAAAAAATGTACACTTAATTTATTAAAGAATTAAACGATTAAATACATTAATAATGAATGGATTAATGAAAGATTCACATAAAAAATCAAAAGACGAAGCTATTAATATTGCTTTAATTCATAGCCATATTAATAACAATACTCCTTCCGGTATGAAAATCCGTGACGCATTTACATTGTGTTTTCCTGGTGAGCCAATATTTAATTCAACGCTTCAATCAGGTGCGAATCGTAGTACTCACCATGATCTTCAAATTAAATTTGAAACTAACCATAAATGCGATATAAAAACAGTAGAGTTTAAGGGAAGTAAATTTTACAAACCAATTGATCTTGCTAAACAACCATGGGTAAACGGCGTTCAATTTTACAATGGTACAGGAAACAAATTTTCCATTGGAAATAAATATGCGCGTTATTTTTACAATACAATGCTAGATGAAATTATTCAATATTTAAAAATACAAACACCAAAACCTAGTTATGAAATTTGGGCGAGAGATGCTTTTAAACAAGGAAAGCCTTCATCTCCATTTGTGCGCGAACTTAGAGAGAAAGGTTATGGAAGTGATTATTTATCTGAATGTAGAAAAAAATTTAATAAAGAATTTATTGCTGATGAAAATGATTTGAAAACATTAATGGAAGAAGTTCAAAAAATAGCAAATGATGCTCTTAGTTGTAAAGATTATTGGCTTCAAATTCATGGAGATATGAATAACCCAGAATCATTCTATGTTCATTGGACAAAAAAAATAAATATGCCATTAATTAAATCAGTTGAACAATTAAAATCGAGAGAAAATTGTGATATAAATTTCAAATTTATTTGTGAAGATGGTAGTGAATTTCAATCAAAATTAAGATGGGGATATGGACAATGTATAACAAATATTAGAATCGACATAAAATAAAAAATAATTGATTTAAAATTAAAAATAAATATTAAACATAAATAGAATTTAAAATGTCAACCAAAAATAAAAATATAATTAAATATAATGCGATTAGTTTATTTTCAGGTATGGGAGGTGATACTTTAGGTATGACTCAAAGTGGTTGTAATGTAATTGCTTATAATGAATTTAAACCAGTATTTTGTAAAACACATCACGCAAATTTCAATGATTCTGAATTAATAAGTAATGGAAATATCAATGATATTTCGAAAATAGGGGATTCCTATTTTGAAAAATATAATGGAGTCGTAGATATTTTATTCGCAGGGTTTCCTTGTCAGGGTTTCAGTAATGCTGGTAAAAAGATGGATGATGATCCTCGTAATACATTATTTTTGGAATTTTTGCGAGTTGCTAAATTAACACAGCCGGATATGATTATTGGAGAAAATGTGAAAGGGTTGCTTACTAGAAAAACATCAAAAAAAGAACTATATATTGATATTATTGTTTCTGAATTTGAAAAAATCGGTTATGATGTAAAATATCGTGTATTTAAAACTGAAGAATTTAATGTACCTCAAAAACGAGAACGGTTGATTATACTCGGTATTAAAAAAGAGAATTCACATGGATGGAAACCTAGTTTTCCTGAACCATTGTCGACAAAGCAAAATTTAAAATCGATCATTCAATATAATATGGAAGGCGCTATTAAAATACCAGATGAATGGTTTGATAAGATTCCAGAAGAATGTATTTTGACAAATATGTTAGACCATGTATGTTATAAAGATAATAATCAAGGTCATCCATATTTACTAAGTAAAATCAAAGCAAATGAAAATGATCGTTTTTATAATGGCAAACAACACGAGTATTTATTCTCATTTGGGAAAAGAGATAGTCCGATCCATTGTGAAATAATAGATATTCGTAAACCTTCAAAAACAATTATTTGTAGTTATGATCATCAGCCACGTCTATTTGTTCCTTTAAAAAACGTTTCTGGTTGCTTTTTGAGAATGATGACACCAGGCGAGCTTAAACAGATACAAGGTTTCCCGGCAGATTATATCATTTATGGAAGTATAAAAGAACAAATTGTTCAAATTGGAAATGCTGTCCCTCCACCTCTTATTAAAGCAATAGTTGAACATATCACAATTCTATCAACGAATCATATGTAAATTATATTTGTATAATTTTATTATGTCTACTATTTTGGGTAGCAAAAAAAATTTTTCAAATATAATTTTAAAAATAAAAATAATTAAATTAAATTAAATTAAATTTCAAAAAATTTTTTTCTTTAGCAATTGTATAAAATGGGAGGTGGATTAATGCAACTAGTCGCTTATGGCGCACAAGATGTTTACCTTACTGGTAACCCTCAAATTACTTTCTGGAAAGTAACCTATCGTAGATATACTAACTTTGCTATTGAATCAATTGAACAAACTTTCAATGGTCAAGCTGATTTTGGTCGTCGTGTCCAATGTATCATCAGTAGAAACGGTGATTTAGCTTACCGCACTTATCTTCAAGTCACTTTACCTGAAATCAACCAACTTATGGGTCTTGGTGCTTTTGTTCTTGGACAAGGATCTGGTGTCTACGCTCGTTGGTTAGATTTCCCAGGTGAACAACTTATTGCTCAAGTTGAAGTCGAAATTGGTGGTCAAAGAATTGACCGTCAATACGGTGATTGGATGCACATCTGGAATCAACTTACAATGACTGCTGAACAACAACGTGGTTATTTCAAGATGGTTGGTAATACCACCCAACTTACTTTCATCACTGATCCTTCTTTCGCTGATGTTGATGGACCTTGTGATTCATTAGCTCCTCGTCAAGTTTGTGCTCCAAGAAATGCTCTTCCAGAAACAACCCTTTACGTCCCACTTCAATTTTGGTTCTGCACCAATCCAGGTCTAGCACTTCCTTTAATTGCTCTTCAATATCACGAAGTTAAAATTAACCTTGATATTCGTCCTATTGATGAATGTTTATGGGCTGTTACTACCCTTTCATGTAACACTGATCCATACAGTGGCCCTTCTGGTCAATTCGCACCAGGTAGACCAGTTCCAGCAACCATTGCTTACAATCAATCTCTAGTTGCTGCTTCCCTTTATGTTGATTACGTCTTCCTTGATACTGATGAACGTAGAAGAATGGCACAAAACCCTCATGAATACCTTATCACACAACTTCAATTCACTGGTGATGAATCAGTCGGTTCATCATCCAACAAGATCAAGCTTAACTTCAACCACCCTGTTAAGGAATTAATCTGGGTTGTCCAACCTGATCAAAACGTTGATTACTGTTCATCCCTTGTCTGTGATGCTCTTCTTTTCAAGGTTCTTGGTGCTCAACCATTCAACTACACTGATGCTATTGATGCTCTTCCAAACGCAATCCATGCTTTCGGTGGTCCAGCACAAGTTGCTGCTGACAAGCACGCTTACATTGATGTCCGTGGTCTATTCAATGATGCTGGTGCAATGGACGAAGAATTGTCACCTGGTTTCACTGGATACTGGCATGGACCTAATGATCCTTACAATGAAGTCAATCTTGGAGGTAAAGCAGTTTCATATGGCCCTAACGTAACTAATGAAGTTCTTGCTGGCGCCACTGGTTTAACAAGTGAAGAAGTAAGTAAGCTTCTAAATGGTACTGGAAATCACAACGCAGGTTCAACTGTTTCAGATGCTGGAACATTCGTCCTTTGTGAAACTTCAATTGACATGCACTGTTGGGGTCAAAATCCAGTTGTTACTGCTAAGTTACAACTTAACGGTCAAGATCGTTTCTCTGAGCGTGAAGGATCTTACTTCTCATGGGTCCAACCATACCAAGCACACACCAGAAACCCTGATGAAGGTATTAATGTCTACTCATTTGCTCTTCGCCCTGAAGAACACCAACCAAGTGGCACATGTAACTTCTCCAGAATTGATAACGCAACTCTTCAATTAGTCCTTTCCAACGCAACTGTTGAAGGTACTAAGACCGCCAAGGTCAGAGTTTATGCTACCAACTACAACGTAAAAATTCTTAGTGCGTTGAAAAGCTACCTACAAAGACAATGTGAGCTCTTGTCTTTGGAAAAAATAGTTAAGCACTCACAAAATATGCTAGTAGCTAGTGAAATTGTTTGTTTTTGACTACATTCAATTTTGCGAAACACCTTGTTGTTCGGGAAACCCCTTAGAGCCTTCTACACCAAGCATAATACCGAAAGGGTTATGTGGCAGAGATTTAACTCTGGTATGGTAATAGTTAGAAGGATTGGGCAATCCGCATGCTTACTACCTAAATCCGCTATGATAGGAAATGGTAGGGCGTCAGAGACTGAACGGGTGTTGGTCAGTAATGAAGATTTAATCAATCTGAACTGGCTTAAGATACAGTCCAATCCATTAGGGAAACTTAGTGGCATACATAATGGCTAAGAATTATGTCAGGTATGGGTGGGTTAGCTTATTCAAATTAAGCACCTTTACTCGTGTCATTTTATTTATATTTTATTTTTGTAATACCATAAAAAATTAATATTATAACTTTTTATAATATTAAAATTGAAAACAACTTAAATAATTGTGTATATATAACAATATACAATCTATACAAATCATAAAATGGAAGAAGACAACCAAAATCATTTGAATAGATTCAAAAACAATCCACCACATCCATCTTATATTGCTGGTTTTATAGATGGAGATGGTTGTATTTTTATAAGGAAAATAATTGATGGATATCAATCGGGATTTACAATTACACAATGTAGAACAAATATTTTACAGGTAATTCGTTATCATTTTGGTGGTAGTATTACTTCATCAACAAATAGAAATGATAAAGTTATAAATACTATGGATGAATATGACTATTATCATAAATATAATGTAAGAAATCAATATAATTTATTGATTCGTAATAATGAGTATGAGGTATTATTAGAATATTTAAGAAATTCATTTATAATTAAAGAGCAACGATACCAATGTTTGTATGAATATAATAAATTAGCAAATTTACAAAATAAAACTGAAGAAAAAGAACAAATTTATTTGACGTGTTCTGAGTATAATAAAAAATGTAATTTAGATAGTAAAAATTTGTTAAGATTAAATATCGAATACATTTCAGGATTGTTTGATGCTGAAGGATGTTTCTTTATTGATATAAATAATAAAAAAAATAAAATAAGTATTGCTCAAAAAAATCATCCACAAATATTACACGAAATCCAAAGGTATTTAGGTTTTGGTAAAGTACATAAAGATAAATATGAAATTTATAAAAATTCAGACTGTTTAAAATTTACTCAATTGGTTAAAAATCATTTAATTGTCAAATACAATCAATGTGAAGCATTTGAAAAAATTCTAACAACAAATAATCATTATATTAAAGAAGAAATGTATAAAATATGTAACGAAGAAAAACATAAAATAGAAAATTTTTCAGAATTAAATCAAAACAAAAATGGCAAAGAAGGTTATTTAGAAACGTTAAAATTAAGAAATATAAAAACACAAATTTGTAGAGAAATACTCAATAAACAATTTTATAAAGAAAAATCAGAGAAAATGAAGGGCGAAGGAAATCATAATTATGGTAAATCATTTTCAGAAGAAACTAAGAGAAAGATGTCTTCTTCAATTAGAGATGCAAAAGGAGGAGTTAGTGATGAAACTATAATTCAAGTCAGAAAATTAATTGAGGAAGGTAATAAAAATATTGAAATACAAGAATTACTTGGATTACCTAGACACCTAGTAACCAGAATTAAAAATAGTGATTTAGTTTGTAGAAATGAAGAAAAATTAAATAAATATAAAATGTCACAAGAAGAAGTTAATTTATCAAAAAGAAAAATCAAGACAGATGAAATTATATTTGTAATAGAAAAATTTATTGAAAAATGGAAACCTATTCATATTTTAGATTGTTTGATAGAAGAAAGAAACAAAAATAGTATTCCTAATGATATTACGATTGATATTGTTAAAAATATAAAAAGAAATTTGAAAAATAATAAAAAAATTATATACGAATCAGAAACATCTAAAGAAAATTATCATTATTATCTTTCTTTATTAGAAAAATTCAAAAATATATAATATATACATAAAAATTTACTACCGACCAATACGATATAACTATTTTCTATCGAAACTTTGCGAGAATTTTAATTTCATCAACCACCGACGTAAAAGAATAAATCTTAAAATGATTTTACCAGAAAATTAACTTATTCATCAACAAATAACAATTTTGAAACTGAAAAGTTCGTGAAAATATGACGATATGGTTTATAGAAGAAAATACAATAAATGAATAAATTATCATCTTTGTAATATATATAAAAGAAAATCTTTTTATGTCATACCAAAATTTTGAACCAATAGATTTAACGCGAATTACCCTTGAAATTTTTAAATTAATTGCTCGTAATAAACAAGATGATGTTTTAGCTTTAATAGACAAATATGCTATATATACAAATAAAAAGGGTGAAAATATTTTTCAAATTAGAAATCAAGAACTAAATAATATTTTTATGTCTTGCTGTAAATTTGAATTAAAAAACGCTGCTTTAATTATTATAACAAATTATTATCCACACTTTAAATTTGATTTAGGATCAATAAATATAAGAAAAAGAACAGCATTAATGATGTGTATAGAAAATAATATGTTTGATGTGGCTTCAGAATTATTAAAATATCCTGATTCATTGCCAGAATTAAATAATAACAACGTTGATGAAAAATTTACAGCTTTACAATTTATAGCGAATAAAAAATTAACCAGTTTACAAACAGGAATACCGATATTGGTGAAAATTATTACATATTATTTAGATTATAATCCAGCAAGTCAATTACTACATAAAATTATTGATAATATTTGTGATAATCAAGAACTTAAAAATATAATACAAAGATTATACGGAGATGAAATAGATTTTAATAAAATTTGTCTTCCTATAAAAGAAGCTCAAACAACTCGCTCTATTTTGAAAGGAAATCCTGATATAATTAATACACGCAGTGTAACCAGTAGTAGGATAGTAGCAACACCTTTTACACATCCTCAAGCTATTCCAATAAATCCAAACGACGACATTTATGATGAAATAATGTATGGAAGAAATGTGCGTCAAAGTCATAATGGTGGTAAATCCACTCGTAGAAAACTGGTGAAAACACATACTTCCAAAAATATAAAAAAAACGAAACATAGAAAACATAGAAAAAATAAAAGCAAACGAATGAAAAGAATAAAAAAATAAAAATTATCTTGGATAATAGTATAAACATAATTTACTACAATTATGTCAAATATTATTAATAATATATTTTTCGATCAAATTGTTTTAGAAATTTTTGCACTTATTAAAGAAAAAAAACAAACAAAAGTTTTGGAGATTATTAACCATTATAATGCTAATATAAGTGAAAGAAGAGAGAATATTTTTCAAATTATAAATCAAAATCATAATAATATTTTATTATTGTCTTGTATATTTGAACTAAATGATTTATGTAGAACAATAATAAATAATTATAATAATTTATTTGATTTAGGTTTAAGAAATTTACAAGGCAAAACAGCTTTAATAATTTGTATTGAAAAAAATAATTTTACGATAGCAATGGAACTATTACAATATAGAAATTCTTTACCAGAATTAAATTATAATACTGATAATATTGAAAATAATACGTTGGATCTTATAATGAGTAAAACAAATTTACGATTTGATTCACCTGAATATCTACAAACTTTAGCAAAAATTTTAAATTATTATTTAGAATTTAAATCTACAAGTCAAATATTACACAAAAATATAGATAAAATTTGTAATAATTTTTATCTCAAAAGAATGTTGCCAAGATTTTTTAAAAAAAAAGTTATTGATTTTGATAAAATATGTGATCCTATCCAAGAAGCTGATACTGTAATTGTAAAAGGTAATCCTAATATAATCAATACTCGCAGTGTTACTAATAGTCAATTAGTAGCAAGACCAATGGAAACTTATATAGCATACACATTACATGAAAATGATGATGATGATGATGACGGCGATGATCATGACGAAACATTTAATGAAAGAATGAATAATAGAAATGTCAGACCAAGATATTCAGGTGGTAAACACACCCGTAAAAAACGGATAAAAATATACGTTTCTAAAAATAAAAGAATGTCAAAGCTTAAAAAACATAGAAAACATAGAAAAAATAAAAGCAAACGAATAAAAAGATAAAAATAAAGTAAAATAATGTAAAATTACATAAAAATATTTTCATGTAATTTATAAAACAAAATGTCACATAATATCGATAAAACATTCTATATAAATTTGGATAAACGAACTGATCGGAGAGAAAGTATCGAAAAAGAATTGACCGAGTATAATTTGAATTTTGAACGAATTTCTGCTGTAGAATTACCAAATTTTGGATGTTTGGGATGTTCATATTCTCATTACAATGCTATAACACTTGCTAAAGAAAGAGGCTACAAAAATGTTCTTATTCTTGAAGATGACTTCACTTTTGTAGTAAGTAAAGAAGAATTCGAAAACCAGATGGAATTGTTTTTTGCGCAATTTCATACTACAAACGCCAATTATAATGTTTGTTTATTTTCATATAATTTATTAAAATATTCTGAAAGCAACCATGATTTTTTATACAAAGTTGAAGATGCTCAAACTACATCGGGTTATTTGGTAAATGAAAAATATTATGATATCTTACTAACAAATTTTAAAGAAGGGCATGAAAAATTAGCAGAAACATGCCAGCATTGGTATTATGCTATTGATATGTATTGGAAAATTTTACAAAAAAAAGATTCATGGATTTGTTTTGCGAATAGAATCGGTAAACAAAAATCAGGATATAGTGATATTTCTTCACAATATGTTGATTATGATGTTTAAACCCATGGTAATTTAGACTGATGAACACATTTACCATTTCGTTTTTTTAACATTAATCACCTGGCCACTTCCTCTTTTTTTATTAGCAGTTGGATCATATTTCTCTTCATCCTCTTCATCTGGATTATAATTTTTCGATAAATCCCAAAATTCTTTCGAGCCTAGCTTAAAATCATTATGATTGTCTGCTTTGTACCAAAATACTTGATCCTGTAATTTATTTGATTTTACATTGTTGTTAATTACTAAACATTCATAATTCTCAGTACATTGATCCATAACTTGACAAAATGATTCAAACGTAGGAAACATACCAGCATAATTATCATATATACGTTTTCGATTCGCGATATAGTTTTCTCTCAAAATAAACACATAATCTATATTTGTACGAAGAGTTGGAGGTATGCCCAACGGATATTGCATAGTTATAACCAACATTATCTTCCAATGACGACCATTCATAAAAAGAAGTCTCATCATTTTATCACGAGACCATGTATTATCATACAAACAATCGTCTAAAATCACAAACGCTCTTGGATCAATAGTTGTGCGTTTATAAGATTCCATTTCCTTTTTAATTTGTTTTAAAATTGTCCTTTGTCTTTTTAAAATATTTTCAATAATAACGGTATTATATTCATTATGTATAAACAATCTTGGCACCATTTTACCATAAAAACCGTTTCCTTCTTCAGTTCCAGAAATAACACTTCCGACAGGTATATCTTGATGATAATATAATAAATCCCTAACTAAAAAACTTTTACCTGTATCACGTTTGCCAATTAAAACAATAACTGGACCTTTTGACTCATTTGCTTTAAAACTAATACTTTTCATATCAAATTTCTTTAATTCTAAAGACATAATTATTACATAGTTTAGAAAGTTTATTTTTAATTTTCACGCAAAAAAATTAGTTAAATCAGCATATTATTTATATTTTATTTACCTAATAATATGTCTCTAATGTCTCAAATTGATATTCATTATCAAAAAAGAAAGAATTTAGAACTTTTCAAAAGTTTAGAAAAAAAAAAACTTCTTTTTCTCTCTTCAACTCAAAATTATATTCCAATCTATAACAGATTTTTCTCATTAAATGAAAGTAATTATAATAATATCAATCTTAATCACGAGTGGTATATATTTAATACAAATAAACGAAATGATGATAATAAAAATTTATTTACTTGTAATATAAAAAATGTGGTCACTGAAGAAATAAAAGAAAAGGATATTTTTATTAAATTAGCTCCTTTGTTGGACCCATATAAGTATTTAGTTGGTAAATATAATATAAGTGATGATAAGATATATCAATTACCTGATATAAACTCGAATGAAAATATGTGTCATCCTAAATTTTTAGATGTTAATAATTCTGCTTATGTAGATGGTTTTTTTATTTATTTAATATCAAAATTAAATGAAAATTATAATTTTTATCACGGAATACAATATTATGGCTCTTTTCTTTCAATTAAAAAAGATTTTATGATCAATATTTTTGATGATTTAGAATATTTAAATAATTCAGAATTTTTTAACAAACATAAAAACAAACTATTTAAAATTGATAATTATGAGCACCTACTTAAAGATCAAGATGAAGAACCCAAATTAAAACCAATTAAAATTCATTGTAATTCGAGTGAAAACTCGAAAATAAATTTGTCATTAAAAAATTTAAACAATGATTTATTCGATAATATATTTATTAATGATGCTAGCAGTGAAGAAACACCTGAAACAACTTTATTATACTCATTGGATGATATAAAAGAAATTTCATTGGATATAAATGGATTAGTAAATGATAATAAAATTACAACATTACATTCAAACTCAAGCTGTTCGTCAAGGACATCTTATACAAATACTAATATGGATGATGATGATGATTATGATGATGATGATGATGATGATGATGATGATGATGATGATGAAGAAAACAACAACGATGTAGAAGAATATAATGAAGAAAATGATGAAGAATGTTGGGAAGATTTCGACTCTACTGCTTCTGAAGAAATTTTTGCTACTATCAACAAATTTCCAGTACATGTTATTTGTATGGAAAATTGCGAAAATACATTGGATGATTTAATAACTAATAATAAATTATCAAATGATGAATGGTTTTCCATGTTAATGCAAATTATTATGATATTAATAACATATCAAAAAGTGTTTTCATTTACGCATAATGATTTACATACCAATAATGTAATGTATAATGAAACGACAAAACAATTTATAGTTTATCATTATAATAATAAAATTTATAAGATTCCTACTTTTGGTAAAATATTTAAGATAATTGATTTTGGTCGTAGTATTTATAAATTTCAAGGGAAATTATTTTGTAGTGATAGTTTTAAACATGGGAATGACGCAGCAACGCAATATAATATTGAACCATATTTTAATGAAATGAAACCACGTTTGGAACCCAACTATAGTTTTGATCTTTGCCGTTTAGCTTGTGCTATTTTTGATTATTTGGTAGATGATTTAGCAGAAATTAAAGATATTTCAAAAATATCTGATCCAATCAAAAAATTGATAGTTGAATGGTGTTTAGACGATAAAGGTATTAATTTATTATATAAGAACAATGGTGACGAGAGATATCCTGACTTCAAATTATATAAAATGATTGCTAGAAATGTTCATAATCATACTCCACAAAATCAATTAGATAGACCTGAATTTAAAAACTTTTTAGCATATAAAAATGACAATTTAGAAAATATTGATAATATTATTGAAATTAACATTGATAAAATACATACTTTAATTTAAGATTAAATAAATATTTTTTTTTGTATAATATAGTAATGAGTGCTAATTATGGATTTATTATTACAAGGCATGTTAATTCTGAAATTACAAATAATTATTGGAATCAATGTATAAGATGTATTAGGCGGTTTTATCCATATCGTAAAATTATTGTAATAGATGATAATAGTGATTATCAATTTGTAAAAGCTGATTATGATTATAAAAATGTAGATATAGTTCAGTCTGAATTTATTAAATGTGGTGAATTATTAGGATATGTTTATTATCATATTCATCAATGGTTTGATAATGCTGTCATTATGCATGATAGTGTTTTCATACATAAAAGAATATCATTTGAAAAATTCAATAAAATTAAAGTAATTCCGTTATGGCATTTTGAAGCTGATACAGAAAACGTGAATAATTCATTACGTATTATTTCCGATTTAAGATATAAGCATTTATTACAAAATAAATTACTATTAAATGATGTTTTTTTTAATAAAAATGAAAAATGGAATGGATGTTTTGGTGTTCAGAGTTATATAAACCATTCTTTTTTAGACTATATATTTAATAAATATAATTTAAGTAATTTAGTTCACAAAGTAAAAAGTAGACCTGATAGAATGTGTTTAGAGAGAATTTTCGGCTTGATATTTTCAATTGAATCCCCTTTTACTAGAAAAATGAAATCCCTTTTTGGGTCGATACATAATTACAAAAATTGTTTTTCTTATACATTTGAAGATTATAAACGGGATCTTTTGGTTAATAAAAGATTGCCTAATTCTATTATAAAATGTTGGAGTGGACGATAAAATTTAAATATTTACAATTATTCGCATATACATACTTGTAAATATTTAGTAAACGATAATTATATTATAAATGTGAAGGTTTTAACATTTTTTTAGGAGTAAAAATATTTTCATTTATACAGAATTTATTGTATTCTTCTATAAGGTCACGTTGTTCGTCTGGAGTAAGTAATAATAAATGGCGATATAGTTTTGCTATGCCATTTTCTGGATGTAATGTCTCGCAGATTAAATTATTTACCATCATTTTTTCATGTTCTTCCATTAAAACATTGTATAATATTTCACCTTTGTATGAAATTTTGCTAACATTTTCAAATTTACCAATAAATTTTTTAGATTGTATCATTTTTCCGTTATAGAAAATACAATGGTTTTTACTAATCATTGTTTTTTGTGAAGGAATATTATCTCCTAATGAATCTTTTTCAAAACAAACCAAATATTTATCTTGTGTAATCGTTTTTGTAATACCAATAATTTTTTTATTACGAATAGTATGAATATCTGAATTCAATCGTTCAATTGGAATAATTCCTTGATTTGTAGTAATAGGTGTCCCTGCTGGAAAACAAATATTTGATATTGCTACTATTGTTGCTTGTATTGCGTCAGAATATGTCTGCGCTTGCGTTGCTGCGGTTTGCGCGTTTGTTGCTGCTGTTTGTGATTGCGATAATGATGTCCCAAATAATAGTTGCGGGTTTTGTGTTTGTTGTACGTATGCTTGTAGTTGTTGTAATTTTATTTGTGCTGTATTTGCTTGTGCTTGCGCAGTTGATGCTGTTGTTTGTGCTTGTTTTGCTAATTGTATTACATCTGCGTTAGTTGCTGTTTGTGCTTGTGCGTAGTATCCTTTCGCTTGCGTTGCTGCTGTTTGTGCGTTTGTTGCTGCTGTTTGTATTTGGTTTAAATAGGCGTTTCCTTGACTTACTTCCGCTTGATCTTTTGCAATTGCTATTGAGTTAGCTTGCGTGTAGTATCCTGCTGCTGTTATTGATGTTCCTGTTGCTGAGTCAGATGCTGTTTGTGCTTGTGCTGCTGCTGTTTGTGCTATATTTGCTTGTGCTTGTGCAGTTGACGATGCTTCTGCTGCTAGTGCAGCTGCTGTTTGTGCGGATGTTGTATTTACTTGTAGTGCGGTTGAGATTGCTGCGGCTGCGGCTGCTGCTGCGTCAGATGCTGCTGCTGTTGCTGAGTCAGATGCTGTTTTTGCGGTTGCTGCTGCTGCTGCTGCTGCTGTTGCTTCTCTTTGCGCGTTTGTTGCTACTGTTTGTACTTGTGTTGCTATTGCTCTCGCATTGACGTAGGTTGTTGCTGTTTGCACTTGTGATAAGCCTGCTTGTGCTTGTGATAAATATGTTAGTGCATTTGTAGCTGCTGTTTTTGCGTTTGTTGCTGCTGTTTGTGCTACTTGTACTGGATCGGTTATTAGAACCATTTAATATACACATATTATAATATTGTAATAATTACAAAATATTATAATATATTATTTTAACGAAAACTAAAATGTTCCATTCGCAGCATATCTAAAATTCAGGATTATCAATAAAAATAGGCGTGTTATTTGTTGATAAATTATTACCGCCGCTCATAATTGGTTTAAGTTGGTCTAAAATAAAAAATCCACTAACAACACTGAAAAATACTACTATCGTGTCTCTTATTAAATATTTCAATGGTTTACTTTCTTTTTCAATAAATCTCATTTCAATAAATTTTAAAAATAAGAATATGATTGAAATAATAGTAGCTGTGAAAAACATATTGTCCATAAAATACTAAAGCACATTCTTATTATTTATTTTACGCGTTGCTCTAAATATAAACTATATTTTATACATTAATCCAATAATTCAATATCATCTATTATCAAATCTGGTAAGGTTTCTAATTCAGGTTCATTTATAATATGAACGTCTAAATTATCTAATTCGACAGTTTCATCTAAAATCCGTATCCTATCAACATCAGCATCATCATCAGTTTCTAATTTTCGCTGATTATATCTCTCCTCACTTATTTTTTCTAAACGATCAACTGTTTTTGGAGCAACGACTTGTTGTTCTTTATTAAATTCATCTTTTACTAAATCTACGTCATTAAATGATATTTTTACGTTTTGTTCATCATTACTTTTATCTTGCGTTTGCTTTTGCGTGTATTCAGAATTTACATCGTCAATATTCATGTTATTGTTTACATTATTAATAACTTCATGTTTAATTTCTTCTTTTATTTCTTCAACAACATCTTCTTCTACAGTCTCATCCATATATGCTCGTAAAATAGCTTCAACGGGAACACTTTCTCTTAAAGTATTCATGATACATTCTTGCACAATTACTTCCAACTCTCTATTATATTTTTGTATCTGTAATGGTGCTACATTTAAATCAAACAAATAAACATTTTTATATATTTTTCTCGCAACATGAATATAGACATTATGAATAAAATCATCCAATTTAGGTACATTTATATCTATTTTTTTCTGTTTTTGACCAACTCTCATAACAGTCAATATTTTTAACTGAATAATGTGAACACATGTTACTAAATCTTCTAAATAAGAACAACCAGATTTTTCACATATTCTTTTTCTCTCATTTTCTATAATCAATTGATTCCACTTAGGAACTCTTGAAATGAGATTTTGAAATGTCATTAAATATTTATCCATTTCATTGTTTTCTTTACATAATGTTATTGCTTCATTCAATATTGATTTATAACCATCAATTATCAATGGCGTTAAAATAGAAATTAACCGTGCACTCCATTCATTTCTACTTTCATGAAGCGTTGAAATATTAAAATCATCCATTTACATAAAACTAATATTTTCTAGAGATTGGTTTGAACTTAAAAATACAAAATTCAAAATAAATAAAATAAATAATTTCTCATTTCGTAATTCTTTCCTAACCTTATTATAAGTCATTAACAATTCATATTTTTTGTCAGATGTAATAATATTATCTACAAATTTATGTTTCTCTAAAAGTTCCAATATATCTAAACCACTATACCCCTTTTCATACAATTTTACACAAAATTGGGTTAAATTAATTAATGGCATATCCGTTTTCATATTTTTCTGAATTTCTTTCTTTAATTTTTCAAGACGTTGCGTTTTATAGTCTTTCAATTTAAATGTTTCATTTAAATTATACTTGTGTAAATTTATTATAGATCCTTCATATTCTGGTTCAGGAACATAGATTTCACAAAATCTTGATAAAATTGGTTTTAACAAATTATACTTATCTTCAACAATAATAAAAAATCTCGTATTATGACTAAATAGTTCTATGCAACGTCGCAATGCTGATTGAGCATCAATTGTGAGTTTATCGGCATTTAATAGTATAATACTTTTAAATGTATCGCCTCGATTGGAATTTATATTTGTTTTTGCAAAAAATTTTAATTCGTCACGAATGAATTTAATACCTTTACCATGCGCACAGTTTACATATATAACATAATTTTTAATTATTTCTCTATCATTATTATAAATTTTATGAATAAATTCATCGACTATCGTTCGTTTACCTGTACCAGTTGGTCCGTGGAATATTATATTTGGAATTTTATGCTTAGAATGAAAATACGCTAATTTTTCTTTTATTTTTTCATGAATAATTAGATTGGAGTTCATAATATAGACAATTTAATAATAATATATACATATTTTTATATATATATTATTATAACTTATTTACTCATTCATTATAAGTGAAAAATATAATTAAAAATAACTTAAAAACAACGCATGAAATAACATCATAAATATATGCTAAGACGAAGTTTTTCCACTGCTAATAATTTAATCAAAACAAATAGTAAAATACTCGCTTCCAATGTTTTTGAAAAATCTTGCTACTATAAAATTGATTTTAAAATCAATGAAGAAGCTACAGTTAAAGAAGCCGTGAATCGTTTTACAGCTTTCAAAATTGGATGTCTTGCTGTTACTGATAGAGATAATAAGGTTGTCGGTGTTTGTTCTGAGCGTGATTTTATATCAAAGGTCGCATCTTTTGATAAAAATAGTTCTGATGTTAAAGTGAAGGAAATTTGTACTTATGGACCAATCATTATTGCTAAAAAAGACGATACGCTTGAAACATGTATGAATAAAATGATGTTTAAGGACATCCGTCATTTATTAGTAGTTGATGATAAAAATGATGAATTTATTGGAATGATCTCTATCAAGGATTTGATTAAAGAAATTTTACAGAAAAAAAATGATATAATTACACGTTTAAGTGATTTCAAAATGGGTAAAGGTGCTTATTTTGGAAGTGAATAAAAAAATGAAATCAAAATAGTATTAATATATAATATCATACAAATACCATACAAAAAATGCCAATTCGAGTATTAGTAGATTCGATTGAAATTGAAACTATATATAAAATTATTGACAATTATAATAAAAATAAAGATGATGATGATGAACCATTAGAAAGATTAGATAGATGTGAAGGTGGTTTTCAAATTAAAATTAAAAATAGTCATGAAGTTATTGGTGAAAACAACAAAATAAAACAATTGCGATGGAAATATAAATATTTAATATCATTCCTAAATTGCCAAGGGTTTGATAGAAAAGAAGAAATGTTATTATTTAATTCCATGAAAACAGTTTTGGGTGAAAATGTGATATTTGAAACCTAAACAGTAAAATAAATAATAAAAAAAATTTAAATTTATTATAATAATATATTTTATTACAATAAATTTATTTTTTAAGCAGAATCCGTTAAAGAAAATGTATATGGGTTTGCGCGGAAAGCATCTAAAATTTCAGGTTGTATTCTATCACAACCAGCACATTCATTATAATACTGTGGTGCGCGCACTGCTCCATATGTATTTACTGATGGTGGTAATTGAGATAAATAAGAATATGCTGGATTAACTCTACCATCTAAACGATCCGAGTCACTTTTAATAGTAGTTACATTCATTTCCTGATTGAATATTTGCATTCCACCAGGATTAGGACGATTATCAATCGTCGATGATTTAATGTCATTATTATGTTGATTATAAGCAGCGCTATAACTCATATCACCATATTGAGTTGCTTGCCCACCAGAAGTGCCGATATAATTACAACTAGTTGTATCTCTTTGAGTCAAATCCATAGGTGTGTAATTATTAACATAAATCCCCTCTTTTTGATTATTAATGTTGAATTGTGGAGAATATAATGTTGTTTCTTTTACCGTTGTAGGTGTCGTATCATTTGGATTGATTACATAACTACTTGGTACACTACTACCAACGTCACCATAAACTCTTACATTATTCATAACTTCTTCTTTTCTAGATGGTCTTAAAACGTCCATTAATGGAGCGATAACAGCACCAATTGCTCCACTAAACCCACTTCGCAAAGTTTCGGGTTGTTTAACTGTTGATCTATGATTAACCGGATTTGAAAAACTAGCAATTCTTGCGTCTCCTCCACTACTTGGTGCGCGACCAACAGCGACTGAATGATTCACATCACAAGTAGGTAAATTGTGTCGTTTACTTGGTTCAAAATTCATCGGAGCAACAGTTGCTTGTCTATCAACCGCTCCCGCTGGACCGACATAATCAGTTTTAACATCATTTCTTCTAAGAACTCCCATTTCTTCTATTGGACGCAATCGTTCACCTTTTTCTGCTCCAGTAGTAGTCAACCAACGATCCTGTGTATTAATAAAATAACCATCTGGCTTTTGTTTTTCTACACGTCCTATTATACCAACATTTTTAATTACTGATTCAGCAGGGCCTTCATGATTTATTAACTCATATTCTAATTTAGGATTTGTAGCTACTCTCATTTGATCAACTGTGTATGGCAACCATTTGTCTCTAGCTTCCATACCTGAATTGAAACCATTACTACCATTTACACCATATCCTTGATTCAAACCTGGACCAACGTATAAAGAATCAAATGGCTTAACATTATTATTTTTCATTGCAGGATAAACACGTGATTGATAAAAATCACTATTATTAGGTGCGCCATATGCCCAATTCATATTAGCTTCTGGTTTGAATAAAGGCGCTTGTTCAATTTTTTTAATAGTTTGTGAACTATTACCAACCATATTGTCTAAAATAACTTCTGCGAATTTAGTGTCATATGTATAACCTCTCATTTTGCCTCCGACAAAAGGTACCATATTATTGTGTTTGAACTGTTCACTATCTAAATAATTACCAGTTAATGAATAAATTTCTTGTGGGTCACGACCAACTGCTATTCCTTTTCTTTCATTTTTTTCATATAAATTTTGATCAAAATATTTATCTGTTGCTGTGTTTGGATTCGGAAAATTATTTACTGTGTCAATTACTTCATTTAAATTTTCAACGGGATAATTTTGCGCAATAGTTTTAGTATTCGGTAAGTAATTTGTAGGTCCTCCCATATTTGTAAAATTTTCTTGTGGTTGTGGATGGAGTTGTTGCTTTGAATTCATGATTGTTTTATTCTTATTCTTATTCTTATTCTGATTAGAAATTACATAAATTCCTCCTAATGCTAATAAAGGAATGGCTACTTCCATATTTATATATATAAAGATAAAGTATTATATTTTAATTAAATTACTTTATATTTATATTATTACATAACTGAAAATTGAATACAATTTCCAATTGATTTTTAAAATCTTATATTAAACCTTTAATTTTTATATTTAATCCCATCCTAAAGGCATCATAAGATGTAAAATTTATTTATTCATTTTATTCGTTTTATTCGTTTTAATAAATTCACAAGAATTTGTTTCAGCACATGTATTTGAACCGCCTGGAAATCCACCTTTTATTAAATTGAAGCTAGTTGGTAATAGATTATTTGATTCATTTATTACACAATCTCTCTTTGGAGTAAAGTAATCTTTTTCTAAAATTCTGGTGCTTAGATTTGATTCAAATGGGAAACATGTATTTTCTTGTGGATTTAATGGCGGATAATACCAATCAACCTGTTCTAGATCACGATACCACCACGCAGGATTTGTAGCACGTGATTGTTCTGTATATAAATTATTACATGTTGGGTATTGAATAGCTTTGTTTTCGACATTGTATTTTTTATAATTATCTTTTCCTAAACAATCTCGACTTAACTCTCGGTTTACACCCATTAAGTCACTCTCTAAATTGATTGTGTTTGTTCTTAAATTTGCGCCCCATTTTTGAATAATAATTTGAGGATCTTCAATGTAACATGGATGAGATCCATTTCCTGGCACATTTAACATATATCTTCCAGGTCCTGTTGATTGTTGTAACTGTTTTTTTGTTCTACAAGGATCATAATAAAATCTAGTATTGGCCATAATATTACTATAATAATATATTTTATATAAAAAAATATTTTTTATTACAACTTAAAAAAATGTACTAAAATATATATAAGAAGAATATAATGGAATTTAAATTATCACACACAAATGATATGGATGTCATAAATAATAAAAACCCTTCAATTTGTTTAAATATGATTGTTAAAAATGAAGGTAAAATTATACTACGTTTATTAGAATCAGTTTTACCAATTATAGATTGCTACTGTATTTGCGATACAGGATCAACTGACGATACAATCGAAAAAATCGAAACCTTTTTTAAAACTAAAAATATACTTGGTAAAATTGTCAGGGAGCCTTTTAAAAATTTTGCTTATAATAGAAATTACGCATTGGAATCGTGTAATGGTATGTCAGATTATATTATTTTTCTTGATGCTGATATGATTCTAGAAATTAATAATTTTGATAAAAAAATAGTAAATGATTATGACTCGTTTACAATTTTACAAGGCAGTAATGATTTTTATTATCAAAATGTAAGAATTGTGAAAAACAATGGGTTATTCCACTATGTTGGCGTAACACATGAATACATAAATACACCTAGTAATAACAAAAGTAAAGCATTAGAGAAAACCCAATTGTTCATTAATGATATTGGTGATGGAGGATCTAAACATGACAAGTTTGAGAGAGATATAAAACTATTAACAGAAGCAATTGAAAATGATCCTAAAAACGATAGATACTATTTTTATCTAGCAAACACATACCACGATTCAAGTCAATTCGACAAGGCTATTGAAATATATGAGAAAAGAATTCAATTTGGAGGTTGGATACAAGAGGTCTGGTATAGTTGTTATAAAATTGCTAGCTGCTATAAGCATATGGGTAAAACAAATGATGCTATTAATTATTGGCTTTTATGTTATGATTATTTTCCTGAACGTATTGAAAATCTATATGAGTTGGTTTCTCATTATAGAATTATATCAAAACATAAATTAGCCTATTTTTTTTACAAAATGGCCAAAGAGATAATAGAAAACAATTTAAATCGTGATAGTTATTTATTTTTACACAATGATATTTATACTTATAAAATGGATTATGAATTCACTATTATTGCTGCTTATCTTGGTATTAAAGACATCAGTAATGAAATTGTCAGTATTTTGAATAAAACAAATGATAATGGAATTATTAATAATTTGTATTCTAACATGAAATGGTACAAGTTTATTTTAAAACCTACTAAAATAATGACATTTGATGATACAATTAATATTAATATTAATGATGAAAATATAAATTTATGTTCTTCTTCAAGTTGTTTATTACAATTTGATTCAACTTCTTCAAAAAGTGTCAATAGTAAATATTGTATGAATATTCGATATGTGAATTATCATATTACTGAAAATGGTAGTTATACAAATTGTGAAAAAAACATAATTACTGGTAATAAATATATTGAATTAGATGACAATTTGAATATTATTAAATGTAAAATGTTTGATATCGTATATGATGAACGATTATATATTGGTATAGAAGACATCAAAATATTTCAAGATGTAGAAACAAAACAGATCAAATATATAGGAACAGGATTACATAAAAATAACTATTTGGGAATGGTTAATGGCAATTATCATACTGATTATGAAAAAAGTGAATTGGATATTATTGAATTAAATCAAGATAAATACAAAACGCATTGCGAAAAAAATTGGGTATATGTTGATTACAAAAATTCAAGTCATGTCATATATAAATGGTTTCCTCTACAAATATGTAAAATAGATGATTCGACCAATACATTACAATTTTTAGAAGAGAGAAAAATGCCAAATTATTTTGCTAATATTCGCGGTTCTACATGTGGATTCAAATATAATAAAACTGAAGGTGTTTACGAAATATGGTTTATTCAACACATGGTTTCATATGAGACTCCTAGACATTATTATCATATTATCTCTGTTTTTGATTCAAATATGAATCTCTTAAAATATAGTGCTCCTTTTAAATTTGTAGGCGAACCGATTGAATATTGTTTAAGTATTGTCGTTGATGATAATAATGTGTTGATTAATTATAGTACCTGGGACAGAACTACCCAGATTGGGATTTATGATAAAAAATATATTGAATCATTATTGAAATATATGGTATAAATAAGATAATACACAAGCAAAATAAACTAAAATAATAATTATTGTATAATCATAGCAATTATTATTCACACATAAACATAAGATTTTTATGTTCTTCTATAACAATAAAATCAGTAGTTATATTTTTTGTTATGGAATTAGAATCTCGAAATATATAATTATCTATAAGTATTTGATTTGTATCATTTGCTAAGGATACGAATTTACAATATTCATTACTTAATAGATACATTTCAGGGGATAAATATTTGTCATTAATATCCTGTAATAAATTTAGATAATTCGATTTACTCCACCAAAAATTTCCAGAAAAATGTTTTTTTGGATACAAACTTAAACTACACCCAACCGCATCATAATTTTCTAATAGTTCTATATTAACATTATACATTTCAAGTGTATAATAATTTAATATTTGACGCCTTGATGAAAAAATGCTAATATGAGGATCATTTTCATTTTTTAACCCTTTTGTATGAAAATAGTATAAATAATAATCAACATCGTTTATATAATTCTTATAATTATTTATAGCATATTTTTCAAATAAATTTTCTCTCGACTTTATTAATACAAATTTTTCGCAGTCATCCAATAATTCATCTAATTCTACACAATTTTTTTCATCATAATTTGTTATGAATATAATTATTTTACTAGTTATTGTCAATAAACCTTTATTCAAACATAATAATTGTTCTTTGACAACATCTAAATAATTATTTATACAGCAAATAAAATAAACTCCATAAATAGGCTTCATAGTATAATTATTCTAAATATATAATATTTGAACATTAAAACATCATTACTAATAATTCAAAATTAATTTCGAGTTTTCGTAAAATTTCAGATTTTCTGTGTTGTTTTGTAATAATTGTTTCATTGTTTCGTCGTGATCCAATAATTTTTTATTTATAAAGTAAATAATTTCAGGTAATAAAATTTTATTTGTAAAATAATAATCGAAAATAATATGAAATTCTATATATTTATAGATATAACAAGAGTCTTCATTTTGCTTAAAGTAGTTCATCATATATAACAATATATGATATGTCATATTTTTTTTATGATAAATGATTGTTTTTGGAATTATATTGTTGACGATTAAATCAATATTATTTATTGGTGTCAAATAATTTGATATTATTCCATTGTAATCACCATAATATAATTCAAATAATTCTGGATTTTCTCGATGAATTATTGTCATAATAGCTTCTTCTAATTGAAACCATCCTTCGTTATAGGTTTGTTGTGTTTTTTCTTTGAATAATTCGCAATATTTCAGCATGTTTTCACTTGAACCAGAAAATACGCCCGAAGCTAAATGATGATATACATATTGAAAAAAAGACTTGTAATTATCGATTTTTTCTAAAAATGGATTAATACATAATTGTTTTATTTTATCAGGAACATTAAGAATCCATTCGTGAATTTTTTCACAATTTCGCGCGCAATGATTAATACCAAAATCCATCCAAATAAAATGACTACTCTGAAAAGGATTTGTTTCCACTGCTGTTTCTAGAAAATAAAATTTATTATTTGTTAATGTTATGTATAAAGGAGTGTCTTTGTTATTGTCTAAATTATATATTATATATTCAGAATATAGTTGTTTTAATTTATCGAAATATTGATAATAATATTCCGTATGTTCAATCGCTATTTTCTTGATTAATGTTATTTCTTTGAATTGTTCTCTCTTTTCTTTTAAAAAATCAATAATATAGTTGCTATTATCATTATTGTCCCCTGCGTCATCATCTGTAAAAATAATAAGAGGATATGGTAATTGTAAAATAAAGTCATTCGCTAATTCCAAATATTTCATGATATTCCTTGTATTTGTTTCGTTATTCTCTATTTTTCGAATATTATAAATGGATGTAACAATGGTTGGAAATGTTTGTAACATTTATTATTGTTTTAATAATAAATATTAGTTATTTTTATATAATAATTTTTTTAACAGTGTAATTTATTTTATTTTCTTAACTTCATTTTTAAGTTCTTCTAATTCATTTCGAAGATCTTGTATTTCTTTTATCAAAATTGGTATTAAACCAATATAATTAACGGTTTGTAGTGTTTCGCCATCTTTTTCTCCTTTTACTAGTTCGGGATAATGTTCTTGTAATTCGTGTGCGATCAAACCAATATCTTTATTATTTGTGCGAGTATTTGTGTAACTAACCGGATTTAAATATTTTACTGTAAAAGTATCGTCTAGTTTTTGCACATTATCTTTGATACGATAATCTGAACGTAGTGTTAGTGAGCTACAAATGACGTTTTGAGAAACATCTGCGTTATTTGCGTAAATATTATTCCATATATATCTGTTAGTACCACCAGGTCCTCCGGTAGCACCCAATGTATATGTATTATTTACACTTGGTAAAACATTGCCGCTTATTTCGATAGTGTTATTTTGTAATACTTGTAAAGCATTGCTATAATATATTTGACTCGTGTTAGATGGATTGGTTAAAACAATAGAACCTGTGTTAGATCCTAGGATTGGGAGCGAAGAACCTGTTGGGCCTGTTGGGCCTGTTGGACCATAATTTGCGAGTAATGTAGTATGAATATGTGTAGGTCTAGAATCTCTGAAATACAAAGTTAATGTAGGATTACCAGAAATTTTAGCAGCATATATGTAGATAGAAATATATCCAGTTGAATATGTAGCACTTGTACTTACATATACACTATTTATATATTGCTGTGCCTGTGTTGTATTATTAATTTGTGTTTCTGTTGAAGACGTACCAGTTCCTAAAAGTGTAGCGCCAGTTGGTGGTGGGGTTGAACCAGGAACACCAGTACTATAGTATGCAGCGAAATAAATTCCTACTTTATCATTTGTTCCACCTGCGGTAAGATTTCCCCATATATTCAAATCCCATGTGCCTGGAACAACTGGGGTTGATTCAGTAATTTGTTGGTAAAAATAACCTACTACTGAATAGGTTGGAGCTGATGGTAATTGTAGACTGTTTGCTACAATAGTAGTTTGTGTGCCTGTATTTGGTACTGTTAATAACGAACCACTCACAATCGGTGGTAGAGTCCCACCACTTGTATCTAAAAACAATACTAATCCACCAGAAACGCCATTCGTTCCTGCTGGTCCAGTTGGACCAGTGACTGTACTTTGTGGACCTGTAACACCAGTTGGACCGGTTGGACCTGTGAAACCTGTTGGTCCAGTTGATCCGGTCCGTCCGTAAATTAATGAAAATACTTGTCCGAATAATGGCCCGCCCGTTATTACATTAGCTATTAAATCGGTATTCACAAATGTACCGCTTGGGTCAGTGTATCCCGTACTTTGTATTTTCCATCCACCAACTGCTTGGGTCGTATTAGCATCAATTTTTGGTCCTACATTGAGAAATGGAGAAGCAAACCCAAATTGTGAATAAACTACACCACTAAGATCAGAACCTATTAACCCTGGATTGGCTGAACCTGTTGGACCTTGAATGTTAATACTACCTTGACCAATGAAAACCTCTTTCCATCTTAAAGCAGTTGTTCCTAATGTATACACATTGTTGTTTGTTGGTACAATACTTCCACTTATATCGATAACAGAATCGTTTGAACTATCTATTCTTACCTTAAGAATATTATTGTAATATACATTTGTTGGATTCAATGGATCAGTTAATAAAATAGATCCTGTTCCAGATCCAATTATGTTAAGAGAAGCTCCAGTTGGCCCTGTTACAGAAGCACCAGTAAAACCAGTTGGGCCTGTCAAACCATTTGAACCAGTAAAACCGGTTGGGCCTGTCAAACCATTTGAACCAGTAAAACCAGTTGGCCCTGTTACAGTACTCGCATCACCTGTTGGACCTGTTACACTTGGTCCTGTAAAACCAGTTGGTCCTGTAACTGTACTTTGAGGACCAGTAAAACCAGTTGGCCCTGTCATACCTTGTTCACCTTGTTGACCTTGTTGACCTTGTTGACCTTGTTGACCTGTCAAACCAGTTGGACCAGCAACCCCTGTTGGACCTGTCAATCCATTTGAACCAGTAACACCAGTTGGACCTGTTACACTTTGACCAGTAAACCCAGTTGGTCCTGTCAGACCATTTGAACCAGTAAAACCTGTTGGACCTGTAACTGTACTTTGAGGGCCAGTAAACCCAGTTGGTCCTGTCAGACCATTTGAACCAGTAAAACCTGTTGGACCTGTAACTGTACTTTGAGGGCCAGTAAACCCAGTTGGTCCTGTCAAACCATTTGAACCAGTAAAACCAGTTGGCCCTGTTACAGTACTCGCAGCACCTGTTGGACCTGTTACACTTGGTCCAGTAAAACCGGTTGGTCCTGTCAAACCATTAGAACCAGTAACACCTGTTGGTCCTGTTACACTTGGTCCAGTAAAACCTGTTGGGCCTGTAACTGTACTTTGAGGGCCAGTAAAACCGGTTGGTCCTGTCAAACCATTAGAACCAGTAAAACCTGTTGGACCTGTCAAACCATTTGAACCAGTAAAACCAGTTGGTCCTGTCAAACCATTTGAACCAGTAGAACCTGTTGGACCTGTTGGACCTGTAACCGTACTAGAAGCGCCTGTATAACCTGTTGGCCCTGTAACCGTACTAGAAGCGCCAGTAGAACCTGTTGGTCCTGTAACTGTACTAGAAGCACCTGTAGAACCTGTTGGTCCTGTAACTGTACTAGAAGCACCTGTAGAACCTGTTGGACCTGTAACCGTACTAGAAGCACCTGTATAACCTGTATAACCTGTTGGACCTGTAACCGTACTTTCAGGACCAGTAAAACCAGTTGGACCCATAAGACCAGCTGTTCCAGTTGGACCTGTAATTGTACTAGAAGCACCAGTTGAGCCTGTCACACTTGGTCCTGTAAAACCAGTTGGCCCTATGTAACCAGTCGGTCCAGTACTTCCCATTGGACCTTGTGGACCTTGTGGACCTTGCAAACCAATGGGACCTTGAGGTCCTTCTGGACCAATTGGATTACAACATTTTCTAGAACTGTATAATCCATTATAATCTCGATAATAAGATGAATTATTCACTGGAATCATTATAATATATAATTAAAATATAATTAAATTTTAAATATATAATACAGTAAATATAAAAATCAAAAAATACAAAATTAACATGAAGGTAGTGGTGCTAAACACAATTTAACACTACCAAGACTAGCAACGTCATATTTTACAACCAAAGGTAGATCATTTTCTAAATACATTTCTATCTGATTACATAAATTTGTACATTTAATAAAATAACCTAAATTTTTTAAAGAAAATTCACCTTGTATTATTTTTGAAGAATCTTGTTTTAAAACAAATCCCATACTTCCATCCGACTCAGCTCGATGAATTTCAGCAGAAGCAAATTGTCCAGAACATTTAAATATTAATTCATTTCCAACTGATTTTATCTCCAATTTTTCAGAAATACATGATAAATCCCTTATTATTTTTTGAAAATCAGTGGAAGGCAAATTAATAATAGATGAAAATTTTACATCTGGATATTCTAATTCTTCTGGTTCTGGTTCAATTAATCTCAATTTTTGAGTTTTACATTGTTTAATTTCTCCATTTTCAAATTTTAATGCTAAATGGGATACGATGCCATCAACATAATCTGAATTTTCAATATAAATGGTTAGTGTATCATCATTGTCAATCGAATTTATTAATTTAAATAAATGGAACATGTTTACACCAATGACAATTTTACTCTTTTTACATTCATAAAACTCAAAATTTTGTGATGGTAAATATAAATGAGCCAATATGGTGTGCGATTTATCCATATTAATTACACGAATGCCATCTGGTTGAAATGTAATATTTGTTTCTAATAATATATCTTTCAATGCTGTCATTAAAGTTCTAAAAGGCGCAATCTGGACCGTTTTTATTGTTAATACATTACCTTCAGTAAAGGTTTTTTTATCTACAAAGTTTGACATTATAGTTTATTTTCAATATAATCTTTAAATACTTATGTTTTTATTATTTTAAAATAATAATTTACGCGCTTGAAAAAATTATCCTATATGCTAAACATTTATTTTTGGCGCGCGTCGCGTACCATAACCATATTTTCGTTTTGCGCGTTTAGCAAGCGCCAATGCTTTACTATTTGTTCGACAACCTCTTTCTAAAATTTTATAATCCACTGCCGCTGCTTTACCGCTAGTAATAGCACTTGCTAATCTAGCAATACCCCATGATTGAGGAGTTTGGTTCGGTCGGGAACCAGAAGAGTAGTAAGCTCCTTCACCTTTTCTTATAATTTCAGACAATGCTTTTTTTGAACATCCTGTTGCTTTTACTAATTCATTATTTGGTAAAACAGAATCTACATTATATATTTTTTTAGCATTGTCTAGATGTTTTGATTTAATCGATGTATATGATTTAACCGTTTTTCTGGTATAATAATTTCCTTTTTTATACATTTTTCTAGATTTTACCAACATATTTAATTGTTTTTTCTTATCTTTCAATGTTAATCTTTTTGGTAAATATTTTACATTTATTTTCATACTAACCTTCATTTGTATGTATTATATAATACATATATAATAAATACAATTGATTAATTAAAATATAAAAACATGTAGAAAACTAATATTATTCAGATGACTACAAAAAAAGACGAATGTATACAAATTATACATACTTTATTTCAAAACTACGAAAAAAATGATTATATGTTACAAAGAATACATACTCAAATTGTGAATTATTTACCAAATACTCTTAAAAATGAATTAGTTAATCATGAAAAACGTATTAACCGTAATCATTTTCTAACAAATGAACAGCAAATTTTTATACAAATATTTTTAAGTAAAAATAAATATTATTATTTACCAAACAACGGTGTTTTTTATGAATATGATGATAAAAATTACTTTATTGTAAAAGAAGACAACATTATTCATAAATTATTGTCTTCTATATCCAAAGAGCGAATATTATTAGATTGGAAACACAAAACCAAAATAAATGTTATAAAGTTAATTAAAGAGAGAAATTTATTAAGTTCGATACCTGAGTCAGAAACAATTCAAAATGTTCTAAATTTAGTTTATCCTTCTTTATTTACAAGTAAAACACAAGCAAAATATTTCTTGACTATCATAGGCGATAATATTTTCAAAAAAAATCAACATCTTACTTTTTTTATTACTCAAAAAATGAAAAAATTATTGACAGAATTAGAAAATATTTCGTATTTATCCATAGGAAATACAAATGTTACAAATAACTTTGTAACAAAATATCATGAAAACCATTCTTATGAAAATTATAGATTGTTTAAAATAAATGAAACATTCTCTCTAGAAGTTTGGAGAGAACAATTGAAAAAAATGGGTATTGACTTATTGTGTGTTGCTGCGCATTATTCAAACCGTTATGGTGGGTCTGAATATTTTCTTGAAAATAAATGTGACGAAGAATTAAAACTTTTCACATTATATTTACGAAGTAATACTCAACAACAAATAATTGAAGAGTTTTGCGAGACTTTTTTAAACAAAGTGAATGACAAAGAAAGTACAATTCATTGGAAAAACCTTCATTTTATTTGGAAACAGTTTTTGTCTGTAAATTATTTACCTAATATGATTTATTCGAATAATTTAAAAAATATTTTAAAAGACATGTATGATTATGATGAATCGTTTGATTGCTTTCATAATTTAACTAGTAAATATTTGCCAATTGAGAGTGATTTTATTAAGTTTTGGGAAAAAACAATTACTATTACTTGCGACAATATAAATGATACGATGGAAGTATTTGATGAATTAGAGATAGATGAATTATGTATGTTATTTAAATTATGGACACAAAAAAATAATATTATAATACAAGAGAAATTAATATCGAATGGAAATATAAACGATGAAAATGTATTGAAAATTTTAAAACATTTTTTCCCACACATTGAAATTATTGAAAATAAATACGTACTCAATGTAAAATGTAATATTTGGGATAAGAATACTGAAATCGAAAATTCATTTGAATATATTAAAACAGAAATTAAAAATTATCATACACTAGCATTGATTTCTTTTGATGATGCTTATAATTATTATTATAAATTTTGTAATAATCAATCGAACAAATTGATTGTAAGTAAGCGATATTTTGAAAAATATTTATATTCCAAAATACCCAAATATATTGTTTATGAAAAATTCATTGAAACAGTTTGGATTGACGAATAATTTTGGGTTACTTCTCTATATTTAGGCGGCATTTCCAGCAACAAATTGGAGTGCTACGCCTGAAGTACCAACACCTTCACCATCATATGGTGATGGACTTAAAGGATTATTAATTCCACTTCCACCACGATGACCTTTACGTCCACGTTTTGCGGAATGTTTGCTTTTATGATGACGTTTACCAGTTTTATTTAATAAAACAAAACCGAATTTGCCTTTTTGACTACCATATCCAGCTTTAACAAGTCTGTTGTCTTTTCTAGCGGTTTCATGTTTTGCTTTTGAGACAATACGTCCACTTTTATTTTTTAACAAATGACTTTTTGTCAATCCACCTGATGTCTTGAAAGCATTTCCGTGCCATACCTCTGCGCGTGAACCAATTCTGGTGTTATAACTTTTTCCCTTAATCTTAATTTCAGGCATATAGAATTACAAAAGAAAAAAATATTTCTAAATAGAGAAAAACAAACTAAAAAACATTTTACGCACATTTGTAAATAGTAAATAATATCAAAATTTGTTTTTGATAGGCGAACCCCCACCTCCAGGCATTCCTTCTAAACGTCCTAAATAATTGAGTGTTATTGGCGCACTAGTTGTTAAATTGATAAAACGAGGACGACCTCCATAATTACTTTGAATAGTATTTGAAATTCTCATATTTCGTGAACTATTTGAACTATTTGGTTCAGTGGATGTTTTTTTGAAAATTTCTGGTTTACATCTACAATTTTCGTATTGATAAAAATTAGAATATTCAATCAATTGTCTATATTTTTTAATAGGAGTTTTACTATTATTTTGATTCAAATTAACATATGAGTACATATAATTGTGTTCTATATTTTATTTTTATATGGTTCTAAAATAAAAATGAAATTAATTTTAAATATTGTTTTAAATATAAATCGTATTATTTTACTACAAACTAAAAGATGAACTCTAACGACACTATTCTAGCAAACAAATATCAACAAAAAACAGACCGCCAACATATATTAGATAATCCTGATACATATATTGGTTCTGTTGAAGAAGTTGATTCTCAACAATGGATATTAAATAACGACAACAAAATAGTTGAAAAAAACATTAAATATATTCCTGGATTGTTTAAATTATTTGATGAAGGTATTGTAAATTGTCGTGATCATGTTGTAAGAATGGCACAAGCAGTTTCCAGTAAAGTTGACAATTGTTTACCTGTTACACACATTGATATAACTATAGATGACAATGGAACTATTACAATGCTTAATGATGGTAATGGCATTGATGTAGCCGAACATCCAGAATATAAAATATGGATTCCTGAGTTAATTTTCGGCCATCTTAGAACATCTACAAATTATGATAAAACAGAAAAAAAAATAGTTGGAGGCAAAAACGGATTCGGATTCAAATTAGTTCTTATCTGGTCTACTTATGGTTCTGTTGAAACCGTTGATCATGTACGCGGATTAAAATATACACAAGAATTTAAAAATAATTTGGATGAAATTTGTAAACCTCTCGTAACTAAATGTAAAACAAAACCATATACAAAAATCACATTTAAACCTGATTATAAACGTCTAGGAATTGATGGTTTAACACCCGATTTATTATCTTTATTGAAAAAAAGAGTGTATGATGTAGCTGCTGTTACAGATAAAACCTTAAAAGTCAAATATAATTCAAATTTAATACCTATTAAAAATTTTCAACAATATATTGATTTGTACATAGGTGATAAAAATGAAACCCATCGCGTTTACGAAGAAAATGGAATTAGATGGGAATACGCTATTGCTTTAACACCAACAAATGAATTTGTACAAATATCATTTGTAAATGGTATTCATACATCAAAAGGTGGTAAGCATGTTGAATATATTTTAAATCAAATTACAAAAAAATTAGGTGAATATATTGAAAAGAAGAAAAAAGTAAAAGTCAATGCCAATACTATTAAAGAACAGTTAATTTTGTTTTTGCGATGTGATATTGAAAATCCAGCATTTGACAGTCAAACAAAAGATTTCATGAATACTCCTTCTTCTAAATTCGGATCTAAATGTGAAGTAAGTGATAAATTCATCGAAAAAATCGCAAAAATGGGTGTCATGGAAGCTGCTTGTGCTTTAACAGAAATAAAAGACAATAAAACCGCTAAAAAATCTGACGGTTCAAAAGTTAAAAACATCAGAGGAATCACAAAATTAACTGATGCTAATTGGGCTGGAACTGAAAAATCGAAAGAGTGTATTATTATATTTTGCGAAGGTGATTCAGCTAAAGCAGGTATTATATCTGGTTTATCTTCTGAAGATCGAAACATAATAGGTGTTTATCCTATGAAAGGTAAAATTTTAAATGTTCGTGGTGAAACTACTAAAAAAATATCAGAAAATAAAGAAATCACCGAAATAAAAAAAATTTTAGGTCTTGAAACAGGCAAAGAATACAAAACAATGGAAGATATTTATAAGAGTTTAAGATATGGAAAAGTATTATTCATGACGGATCAAGATTTGGACGGTTCTCATATTAAAGGTCTTGGAATCAATTTGTTTCAATCGGAATGGCCTAGTTTGGTCGAAGTTCCTGGATTCATTGGTTTTATGAATACACCTATTTTGAAAGCAAGAAAAGGTGATAAAGAATTAATGTTTTATAATGAAGGTGAATACGAAGTATGGAAAGATCAAAATCAGAATGATGTTAAATCATGGAAAATAAAATATTATAAAGGTTTAGGAACCAGTACAGGTAAAGAATTTCGCGAATATTTTGAAAAAAAGAAGATCGTTGGATTTGAATTCAACGGTAAATCAAGCGAAGATTCCATCGATATGGTATTTAATAAAAAGCGCGCAGATGATAGAAAAGAATGGCTTGAAAATTATGATCGTAAATCATTTTTAGATACGTGTGAAGTAAATGTCAAATATGAAGATTTTATAAATAAAGAATTGATCCATTTTTCAAAATATGATTGTGACCGTAGTATTCCTAATTTAATGGATGGGTTAAAAATCAGTTTGAGAAAAATATTGTATTCCGCTTTTAAAAAAAATTTGAATAGTGAAATTAAAGTAGCACAATTTAGTGGTTATGTTTCTGAACATTCAGGATATCATCACGGTGAAGCAAGTTTGAATGCTGCTATTGTTGGAATGGCACAAAATTTTGTCGGTTCGAACAATATTAATTTATTCATGCCAAATGGACAATTTGGTACAAGATTACAAGGTGGAAAAGATAGTGCTTCTGAGAGATATATATTTACATGTTTAAATAAAATTACGCGATCTATATTTCCAGCATTAGATGATAATGTTTTACAATATTTAAATGATGATGGTTTAATAGTTGAACCTTTATTTTACGCACCAATTATTCCTATGGTTCTTGTAAACGGATCAAAAGGTATTGGTACTGGTTTTAGTACAGATATAATGTGTTATAATCCACTAGATATAATTAAATATTTAAAAACAAAATTAATGAATAAACAAGAAGAAGGAGTAGATACAAATTATAATTTTATTCCATATTATGAAGGGTTTAAAGGAACAATCCAAATTGTATCCGAATCATCTAATTTAACTTCTTCTTCTGGTCCACGAAAATTTTTGATAAAAGGTACTTATGAAAAAATTGGCGTCGATAAAATAAAAGTAACTGAATTACCAGTTGGTTGTTGGACCGAGGATTTTAAAGAATTGTTGGAATATTTGATTGAACCAGGAAATGATAAGGATGGTAAAAAAAAACCTCAAATTATTAAAGACTATGATGATATGAGTAAAGATACAAATGTTGAATTTACAGTCACATTTGCGAAAGGTAAGTTAGATGAATTAGAGAAAAATACAGTCGAGTATGGTTGTAATGGTATTGAAAAATTATTAAAATTGTTTACTACCAATACAAATAGTAACATGCATTTATTTGATGCTGCTGACAAATTAAAAAAATATGAAAATGTTCAAGAAATCATAGATGATTATTATGAAACTAGAATGAGCATTTATCAAAAGAGAAAAGATTTTATGATTCAATCATTAGAAAAAGAATTGGTATTATTAACAAACAAGGTTAAATATATAAAAGAGAACTTAGATGGAACAATTGATCTTAGAAAAAAAAAGAAGGATGAAGTTGTTCAAATGTTGGAAAGCAAAGGATATGATAAAATAAATAGCAAATTAGAAGTGGATAATAGTAAGAACGTTGACAACTTTGATTATAACTATTTGATAAAAATGCCAATGGACAGTGTTACGGAAGAAAATGTGGAAAAATTAGAAAAAGAACAAACAAATAAAAATGTAGAATTAGATGATATTAAAAATACTACAATTTGTCAAATGTGGTCCAATGAATTGTCTCTTTTAGAAAAACAATATTTAGAATACAAAGAAATTCGTGAAAGATTAACGAATGGTTTGTGTGAAGAAAAATCAAAAAAATTAAACAAAAAAAATAAAATATAGTAAATTTTATATAAATAATTATAATAATTAAAATGAATGATTTTAAATATTTTATGAAGGATTCTGTACATGATTTATTTTCTTATTTAAAAAGTCCACATTTTGATTATAAAGATTATCGTCATAATAACCAATCAGGTTATTGTAATGATTTAGATGTCGATGATTACAATAATTTTGAATTTTATTTATATGAATTTTTTTCTAATAATACACCAATTGAAACGAGAATTGAAAATATAAGGAACGAATATTTTAGAAACAAAGAAAATGATCATTATGAAGATTTTAGAAAAGAAATAAATATACATAATTTTAATAAATTAAAATTGCAATCTACAATTTTAGATGTATTATTCGATGATGATAACAAAATTAATATTGATTCACATTTTGTATCGAGATATTTAAAACCAAACCTAAATTTTAATAACAGTATACACTCTATTAAAGAAACGTTGACAATTTTAATTAAACTTATATTATCAATAAAATTATCCAATCAATAAATGACGATGCGTTTCAAATCTTGTCTGCTATAAAATGAAAGACATTTTTATTATAGTCTTATTTTATTTTTAAAGGGTGTAAAACTTTAGGAAATTTAATTAATATTTTCAAAAAAATATTATATTTTTATAATATAAAATGGGAGAAAATATTAAGAATGATTTAGATCAAATGTTGGTTACGCTTGTAAACGCAGTTGATACATTGTCTAATAATTTGGGTAGTATGACATCTGAAGCAGTAGATGCTGATCCAGATATATCACCAATGTTAAGCAGTCTACAGACGATGATGAAAAATAATATTGCTAATTTGAAATCAATGATGACTAATATTAGAACTGATAGAACTGATATTAATGTGGCTGGTATGGCTGGTATGCCTGGTATAGTAACTAACCAAAGATCAATTCGCACTAATTATAATGATGGTATACCAAGTGCAGATCAAATAATGTCAGGTAATTATTAATAATTTTCTACGATACAACTAATGTACGAAAATATAATATTTTAAAAATAAAAATATTATATTTTACACAGTTGAAGATTTCAATTCACAGAGCGGATGAAACTTCAAATAAGTTATCAGTTACAGTTTGAATCATAGCACCCCCGTAGGGATGCGGTTTCAAATCTTCACTGGTATAAAATATAAAATGAGAGATAATAACATTAATGATTCAGAAACATTAAAAACGATATATTTCTTCATAAAAGTAATCAACTTGCTACGTAGAATCCAATACTAATTTCAGATGATTTATTAACAGGCAACTACTAGTAGCGTTGTATTACAAAATATCGTACGAAAATATGATTATTGTATAATAATTTACGATCCATCAGGTGATAATTTCGAAAAAAAGATTTTACTAATTTTCTCTTCAATATCATCAAAGAGTTTCGCTATTATTTTAGTTATATCATTAGTAATATCTTCACGAAATTCACTTAATAAGTTTTGTAAATACTCAATCAGTTTTACAGTAAACTCTAATACAATTGGCGTAATAATATTGTCTATTGCCACTTGGAGTGTATTGCCTTCATCAATGTTTTGTTCAATTTCTTCTAGAAAAGTATCTATTAAACTTTTTAACTCCTCTATACCAAACGTATTCAAGAACCATTCATGAATTTTATGTTTAGTACTAATTACTCCTAAATTCCAAAAAATTGTGAATTTATTTAAATGATGATGGTGTTTACTATTACCTGATGGATCAATATTACCTGATGGATCTAGGTTTATATTTTTAATTACCGGATCAAAAACAATTACCATTTTATATATTTGTCTTAGTATCATTGTCACAACAAACATTAGAGCAACTATTTCAAGTTGAGCACCAGCTGTTGCAATAATCATAATAAATTTAAATAATTCACGAACTAAATATGGCCAAATCATTAAAAAATTGAATAATGATTTATGACTGCTTAATGCACTTTGTATTTCTTGATATGTTGCTTTAATTTTTTGAACAATATTACTAACAGCACTAATAATAGGATTGTTACTTCCATCTAGCAATTGATATTCAACTCCACTAATATCTGTGTAAATTTCCCAAATTTGTCCTTGATTTGTTCCTAAATAAAATATTAACAATCCACTAGGATCATAATTGGTTACTCCAATTGAGGTATATGTTTCACCATCCTCTAGAACATTAATATCTTGTTGATACCAAGATACGCCATAATTATTTGTTATAAATAAATCACTTGGAGTAAATGCGATTTGAAATTCGCCTGAATTAGATGGTTCGAAACCTATAAATTGATTATAAGAATCAATTAAACTACCAGACACATCATAAAAATAACTTTGATTACTTATAGATGAAATTGTAGTATTGTCACCAGTTCCATAAGATGTTAAACTATAATTATAATTAATTGATTCATACAAAATTGTCATGTTTTCATTTCCAGTTTCTAAATAATTGTCTGATGCTACTACAGTTAAATCGTATAATGTTGTTGACTTAGTTGAAGTAGTTGTATAACTAGACAATGAAACGTAGAAACTGTATGGATAATCAGAATTATTCAAAAATTGAATACATTGATATTCTGTCGGTGATTTAAAATTACTGAATATGTATATACCAGATATACCTACGTTAAGCGTACTACTATTTGTATTTGGCATCATAGTTGAAATTGTTGATGATATAGCAAAAAATTTTCCATCATTTGTAATTGAAACAGACGTAAAAATACGAAACGGGCTATTTGAATTAGTGATATTAGTTAAATTTACATCGTAATTTTTAAATTCAGCATTCGTGGATCCTATATTTTCCATACAATATAAATAACATTCGGTTTCTGTAATACATATGATATTATTTGTTGAATTTGAAAGTAAACCAGAAATAGTTACGTCAATTATATTATTACCTGTCGATGATGATGATAATGATGTTGATGATGCTCCTACCCCTTGACAAAAATTAAAATTACTACCACCATCAGTACTACAATATATTGTACTTTGATAATTAATATTTGCTCCTTGATTATAATTATTAGTACATAATACAACAACATTTCCCAAATTATTTGTAGTAATACAACTAAAAGGTATAACACCACTACTTACATCAAAATAAGGGATCCAATTTTTCAATACAAGATCATACTTATATATATATCCACTGTTAGAATCGCTAGTAGTAGCAAAACAGTATATAAAATTACCAGATTGATCAGAACAAATACATGCTATTTCACCAATTGTTTGTTCATTTGTTGAAGATATTGATTGGAATGAACTAATATTTACACATGATGTATCATAATAATTATCTGATGAATCACTCATGTTATAATAATATAAATATATATTATATCATTATATTAAAATAAATTTTACATTTTTACATATTTATCATGTACCATCATATATACATTGTTACTCTAATAATCACCATCATCATTTCCATTTACATCATTTGCACTTAGATCATTTCCACTTAGATCATTTCCACTTAGATCATTTCCACTAAAGTCTTGAACTTTTGATTGTATATTTTCTCTTAGTTGTGCGATTCTTCCAGAATTCGCAATGTCTGCAAGTATTTTCCTAAAGATAAGTTCAAACAGTTTTCCAATACCAGATTGTATTTCTTTAATATACCATAAAAATCCTTTGACAAAATTTTCCCATCTCACAACTATATATGGAACTTTTTTACCTGATGGATTAATGAAAATGATATATATGTAATATATTACAAAACAAATTAACCAATCAATTACGAATATAATAGCAATAACAGTTAAAATATCACCTAATATAGGGGCAATTTTTTTTAATGATTCAAAAAAACTTTTGGATTCTTCTTTTTTATCTGAACCAGTAAAAAAAATCGACTTGAAGGATTTGAAATTGAATTTAGTTGGCTCTGTTTGTTCACCGTTTTTTACAGCCATTCTCCAACTAAGTAATCTGTACGTATTTTTACGCCAAAATATTATTAAATAAATTATAAATACCCATATTGTTACCATAATCAATTGTATATAATATAAACTGTTTTCAACATTCGAATTCGGTACATATGTAGTAATTTTGTTTGATAATATATTGGTTACAAAATTTTCGATATCTCCATACATATCACCAAAACCTTTTTTTATTTTTTGAATGTCATAAAAATAAATATATAATTTCATTCTAAAGTAATTAAAGGATAAGTCATTAATCGTAACAATATCACTGATGTCTTCAAATGCCACTTTAATACTTTGACTGGTAGATAAATTATCGTTTGTTATTAATGTTATTAAAGAAGAAACAGAAGTTGGATTAATAGAAATCGCATTAAAATAATCCAGAAAAACCGCATATCCTGCTAAATTTAATATTATCGATACTAATACTTCATATTTAAAACAATCAAATATGTATGTAGCATCTTTTTTAATCCAATCTGTCAAATATTCTTCCCATGTTTGACCTCCTTCTCCTTCTCCTCCTCCTCCGCCTCCAAAATCAAAAGCATGTCTTGGTCCTTCGCCATCTTCATCAAAATCAAACTCTGATAATAACTCTTCTTTAGTAACACCTTCTGAAATTGCTTCTTCTTTTAATGGATAAAGATAAAGATAAACATCATCAACAAAAATAAACGTTTTTCGCAGCACAACTATCAAATAATTTAACGCTTTTGTCATACCTACTGCGAAAGATGATCCTAATCTAACAATACCCACTTCTGGTATGTATTTACCAATAATGCCAATTAAGTAACTTAAACCTCTTCCAATTTGAAATCCCAGAACAAGAAATAAATATAAAATACATGCAATGATTAAACCAAAAAACTTTACAAATGTTCTTTTTATGTTGTAAAATCTCCAACATGACATTATAATAGGAAATATAAACAAATAGTTCAAAGCAGTTTTTTTATATCCAGACGCTTGATTTGCTTGTAATGTTTGCATCAAAAAATGATAGTCTATTAAAAATGTTGTAAGCCATGATAAAAATCTGCCACTTGAGTTACTCATAACTGGTCCTGTTCTTGGTTGAATTACACCACTAATATCTGTTACTACTTGATATATAGATCCATTATTTGTTCCTAAAAAAATACTAACTATATAAGCAACTGTCTTAGAACCACTAGATGAACTACTAGATGAACTGCCAGATGAAATTGCGCATGATGTTAATGACGAATTTGTTGAAAGTTCTGATATTGGAATATTATAAAAATGATTCCCTGTATCATCGCTAATAAAAAATTGCGTTGGAGTGATAAATACTACTACGTTTGGAGCATCAATATTTGATATTAACGATGTTATATTTCCATTTATTTCACATGATTCTCCAGATAAATCTAAAATATTTGGGTTTGAAATACTATAAATACAATAATCTTTAGAAGTAGTATAATCGGTATATGTAATAAAATCAAAAGCAATTTTATAAACATTGTTACTTTCTACACAAACTATATAATTTTGATAATTATCATTTAAAGATACATCAATGACATTTGTTAAATTTTGATAAGTACAATAATCCCATGATGTTATTGGATTACCATTACTATCATTTATAGGAAATTTGATTCCAACTACACCATCTATCAAAGGAGTATCATTAGTTTTTGACTTTGTATTAGGTTCAAAACTGGAACATCCGTTGGGACATTGTAAGTAATATATTCCTCCATATGTATCATCGTTCGCCGAGACAACTAATGTTACTCCATATGTACTTGTTGAAACTGACGTAAAATTTGGTATTCCACTATATGTATCACTTGGAACTGTTTCAAAATATGTAAATGAAACATCACAATTTAAAACATAATTCGTTATGTTTTGCCAGTTATTCGTAATAGTATTACTGTTATATTTAGCTGAAAGATATGGTATTTCATAGTTAAAAAAAATATTTTGGTTGTTATTTTCTATAGCGAACGAAACTAGATAAGATCCCTCTAATTCATTACTTATACATATATTACTGAAATAGATAGTATTTCCTGTTGTATCTTCATTCGTTATATAAATGGAATTATTAGTAAGGTATGCAGTTGTTGGATCAAACATAAAATTTCTAATACCATATATAGGTTCACTTGACGAAGGTTGAAATCCATTACTATAATTAATATATATACATTCTAACGAAGTTATATTACTGATAGTGGGAATAGTGTATGTTGTTTCATCTAGATAATTGTACATGTTTGTATACCACCCACCACTAATATCTCCACCAGATAAATCATATCCACCTCCTCCACCACTAATATTAAGACCTGATACACAATATGGATTTGGATTTGAATTGTCTACAGGATTAGAACTATAAGCACCTATTAATAAATTATTATTGGATGCGTATAAATAATCTACAACATAATCTTCAATATTTCCATTAGTATTATTAGAAATATCTGGATTTACTTGTACCCATGTAACATTATTAATAGCTTGAATATATGACATGTATTATATTATATAATTTAATATAATATAATTATACATTATAATTTATTTAGTTTTAAATATAATTATTTTAGAAAGTATAAACCTATTATAAATATAATAAAATTCAACTGAACCATCTTTTAAATTCAAGTGTACGATCTGTATTATTTGCCATAACTGGATGCGCAATTGGTATTGCTAATGTACTTACGTCATCTATATATTTAATATAACTTTGTGCTTCACTATATACTTGTTGAATACAATAATTTAAAACGATTTTATTCAGTTCCTCTATTTGTTGTGTAATATTATTAGGTTGATTCGCTGAATATTGTAAATAAACACTTCTCATTATAATTTTCAAAGAATCACAATCCTGAGGAGCAATTACATATTGCCGGTTTGATCTTTCATACACGCCTGCTCTTATTCCATTCTGTAAAATGATAATATTTTCTTGACTGAAAAAAGCTCTTGAAAGTATTGTTTCATCCCATAATCCTTCAGTAGGATTCCTAAATGTTACACATTGATTTGCAGGTATTTTATCAAACATTGAAAATAATTTATTCGTGTCCGGAGATTTAATATCAACTCTTCCATTATTCATTTTATTCATTTTATAATAGATAAATAGAAAAATTTATATTTTGTTTTATAATATAATTATAATATAAGAATGAACAATTTTCAAAAATTTATTTTATTTTTTGCTATTATTATTTTAATTATAACATTTATTAGTATCGGTTTAGCTATACACAATTCGAAAATTATTTCATGGCCTCCAATAATTCCAAGTTGTCCAGATTATTGGCTAATTGATGGTTCGGGTAATAATACAAAATGTATAAATATTAAAGATTTAGGAACTTGTCAACCCAGTTCAGGAAATAGACATTTAATAATGGATTTCAATAATGCGCCATATGTTGGTTCCAATGGCAATTGTGCAAAATATACATGGGCAAACAATTGTAATTTGTCATGGGATGGTATCAACTATGGTGTTAGTAATCCTTGTAGTTCAAGTGCGCCATCCAATTCAACTACAACCTCAAGCAATTTATTTGATTGGTTTATGACAAAGAAAAATAACTACACGTAAGTATTTACAATAACATAAAATAAAGATATATTTGTTAATGTATCTGAACTATAATTACACTGTTTGTGTGAAAATCAGCATAAAAAGAATAGATATATACATATAATATGGAAAACATCAATATTAATAAGATCCTTGATAGGGAAGAAAAAACAAAATTAATTAAAGAAATGTTAATTAATTTTGACAATAACAAAAGTGACTTATCGATTAAAAAAAGTATATATATTTATGGAGAACCCGGGACAGGAAAAACTACTTTTATTACTAACATTTTGAATGAAATGAACTATGATATAATAAAATATGATGCTGGTGATATTAGAAATAAAAGTGTTTTAGAAGAAATTACAAAACATAATATGTCAGATAAAAATATTATGAGTCTTCTTAATAAAAAAATCAAAAAATTAGCAATTATTATGGACGAGATAGATGGTATGAATAATGGTGATAAAGGGGGGATAAATACATTGATAAAATTAATACGTCCTAAAAAAACTAAAAAACAAAAGTTGGAAGACATTACAATGAATCCGATTATTTGTATTGGTAATTATCGCGTAGATAAAAAAATCAAGGAATTGATGAAGGTTTGTAATGTTATTGAATTAAAAACACCAACATCACAACAAATTACTAATATAATGGATGAATTAATACACAACAATAAAATAGATATAAAAAATAAAATAGTGAATTATATTCAAGGTGATTTACGAAAATTGAACAATATTTATAATGTGTATAAAAAAAACCCTGAAATTTTTTCAAATGCGAATATTATCGATAATATTCTTCAATTGAAATCATACAATGACGATACAAAAAAAATAACAAATAAATTATTGAATTTCAGTTATAATATAAATCAACATAATAACATTATGAATGAAACTGATAGAACAAGTGTTGGTTTATTATGGCATGAAAATATTATAGATATGATTGAAGATATTCATAAAAAAGATTCTATTCCCTTTTACATTAAACAATTAGAAAATATATGTTTTGCGGATTATATAGATAGAATAACGTTTCAAAAACAAATCTGGCAGTTTAATGAAATGAGTAGTTTATTAAAAACATTTAAAAATAATAATTCTTTTCACGAGTTCATAAATAAAATAAATACGAAAAATAAAACCAGCTCTAATACAAAAAACAAACCCAATAAAACATATGATATAAGATTTACAAAGGTGCTAACTAAATATTCGACTGAGTATAACAATTCTATTTTTATTCAAGATTTATGTCAACAAATGGCTATGGATAAGAAGGACCTATTTTGTTTTTTTTATGAGCTTAAGAATAAATATGACGAAGTTCAAATAAGCAATTTATTCGAAAATTATGAAATTACGAAATTAGACATCAATCGTGTTTATCGTTATTTAGAAAAATACATTAAAGAAAATGCTCCAGACACTGTCGACAAAATTATAGAAAATGAAAATGATTGTAATGATGGATTTGAAAACAATTTAGATATAGAATTTTAGATAATTTTCAAAATTTGTTCATTATCAGGGAAATCTGGTTCAACATTAAAATCAAAATCTTTGAATAAATTTCCAGCAGTTATATCATCACTGTATAATTGATTTGGATTATCAATAATAGATTTACTTATACATTCATCTATCATACATTTTTTATCATTTATGCTTGTACTATTATCTAATAATTTATTCAAATACATTTTTTTTACTATATTTATCTTAATAATAGCTAATTTGTTTCTATCTAAATCAGTAGTATTTTCAAATCTATAATCATAACCATCATATTGAATTTTACTAAATAAAACTGTCGGAAATATAAAACAAAATAAATTAGTCCACACCATGTAATTTTATATGGAATAATATTTTTATTTTTGTAAAAAAATAAAAATTTTATTCATCTTTTATTTTACCAGTAATTTACTTCATGGATTTGATTTCTAATGATGATATTGTTAGTCATTATGACAGTGAAGATGCTAGTGAAGATGCTAGTGAAGATGCTAGTGAAGATGCTAGTGAAGATGCTAGTGAAGATGCTAGTGTAATAGATTTAACCAACGATGAGATTATTATATTGACTAAACTTGCTTTAGAAATAAAAGCAAACCCGTCAATACAACCAGAATTATTCTGTCAACAATCTAAATCACTTTCTAAATATATTCCGCATCGCATCGCAGCGATTTTGAAAAGATGTAAAAAATATGGAAATAACAGAGGATATATTTTGATTAAAAATATTGCTCCATCTTTATCAAATGAAAACCATGAATTACCCAAAACTCCTAATAATAATAATTCTAAAATAGGTGAACAAACAATTTACTCAAAAATCCAAAGCATTATACTACACTCAATTTCTGATTTAATCGCTTATGAAGCTGAGGGTTATGGTAGATTATTTCAAGATGTAGTTCCTGTCAAAACTATGGAAACAAAACAAACAAGTATTGGAAGTAGCACTGAATTGGAGATTCACACAGAACAAGCATTCTCTAATTTGCGCCCAGATCTTCTTAGTTTAGTTTGTCTTCGCGGCGATCCAAAAGCATATACTTACATACTTCCTGTTCAATTTATAATTGAACACTTATCAGAATATGAAAATTTGCTGCTCAGAAGACCTTTATGGAAGATAGGTGTAGACTTATCTTTCAAATTTCATGGAAAAGAATTTATAAATGGAGACATCCGCGGTCCTATTGCTATTATTTATGGGTCACAAGACAACCCTACAATGATTTTTGACCAAGATTTAATGATAGGTATAAATGAAGAAGCAAATGTCATGATTAAAAAAATTGTTGATATTTATTATTTATATAGGTATCAACATAATTTACAGTGTGGAGAAATGATTATAATTGATAATTTACGTGCTGTACATGGACGATCACCTTATCTACCTCGATATGATGGTAATGATCGATTTTTAATACGATGCTTTGGCGTTTTTGACTATGAAAAAAGTAACTATGCTAGAAGCAATGAACGCGTTATTGACGCTATTTATAGTTAAAAATATCATACTATTTTTGTTATTTCTCCAATTTTTTCATTTCTAAAAAGAAAGATCGTTTATTCATCCATTTTTCTTTAATTTCATCACTTAATCTATCTAACAAGTGTCTTTCATATTGCTCAGGACTGTCATAAAATAGTATAGTACTTCCATTTGTTGTTTTTAACTCTCCAGTAGAGAGTGATAATTTAAACAATCTATCTTCGTCATTTGATCCTATTTTATATTTGTAATATTCACCTGTTTCAGCATTTCTAATATATGTACCAGTATCACTTGAAGCGTAACAATCAATTTTTACTTTTTTTTCAATTCCATTATTATTTATTTTATATCTATAAACACATCCATACCCACTATCCAAGCTTTTCACTCTATCTATTTCCTTATTTTGTGAATCCATAATAAAATCATTTTCTTGGGTAGGATCGAATCTATCTTCAGAGAACATTATTATATAATTATTTATATGTAATTATATAATGAGTATTATCTTTATATTGATTTTCTAAAAATAAAAAATTAACTTGGTTATTACTACGTGATAGTCAGATTAACTACTTTGATCAGGTACATCAGATGGTTAAGATGGTTAAGATGGACTATTAGGAAGCACAATTTCGCGATCCGAATCTAGTTCAAATGTTTTCTTCTCAAATTCTATCAACTTCTTTTTAGTTTCAATTTGTTCAGTAATTACTTTTTTAATTTTTTCTTCAAAATATTTTACTTTATCTTTTAACTCACTATTTTCAAGTAACAATTCATTAATAACCATGTTCATTTCATTTATTTTTTTTATTGGATCTATTTCGACTTTTCCATGTTGAGTTGGTTTTTTATCTTTAATAATAGCTCCATCTACATCAATATTTAATTTTTTTAGTATATTATTATATTGATTCAAATTATTTTGTTGTTGACGAATCATTTGTTCTCTCTTTACTTTTAAATCTTCTATTTGTTTTAACACTTCAGGTTTATTTTCGGGTTTTCCAGGAACATACTCATTCAATAAATTATCAATGTCTTCCATAAAAAATTTTTTAGAATCATCTTCTTTTACAAAATCATCTATTTTTTTATCTGAAATTTTAACATATGGATTATTATCCCCTTGATCCAATAAAGTTTTTTTATCAAAAGAATTATGTACATGTGAAAACACCAATATACTTTTCATAGGATCTAGCTGAACAAAAGGAATGGTATAATTTTTTAAAAAATGTTTTTCTTCTGCTAATGCGGCATTATCATCATAACGTGTTTGTTTTAATAATTCTTTACGAAAAGCAAATGTTGCTGCTGTAGCATGGTTTGGACCATAAGGACCAAACTGATACATTTTATGTATATGTTTAAAATATACATACATTTCACTTGAACCAGCACATAATACGTTTGGATTTTTTTGTAGAGTTTCAACAGCATGACTCACTCTATCAGGTGGATAATAATCATCATCATCCATATATATAATAATATCTCCACTACATTTTTCATTTGCTAAATTTCGTTTTTTTCCCAAATATAATTTTGTATCATATCTGTAATATTTTACTCTAGGAACATCACGAAATATATCTTCTACTTTATCTGTACCATCATCTAATACAATCCACTCCATTCTATCCTTAGGATAGGTTTGATTCTCAACACATTTTATAATAAAAGGTAAAAAAGGACGCCTATTAAATGTAGGTGTACAAATACTAACCATTGGATATTGTTTATTATATGCGTTTTTTTGTGATTTACTAATAGTTGTCATATTATTATTAAATTACGCGATTTTTATTTATATTTATTTTGAAATAAATGATTTATACATTATTTGATAATTTTTTCCAAATTTTCAAAGATTTTTTGATATTCCCACCTTTTTGTTTTTTCCCAAAAAGATTTCCAAAAAAAGATGATGAATCGAATTCAGAATTGCCACACGTTTTGACTGCTTGTTTAAAACTAGAAACCCTCGATAAATTAGCAGGTATTATGGTTTCATATAATCCCAAAGGAATAATTTTAAAAAATATCAAAATCACTACAAAAATTGACACAATACCAGCAATTGTTCCCCAACTAGTAAAAGTAATAATTATAACAAAAACAGTAATTATCCATGAAATAATCATTTTATGATATTTAAATGAATCTTTAATAATATCTAAAACAGTTACTTCTTTATTATCTATTACACCTTTGTATCCCAAAGTGGAAAACAAGCATATACTTAATGTAATTGTATTAAGTATTGGTATTACTGTAAATAGCATAATCCAAAATAATATAAAAAATAATACTACAAAAAATATACCTAACCCATAATTTACAGGTTCCAATAACGTTACATTACTCCATTTTGCTTTTTCATTCATATTGGAATTATCATTTGTTTTAAAAAACCAACTCATCGATTTGAAATAATAGTAAATACTTACTACAAAAAACCCAATAATATGTACAAAAAATAAATATACAGAATATAATACTGGCCCAAATAATAAAATTATCATTTCTGGAGCGTTATTGAATGAATTCAAAAAAAAGTTGATGGCTTTATTATTATACCCCATTAATCCTTCAATGATTGAATAAAAATAATTAACTAAAAAATTGGATTTTGGAGATTCTTTGTATTTACGAAATATATCTAAAAAATAATTTTGCGAATTATATGTATCATAAGGAAATTTCAATTTGACTGATTCCTGAGGTTTTGTATTTGTCAAAAATATATTGGTTTCAATTTCATCAATTTTCATTTCATAATTAGTAAATGGCGCGCAATCAGTATTTGTAGGGATAATATTAGCTTGACCTACTTTACAAGTATACAAAATAACAGAACTATGGATAAAATATAAAACAATAATTAATACAATTATTAAAACTTTCATTACAAATGGTATAATATTTCCTCCTACATTTTTTGATGCGTTCTCTGATTTTTTCTTCTCGCTTTTTTTATTTTCTATATCTGAATTATTATTTTCATTTGTAGTTGTACTAGTCATTATTATAATAACATTATATAAAATTATAAAAAAAATATCAAATAATATTATATGAGACTAAATACAAAAAATTATTCTGTTTTATTTTTAGCAATAATTTCAATTATACTTTGTATTTTTATTTATAGATATATTAATTTTCTCACAGTTCACAAATATATTGTAGAATGTTTTAGCTCGAATGAGGCTATTTACGTTGACACTGGATCTCCTACGACAACACATACAGTAGATTTACCTTTAACAACTAAATATAGTTGTAGAAATTTTTGCGGTCCACAGTCAAGATGTGCTATTACGGGAGAACAATGTATGGCAGACATTGATTGTCCTGGTTGTAATCCTTACGGTCCAAATTTCAAACCACCTAGTTCAATATATGTTCCAGGAGACAATGATGCTGGTAAATTAACATGGGGGGTTACTCCTACTTATTCAGTACTAACAACTGATATTGGTACCCAAGCAAAATTATTTACTGATAATAAAAAAAAACTCAGTAAGCCTGTCCAAGCTAATTTTGGTGTGAACACTTGGATAAAAGCATTTGATGGAGGACAGCAATTATTTGATGAAAAATATAAACCAGCTGGATTAAAATTCATGCCAAATTATGATAAAAGATACACTTTATCAGGAGAGTTTATTGACGACGGACCATTTCCATCGAATGCTTATTTACATTAAAGCGTTATATGAAATAATGCTATTGTATCTCATTTTTTCGCAATTTTTTGTCTAATTTTTATCAATAATAACATTTTTTGCGATTTTCTTAATAATCTTTGTATCTTTATCATAGTCATTGTCTCCTTTGCCCCCCATGGATTCATATACTATCTTATTGTATTGATCGTTTTTCTTAGAATCATAATCTTCACAATCTGGATATGTAGCCCGAAATTCTTTTAACATACAAATATTTTTATGGGCTATCATACGAATTGCTTTTCGCAATTTTTTATTATTCTCATCTTCTTTCTCCCATATATTTTCATCCTTAACATACATAACCTCTCTCTTTTGATCAGTACAATGAACAGGACGTTTATTCACATCCATAGCTTGTAAATTCTTAATGATTATATTGGAAATTCCTTCAATATAACCGACTTTTCCTACATTTTCTAAATCAGTTACTTGTAATTTAACAGATTCAACAAAATCGCTAATATTCATCGCATCTTTACAAGTCTCATTCAAAAAAACCTGTAGATTAAATGTCTTATTATTACTATTAATATTATTGTTGTTTATAATATTGTTTGTCGTTCCATTTTTACAAAGTTCAATTACCGATTTTTGGATGTCTGTGTTTGTTTTTACCAATTCACATATTAAATTGGTCAAATTGGTTAAATTGGTTATATTGGTTATATTTGTTATATTTTCACTAACGTCTTTATTTTCCTTTTGTTTCATGTTTTCACACTTACTTTGGTGTTTCCATAAACCAGAATTTGTATTATATTTCTTTCCACAATAACAAGTAAAGACATTTTTTACGCTTTTTACGCTTTTTTTGATTTCCATTTTATTTCCACTGACATTGAAAACATGTTTAGGTCTGGTTACATGTCTATCCCAATCACTCTTTGTACAGCATTTAAAGTCACAAATTAAACATTCAAATTTGGGTATGTTTTTTTTATGTTTTTTTATTTCCAAAATTTCCATATATTGGAAATAGAAAAAAAACATACTAAATCTTTCTTATTAAAATAAAAAAATTACAGTAACAAAATGAAAATTATTTTTTTGGTGACAAGACGGTAATTTTCAATTATGGTCTCATCACTTATGTTTTTTACAAAGTCAATTGACCTTTTTCAAAAATGGACAAAAAAAATGTCCAAAATCGAAAAACCAAAATACTTTTTGGGACACTTTTTTGCAATAATTTAATAAAGACTGAGAATTTCGAAAAATCATAGTAATCTCTTTAAATTAACATGAATATCAGTAACACATAAGTAGCATGTTGTAAATATCACACCTTAAGGTTTTACTCTTTTTCAATGCCAACTACCTTGGCTATTTTCTTAATGATTTTGGTATTTTTATCATAATCGTCGTCTCCTTTGCCTCCCATCGCTTCAATAACTATTTTATTGTATTGGCTATTTTTATTTGAATCGTACTCTTCACAGTCAGGATACGTTTTCCGAAATTCTTTTAACATGCAAATATTTTTATGTGCTATCATGCGGATTGCTTTTCGCAATTTCTTATTATTTTCATCTTCTTTCTCCCATGTATTTTCATCCTTGACATACATAACTTCTCTCTTTTGATCAGCACAATGAACTGGTCGTTTTTCCACATCTAATGCTTTTAAGTTTTTAATGATTATATTGGATATTCCTTCAATATAACCTACTTTCCCAACATTTTCTAAATCAGAAACTTGTAATTTAACAGATTCGACAAAATCACTAATATTCATAGCATTTTTACATGTTTCATTCAGAAAAACCTGTAAATTGAAGGTTTTATTATTATTCATACAATTAGTATTTATGTTATTAGTAATTTGATTCGTACCATTTTTTACAATTTCAAGAATAATCTCCTTTATATCAGATTGTTCTTTTAGTAAATCATTATTTTGTTTAAGCAAAAACTGTATAATATCATTTTTATTATTATTTTCTAAATTTACATGTTGTATTATCATTTTACATTTATTTTTATGTCTCCATAAACCACTTCTATCGCCATATTCTTTATTACATTTTTCACATATAAAATGCCCTTTTTGCTCTATTTTGGTTGCTAAAATGTTGCTATTTGTTGATAACTTATGTTTTGCTGTAGAATTATGCCGTTCCCAACTATATTTCTTAAAGCATTTATAGTTACAAGTATCGCAATAATATTCTAATTGCCCTTTTCTACTCTTATTTGCCCCAAAAATGTTGCTAAATGTTGCCATAAAGTATAAATAGAAAAATAATTTTTAGATATCAGAAAAAAAATACAGTAACAAAATGAAAAACAATTTTTTACTGATCAAACGATAAAAATACATTTCAGTCACAAATCACGTTTTTTCCAAAGTTATTCTACCTTTTTCAAAAATGGACAAAAATAAATGTCCAAAATCGAAAATCCAAAATACTTTTTGGGAGACTTTTTTGCAATAATTTAATAAAGACTGAGATTTTCTAAAAAGCATAGTAATATCTTTAAAATAACATGAATATAAGTAACACATAATTGTTTATTGCTAAATATCAAACGATAAGAAATAAATATTCTATAAGATGATTATTTACTAAATAAAAAAAATGAAATAAATTAATTGTAAAAATATTTACATTAATAATTATTACTACTAACTACATATCATGTCGCATTTATTCAATGAAAATTTATATAAAATATTTTACAACATGAAAAATATTTTAAAAAAAACGTTAAAATCAAACGTTAACGTATTCAAGAATGTTTATTTTGTTTTTATATTTTGGGTTATATTACATTATATTTCATCACACATGTATATTTATTACTGTACACCAAAAAGTGTATATGGATTTTCAATGTCACCTTTTATAATTGCTGCTCCGCATTGTCAAGCTTTAAGTTGGGTTGTGTATAATGGAGGAAACACTATTATTTCCATGTGGTTTACGTTTGGGTTTTGGTTATTAAATTTTATTAATCCGATGGTAAATAAAAACACTAATGTAAAAAATGAAATTTGTGATTGGAATGATGATAATAAATTTAGCAATAACAATAATTTTAATGAAGTGATTGATTTAACACTATCGGATGATGATGATGAGGATGATGATGATGACGATGATGATTCAGTTCCGCCTCTTATTAATGTGTATAGTGATGATGACGACGATGATGATGACGATGATGACGACTCAGTTCCGCCTCTTATTAATGTGTATAGTGATGAAGACGATGACGATGACGATGACGATGACGACGATGACGATTACGATGACATCGATGCTAATGATACAGAATAAACCAAAATTTGTAATGTAAATTAAATAAATCTTTTTTTTATTATGTAGCATACATTAAACCAGCGTTGCCACCAACAAATACTACCATGTTTATACGTTCTTCCATAACGTATAAATTATAATTATATTCATAAATTCTCCATGTCGGTTTATTTATGCCAACAATATCACCCGACTCTGGGTCACAAATTGTTAATACTTGAGCGTATGGATCAAGTGGAGGAACAATTGTATTGAATTCCAATTGAACTAAATTAAAACGATTCATATTAATGGCTCCCGATGGTTGTAATTCAAAAGGCGATGTATTTAAACAAAAATTATAACAATATAAACCGTCTGGAGCAGTTCCTGGAGTCCTAGTATATTTTTCAATATAATTGAAAATGCCAGCACTAAAAGTATTTTCACGATACTGTCCATCAAGTAATATAGCCATCGTAAGTAATATTTGATAAACATTTTGCGGATTATAAATTCCTGAAATTTCATAACCAGTTAAAGTACCATTTGGGTTTATACCAGGTCCAATACTGCCATCATTTATTAAATTGAATTTACCATTTACAGGTGCTGGAACTACATTATATGGCAAATTGTTATATGGCCAATTTGTGTAATTCGACCATTCATTTCTTAAATTCACATCACTTCTTTGAAAATAAAATAACCAACTTGAAACTAAACTGATTGAATCTAAATCTACTTTATTAGCACCAGTAACATTATAAAATACATTTTCATTTACTTGTCTAAATAAATATTTTTGTTCATTTTTAGCAAATATTCTAGATTCATCATTTGAGAGAAAACAATAAGTTGATATTAAATGTATATCAGGGAACCAAACACTTCTTTGATCTAAATAAGAATTCAAACCCAGATTTTCATCAGGAGGGGTTTGTAAAAAACGATACATTTGGTTTTGGTATTGATTAAAATTAGGAGCAATATATGGATAGTTATTAATACTATCAAAGACATTTCTTATGCGAAATAATTCATTGATTGGACGAAATGTTACGTTAATTTGTAATTCATTGTATTGTAATGAAACTAGAGGAAATGCCATTTGAGATTTTAAAGAGAACCATGAGTTTAAAGGTATAAATAACTGTCTACCTCTTATAGATGGCTCTGCTCCAGCAGGATTATCTGTATAATAAGCGTTTGGATATGAATTTACGCGACCATACGCATTTGCTGGATCAAATAATTCGGGTACATTCCCAATCATCCTGAAAAATAAGTCTAGTTTGGTTCCATTAAAATCTCTTAGTGCTGAATTTAATAAATAAGAACCTGAATATTCTTGTAATTTTTGATTTCCACAAGTGATCGAAATTTTTGAAATCATTTGTGCACCAAGATAATCTATCCATTTAAACTCATAAGGAACCCAATCACTATATGTTATGGACCCGTCAGGATTAAGAGTTTCTTGTGGAGGTAATATAGGACTCCATATGTTTGGTAAATTAACGACTATATACGTATCCATCAATAAATCAGCATATCTCGGTATTTTAAATTGAAATGTCGAAGTTTCCGCTAAACGCAATGTAGTTGATCCTTCAAAATCTATTCTGAATTTTTGCATTCCAAAATTAGTATATTTTAAATAAGATGATTTCCAAAATGTTTTTGAAGGATTACCATTTAATACTACATTTTGTTGACCACTTGATACTAAATTTAATAATCCACCTGCCATATTTTAACTTTATATATATATTTATTTGATTTTAAATAATAATATTATTGTTTTATATTATTTTTGTTTTTGTGAAGACTGTTTTCTATATTTTTTATTTTTATAACTTCTTTTATGATGATGCTGTTTTTTATTAGTAAGTTTTAATTTATATCTACAACATTTTTTTGTTTTTTTCTTTTGACCACCGCGACTGTACATATCGTCTGAAGTTCTTTTTTTATTTTGTATTGTATGATGTTTAGTTATTGTTTGAAGAGCATTATCAAAACTATTTTCTGGTACAGGATTGGGTCTGGTAGTCTTGAATCGCATTTGCTTCTTTTTTAGAATATTCATACCATTCACCAATATTTTTAAAATTTTCATCTAATTGTATATTATCCTGTAAATTTTTATTTTCTGATAATATTTCTTTGCGTTCATCTATTAAAAAATCAATTACATTTAAATATTTATTGAAAACAGTTGGATTTACATTAGCCATAGCATATTCTAATAAACCATTGACATAGTCGAGTATTTCTTGAGGATTTGATTTTTGATCAGCTTCAACACAACAATATTTATTATTTGTAAATTTTGGGTATTGATTTGGATTACATCCTAAACTACCTATATTATTTACATTTTCTAAATATTGACCTATTGTTAATTCTCTTTTATTAGGGAAAACAACATTAGGACCAGGTATACAATTTTTAGAGCTATTTATACTATCTTCATCAAAAGTAAAAGTCTTTTGTTTTTTGTATGAAGGTGTAAAAATTTCCATATATATTTATAAAATATTTCAAATATTTTATAAAAATTAAAAATATTACTATAAATTAATAATACAACTAAAATCATGAATCCACAATTAAAATTAAATTATAATATAGATGAAAATTTTATATTTTTTTGTATTTTAGCACTAATACTATTTATCATTATCATATATGTTAGTTATCTTATTTATATTTCAAAATTAAAAAAACAAGAGTGTAATTTTTTAAATAAATTGTATCCTTCTGCCAATGGAAATATTAAATCTATTTCACCAAATAATCCAGACTGTAGCGGTAATTTATATGATTATTATATAAAAACAGCATATAATGCTTGTAGCGGAGGTAGTTATAAAAACGATTATGTTGAGATTTGTGTTTTAAAAGATATTATTAAACAAGGAGTTCGTTGTTTAGATTTTGAAATCTACAATATTGATAATAAACCTGTCGTATCAACTAGCACTACAGATAATTATTTTGTTAAAGAAACATTCAATTCAGTTAATTTTAGTGATGTTATGAAAACGATTCATGATTATGCTTTTTCAAGTGGTACTGCTCCAAATCCAACAGACCCAATATTAATTCATTTAAGAATAAAAAGTAATAATCAACAACTCTACTCCAATTTAGCACAAATTTTTAAATCTTACGATAATATCATGCTTGGAAAAGATTACAGTTATGAAAATCACGGTAATAATATTGCTGCTAAGCCATTAACAAGTTTTATGAATAAAATAATTTTAATCGTTGACAAAATGAACAATTCTTTTTTAGAAAACAAGGATTTTTTGGAATATGTAAATCTTACAAGTAATTCTGTATTCATGAGGGCTTATCCATATTATGATGTAAAAAATACACCTGATATAAATGAATTACAAGAATATAACAAACGATGTATGACAATTGTTTTTCCTGATAATGGTGTGAATCCTAGTAATCCAAGTGGAATAGTCTGTAGAGAATGTGGATGTCAGATGGTTGCTATGCGTTATCAATATGTAGATAATTTATTACAAGAAAACGCAGTATTTTTCGATGAAGCGGGTTATGCTTTTGTGCTTAAACCAGCAAATTTGAGATATACTGAAGTGACTATTCCTCAACCTACCCCACAGAATCCTGAATATTCTTATCAAACTAGAAATGTAACAACTGATTACTATAATTTTAATTTTTAGATGCGTTTTATAAATAAGTTAGTATATCAACATCATCTATTAAAAATTTTTCTTTTAATTGATCAATCAAAATAGCAATTACTATTTTTTTTTTATAATTTCTATTTTTATTAATATCTGTGATAATTATTTTTAAAGTTATACCAGGGGACCAATTGTATTTACAATCGAGAGAGTGACAACATAAACAATTTTTATTTGTAAATAGTTTAAGATAATCTTTGAATCTAACAGATGGTATTTTTAACAAATTTATATACGGTTTATTATTATAATAAATTTTAGGTGATGTAAAAGGATATTTTTTATCAATAATAAACATATAACTTTGTATTTTATCATCATTAACACAATTTATTATTAGTATTGTAATAGCATTTGTTTCTTCATTATATTTAACAGAAATACATGAATTAGTAAGTTCATTAAATAGATCATTGTATTCCCTTAAAATACGTTTTTGCATACAACCTGAGCATTTTTGTATTTCCAATTTATTATATTCATTTACTATATCTTTATAATTACAATATTTTGTATAATCCATCATATTTAAGTAGAAATTGTTTTCTTTATCTAGTTGACTTTATAAAAATATAATTTCAATTTTTTATTTTTATTTGCTTATTGTATGAAAAAGAATATTATACCAAATTGTAAAGATTTAACATTTCAAGATTGTGAATTATTAATTCTTAGAATGGCTGTTGATAAAGCCGAAGAAAAATTAGGAAAACGTATAGCAAATTCAGAAGATGTTAAAAAAATTATCGTAATTGTAGAAAATTTCATTAAAAAAAACAATTTAATTTGTTATGGTGGGACAGCCATTAACAATATATTGCCTGTTCAAGATCAATTTTATAATACAGATGTAGAAATCCCAGATTATGATTTTTTCTCTCCAAATGCTTTAGAACATGCTAAAGAATTAGCTGATTTATATTTGAGTTATGGTTATACAGATGTTGAAGCAAAATCAGGTCAACACCATGGAACATATAAAGTATTTGTGAATTTTATACCAGTCGCTGATTTAACTCAATTTCCAAAAGAAGTATATCAAGCTATTAAAAAAGATTCTATAAGAGTCAATGGTATTTTATATGCTCCACCTAATTTTTTAAGAATGTCAATGTACTTAGAACTTTCTAGGCCAGCAGGGGATATATCTAGATGGGAGAAAGTATTAAAACGTTTAACTTTGTTAAATAAAAACTATCCTTTAACAAACCTAAATTGTTATGATATTGAATTTCAGAGAGAAATGGAAGACACTACGAAAGAGGATGAAATTTACGACAATGTAAGAAATACTTTTATTAATCAAGGTGTTGTGTTTTTTGGAGGGTATGCGATTTCTTTATATTCACAATATATGCCTGCAAAATTACAAAAAAAAGTTAAAAAATATGCTGATTTTGATGTATTATCAAGTGATCCTAAAACAACCGCTGAAATTGTAAAAGAGAGATTGAATGATATTCAGGTTGAAAATGTTAAGATAATATATCATAATGCTATAGGTGAAATTGTTCCTGAACATTATGAAATATCAATTGGTGACGATACAATTGCTTTTATATATAAACCAATCGCTTGTCATAGTTATAATATAATTAATATTCACTCACAATCCGTAAAAGTTGCTACAATTGATACTATGTTGAGTTTTTATTTGTCTTTTTTATATACAAATCGTCCCTATTATACCGAGTTTTCTGACAGAATATTATGTATGTCTAAATTTCTGTTTGATGTACAACAAAAAAATAGATTAAAACAAAAAGGTCTTCTCAAAAGATTTAGTATTATTTGTTATGGACACCAACAATCAGTAGAAGAAATGCGTTCTGAAAAAGCAGAAAAATTCAAAGAATTAAAAAAAAACAGAGATTCGCGAGAGTTTGAAGAATGGTTTTTAAATTATAAGCCAATGATAATACAAGAAAGTGTTGATAAAAAAAACACCGATAAAAACACCGATAAAAACACCGATAAAGACACCGATAAAAACACCAAATCAATAAAAAGCAACTCTAAAATAATGAAAAAAGCATTAAAAATAACAAAAATACCAAATAAATCAAAAAAAATAAAAGAAAAAAAAAATAAAACGAATAAAAAGAAAAAATCTAAGAAAGGATTCTTAAATTTATATTGAAAGAATAATAAAAAAATGAATGTATTTTCTTTTCTTTAATTATATATAAAAAATATTTTGTGAAAATGTTCAACATCTTAAAATTATTTTCAGGCTGTACATTTTATAGTTGTCAAACCAAAACAATACCAACCAATGTTGCTAATCCGATTTCATGGTCGGATACAAAATCATTTATTCCTCCAATAAACGGTGGAACAGTTATAAAAGTATACGATGGGGACACAATTACAATTGCGACAAAATTACCTTATAATAATTCTGAATTATATCGATTTTCGGTTCGACTAAAAGGAATAGACTCCGCAGAAATTAAAAGTTCATCTATTGATGAGCAAAATATAGCTAAAGAAGCAAAACAATGTTTAACAAATTTAATACTGAATAAATATGTTTCTTTACAAAATTTGAATACAGAGAAATATGGAAGAATATTAGCGGATGTTTACTTAGGTGAAATTCATGTAAATCAATGGATGTTACATCAACATTTGGCTGTAGAATATGATGGTGGTACTAAAAAACCTCCTAGTTCTTGGATTCGATACAGACTAACGGGAGAAAAATAAATAATATTGTAAAAGAGTTCAAATATTATTTATTGTATATTATCAAAATAATAGTGATATATGGAAAACATTCAATTTTTTTGTCTGAATTACAATAATGAAAAACGAAAGCAGAGTATGGAACGACGTTTTGAACAAGTTGGCATTAACTGTAAATTTACTCCAGGAGTTGATTTTGTAGACAATAGAATATTGAAGTATTCAGAATTATTAAATGACGGAACAAAACGTGTATGGTCTTGTATGTATGGTCATCTCGATATGATAAATGATTTTTATTACAATACAAATAAAGAGTATGGTATATTTTGTGAAGATGATATTTATATTCATAAAAATATTAAAAACTATTTACCACGTATTTGTTTGGATTTCAATATACTTAAATTGGATGTCCTTTTGCTAGGTTATTTATTACAATGTAAACCAATTGATCCGAATGTTGAACATTTATTCCCTATATATGAACTACCGATTACCAAATCACCATTCACATATCATTCATTTCCAGATGATGTGTGGGGTGCGCAAATGTATATGTTGTCACGAGAACATGCTAAATATTTATTGGATAAATATATGTATGGATACGCTGAGTTGAGTATTAAAAGTAATATTGCGATTCCATTCAGTGCTGATTGGACATTAACGAAAGAAGGGAAACGAGCTTTAATATCACCTATTTTAGCAGTAGAAGACAATTCTAGTATTTATCAAGACATTGGACAAAGAGTTTATCATAAACAATGCTTTGACGCTCATTATGACATCAATTTGTTTGTGACATAAACAACTCTATAACCAGTCTTAAAACCCACCGAATTGTTGATTTATTTTATTTAACAAATAATAGAAAATACCAAATAAAGCACTCATAAAAATATACCCATTGAAGTTTAAATTACCGTCTTTTGAAAAAAGAACTGGTAAATAAGTAAAAAGATATTTTCTGAATACTGGCAATTGGAATAAAAAATATAGAACTGATAATAACAATGGCACTTGAATTTCATTATACATATCGTCTAATCTATTATTGTTTTCTACTTTATAATTATACTCGTTTATCATGTCAGACGTTTTTTCATAGTTGTTTATATAATCTTGCTGACCTTGATTTTGAATTGGTGGAGGAATATAATTTGGTTGTACACTTATATCATGAGTCAAACCACTAGTGTTTAATGGAATATCCCTTGATGGAAGTTGGGTTGCGCCTGTTAAATTAGCTTGTTGTAACCCATTTACAATTTGATTAATTACAGATTGATCTAAACTTACAGAATTCGAATTTACATTCATATTTTGTTGTTGTACAACGTTATTTTGTCCTTGACTAAAACGTTCATTAGCATTTAAGGATATATTGTTGTTTATATTTCCGCCATTTGCCGGATCAGTAGGAAGATCCATAATATTTGTCGTAGAATTTTCACTCATTGTCTATCCTAATAATTAGATCGGTCGAAAAGAAAAATAAGATAAAAACGAAGTTTCTTATTTATCCAAAATTAAAAAGCTACTATTTTTTTATTCGTATTACACTTTGTAGATTTTGTATTATATTTATAACATTTGTTGTCATATTTATAAATTTTATCTTTTATTTTATCTAAAGGAACTGCGTGAAAAATAATACAATTTTTATCTTTACAAACAGTACGAAATAAAGATGCTAAACCTATACCTAGCAAAATAGACATTAATATTTTGCCATTCTCTGTATGGATAAATTTTGATAAATTAATCATGTTGTATTTTTATATTATACTATTATACTATTACAATATAAAAAAGAAAGAAAAATCAATTTTGTATAGGTATTTCATTAATTAATGAAATATTTTTTGGACATTCCACTTCATAAGGATCAAATTGGAAACAATTATCTGCGTCATCTTTGAATATGATTTTATCTACGTTTTCAGGACTTGGATAAATATAAATAGTTTTCATTTCCGGACCATAAATATATACTAAAAACAATCCAATAGCAAAACTTATTAAAAATATACGTAAGTTAATGAAATGAAACAGCATTTATATAATATTTATATAATATTTATTTTACATAAATATTATATAAAAATTCTACACACTACAATTGTACTAATAAAGACCCTTAAGATCTAATTCATTAATAATAATATATGCCAAAGATTCTAAAAACATTTTATAATTTTTAACCCCATTTTGTTCAGTATATAATGTTAAAAGTGTTTTTTGATAAGATTTATCTAATTTATTAAAAATATTATTGTAAACGCTATTTCCAAAATCATATGTACCATTATCTAAAATTTGCGGTGGAATAATTAAATTACTAGGACTTACAAATTCCATTTTTGTTTTGTTTTTCATATGTTGAATTAGTTGATCCATTGTTTCTTGTAACCATTCACGATCGGTTAAGAGTGCTTTTTTATATTTAATTGGTAATCTATTCCACATTTGTTGATATTCGGCATTATCCCATTGTACAGAACCATCTTCTTGTATTTTTGGCCTACTACCTGGTATTGTAACAATAGGTTCTTCTTTTTCTTCACCTTGTTCTTGTACCAGTAAATTAGGTTTAACCTTTTGTTTCTTATTGGACATTTTTTTAGAAAGATTACCATAATCAAATGATAAAACAGATGGTTCTATATAACTTTCTTCCAAATCTAAAATACTGTATTTTTGCTGTTTTAATTTGTAAACATTTTCACTATCGTCATATTCTACAAAATTATTTCTATATTTTAATCGCATAACTTCATTTAATTTCGGTTGTAATTGATTGATATATATTTCAACGCAATCTCTCACGTATTGTACATCATTGGTACTATCGTAATTTTTTATGCTTTCTTTTATATCTTGTATTAATATAAAAATATCTTCTTGTAATTTATTGATAGTTTCATTCATTTGTTTATTATCTGTTAATTGAAATAATGTTTCATAATTCAAATTTAAAAGAAAATTAATATCATTTATACTATCTTTCAAATTGTCAAATCGATTAATCGCGGTTTCTGTAGTAATATAACCAAATAATAGTTTGTTCTTATCTTCAATAATATCATTTTTATATTCAATATTATCTTTTTCCAATTCTTTAATATGATCTAATAAATTATATGTAACTCCTGAGTTGATATTTATATTTAAATTACATGGTTCCGTTAAGCTTCCACATATTGCTCGAAGTTCTCTAAAATCCTCATTTTCATTACTAGTACGTTTTATTGAAAAGATAGTTCCAACTGGTCGTTTACAATTGATACATTTAGGTTTTAATTTTTTGTATTCGTTTCGTTTTTCTCTCCAACTTAGAGTTTTATTTTTAATAATTTTTTGTTTTTCTTTATTCAAGGTTGTTTCATAGGTATTTTTCAATTTATAATACTCATTGAAATATTCAATTATTTTATTGGTATTTTTGTTCTTGTCATTGTTTGTATTTTCGTATGACATAATTATACTATATACATAATGTTTATTTTATTATTTTACTATTTTACTATTATTTTATTGTAACTAAAATAACAACACTAGCAAGACACATGATCAATAACGATCAATATACAATTTTGTTATGAAAAATCTCGTAATCATTATCCCAATTAGGCAGTCCAGTTATCAATTCTTGATGAGCAATTTTTTTAGCTTGTTGAAAATTTTGTATTTTGGATAAAATATATTGTTTTTTTTCTCTATCTTTTTTTTGTTTTTCCATAGGGGTTAATTTACCTTTGTATTTGTAAATTAACACACATGCTAAAATGAATAAGAAAAATAATAATAATCCTATATTGAAAATCATATTTTGATATTTCTCTTTAAATATTCGACATTGTTTTAGAGTTTCATTTAAAAAATATTTAACTCCATTTTCGACTAATCGAGGATGTTTTATTTCATTATATTCCATATTAGTAATTACTTTTATAATAATAAATTAAATTATACATATTATTTATATGGCAAATTCTTACTTAAATATTATAACTTTTTTATTATCAACTGTATTTTATTATTTGGCTTTAAAACCAAATTTGAAATACAACGATTTGACTAATGGTATTGAATATAAAAACTATTTAAATAAAAACTATTTATATTTAGGTATTTATTTTTTATTAATTTTAATAATACAATTTATTGTAAATGCTACAATCATTACAACAAAATGTGGAGGTAGTGTCACAGAAAATTTGGGCGCTTCGGGGGTTTTAACTTTTGTACCATGGACACTCATTTTTGGTGTAGTAATTATTGTTATTTTGGCTTATCCTGGTTTTAAAACCGCATTTTCAGACGTTGTTGGTTATTTTTACGTAGCTAATTCCGCGAATCAAATATTAACTGAATTATTGGTAAATACAAAAATAAATGATGAAATGACAAATGAACAATTATCATCCCTCTCAAAAAAACAATTAGAAAAGGCGGCTGATATGATTATCAAAATTTGTGGGAATACCTCTATATTAATCAATCAAATAGTACCATCCAATTTTATAGAATATTGGAATTTATTGCGACCTTTAATGAAAGACAAATATAAAATGGATGGACCACTCGTGGATGAAAAAAGAAATGAGTTATTTGAATTAGTAGTAACGAGAGATAATGTTGGCGAAGCAATGTGGTTTATATATAGTGGTTTGTTGGTTTGTTCAATTGTTCAACTAAAAATTTCTACAAGATCATGTAATACAAATCCAAAACAAATTGCTAAAAACTATCAAGAATATCTTGCTAAACAAGAAGCAATTGATAAAAAAAATAAACAAGCCACTAGTACAGTATATACAATAACCAATTGAGGTTCGACGCTTTCATTTTAATGAATACAATGAAATAAAAAAATATTTTTATATTATAATGTGTTCAGGGATTAAAATAATTTGTAAAGATGGAACTGTTATAGTTAGCAGAACACTTGAGTTTGGATATATTTTCGATTACAAAGTTTACCGTAATGACAATATTTTAGGAATTACAACTGAAAATTATTTTTTAGACGGAATCAACAAGCATGGTCTCTGCGTTATGACATTTTATTTTCCAAAATTCGATGAATACACTGATGATATTCCAGAAGGGAATATTTCTTTGATGTCATTAGAAGTAACTGGCTACTTATTGGAACACGCAAAAAATATACACGACATTGAAGAGATGATTAAAAAAATAAGTGTAAATAAAGAAATTTTCAAAACGTTCAATAGCGTTGTACCAGTTCATTGGTTTTGTGTAGACAAGTCTGGCGATTGTATTACAATCGAAAGTGTAAAAGGTGTTTTGACCGTTTATAAAAACAAACTAGGTGTAATGACAAATTCTCCTACTTTTCCAATTCATTTGTTGTCTTTAGAAGCTTTCCCTGAATTTTCACGTTATAATAATCCACACAAAACATATTCAGAAGGGACAGGCATGAATGGTTTACCTGGTGATTTTTCGAGTATTTCACGGTTTGTTCGTCTTAATTTGTTTCAACAATTACACACGATGCCAAATAGTAGTGAGGATGGTGTTTTTACTGCTTTTCATATTTTGAATAATTTTGATATAGTGAAAGGATATGTAGAGGATTCAAAAGGTGTACAAGAATTTACTCAGTATACAGTTGTTTATGATTTAAACAACTTGAATGGATGGTATAAAACATATGAAAATCAAATAGTTAGAAATCTCGTTTCAAACAAAATACTTTTGTTACAGAACGGAAACCCCAATAACCCAAATGATTTTACTTCAATTCAAAAAAATACTTCAAACGAAATTTTCAGCATAATTAGTGGAATAATTCTTTTAACATTATTAATAGTAATAATGTTGAATAGAAGAAATTTAGCTCGTTTTCTTCCACATCATCTAATAAAATAATTTGGGTTTTGCTAAATAAAACATGACAAACAAATAACTGATTATTCCTAAAATTATAGATAGTAGCCAAATAGGAAAAATAGTTTTGTTTTTATACCCAATGCCAAATTCTCGAACACTTCCATCTTTGTTATAAAGAAAAGACGGTTTTGTCATAACGATTACTCCAAACATAATTACAAATAATAATACTGAAAATGTTGTAATATGCTCTCTTACATAGGCTCGATTGATTATCATTAAATTATTATATATAATTTAATAATATATTTTTTGCAAATTGAATTCGTTTTATTAAGTATAGCTAGTACCATAATTATTATAGTCAATATTTACAATAGTAAACCAGCAGCAGTAGGAAACATCCGTCCAAACAGTCACCAAAAAATTACCAACATTTGATAATGTATAACTATTTACAATTCCCGATAATTCACTTGTTGTTGTATTAAAAGTAACTCCTGCTGGTAGAGAAGGAACTGAATTACCATCATCGCTTGTACCATAACCTTGTATTGTAAAGTAATAGGGATACTCACCATCCCATAATTCACCATTATAGGTTGGTTCTAAGAAGACATTATTTAAAGGTTCTTCACATTGAATTGATAAATACGTGTAATTAGTTAAACCTGGTGGTAGATTAGAACTCATTTTATATTAATTATATTATAACATTATATATATTATATTTATATAATACCCCTAAATTCATTCAAAATCATCGTAAAAATATTTTTGAAAATTGAATTTGTTTTATGAAGTATAATAAATATTATAGTAACAATAATTCATTGGTATTAATACATCACCTTCACCAATGTAAGTAGTTAAACAAAATATACCACTATTTGATGCTGTGGGATTACTTACAGTTCCATACAATTCACTGGTTCGATTATTAAAAGTAAGTCCCGCTGGTAGAACAGGTGGTGGCGAACTATCATTGCTACAACCTTGTAAACCAAAGGTATAACCTAAACCATCATAAAATTGTTCTAATTGATATTCATAATATTGTCCTATCGGAATTGCCAATTGCACAGCATCATAATCTCCCATTATATATATAATATATATATATAAAAATCCTAAATTCATTCAAAATCGTCATAGTTTTCTACTTCATCACCTTCAAATTCACCATCCATGTAGTATTCAGTGTATCCTTCAATGTCATAGGCTTCTCTTTCAATGTCAGTATCACGCTCAAGTTCATCAATAAAATCATCCAAAACAAATGCGTTACTAGTAGCATCATAATCACTATTTTTTAGTTTTCGCTGAGCTTGTTTTTCATAATTCATCATTTTTTCCGTAAATTCACGTTCTTCATCATAATTTTCTTTCACATAAGTTGTCAAACCTTTTTGTAATCCTTTACTCCAAACACCCAACTTGTTGACTTTTAAAATTGTATCAGCATCTCTCTCTTCATCAGTCAGCGATTTTAATCGATCTGTAATCGTATCTTTTTCTTTTTCTTTCAATTTAAATATTCTATCGAGAACATCATCATATGAAAAGTCAATTTCATCTTTATATGAATCCATAATCAATAAAAACTCTATTAACAAATTAGCAACATTATTTTTCAACTGTTTTTTATCGCCTTTTATTAGTACATTATCAGTTTCCATTCTATTATCAATCGAAATATCAAAAGTAATTTCACGACCTGTATTTACATCATCTAAATATTCTACTGAAAATAAATCAGCAACATCTTGTTTCTTAGATATTTCTCTCACAATCATTTCATCTTTATCTGAAAGATAAGTATATTCTATTAATACCCTAAAAAAATAATATTCAAACAATAATTTGCTATTACGTTCATCAAAGATAGGTTTCATTTCTCTCTCATCGTTCTCGTGCTTTGTAATAAACGTAGGGGTATTTTTAACTAAAAGTAATAAATTATCACATGATTTCTGTATTTTTTGTAAAATATTATTTAGCAATGGAACATCATAAAATATGCGAAGTTTTTCATAGAAATTGCTGATATCGTCTTTAATTTTTTTCTGATGATTCTTTGATAATCCCAAATAATTTGGTATAATATTTTCCTTGTAATCAACCTTGTTTAAAATAATATTTGGAAATATTTTGACAAAATTCACTATAAATGAACGCATAAAATTGATAAAACTAAAAATACTGTCTTTTGTAATGGTAGATGTTTTTGTGTTTACTTCATTATTGCTTTTATCATTGTCACGTTTTTCAGATCTCCAACTGGAAATAGTATTAATAAATGTAGAAACATTCTTTAACTTATTTCTGGTGACATTGCGCCCTTTATTGGTATTTATAAAATCCAGGATATCTAATTTCATTATATTTGTTTGTTTTATCAAAAAATTATTAAGATCTTTGATTTCTTTTGTTGACGAATCTATAGTATTTTTTAAAGACGCGTTTATCATATTTGAAATTAATTTTCTTAAAGATGGATCCGCTGTTTCTTCGTTTTCTAAATCCAATTCATCCAAAATCGAATGTAATTTTGTCACCTGAGAAATCAATGGATTGTTAATATCAACGTGAATAATATTATTTTTTGAAACATTTTGAATAAGTCTCAAAAACGATTCAAATGAATATTGAACACCGCTTTCTTTTAATTTTTTGACTATTTCATTTCTCGTTTCATTACTATTTACATCACTTGGTTTATTATTACAAAATGGTAATAAATTTTCTGGGACAGGTAATAAAGAATTAAAATGACAATAATGAATAAAAGCGTCATAAATAGTCCTACCGTCGATTTCTTTTTTGATAGTTGGATAAATATTTTTTGTATTTATTGGACTGTACAGAATACCCGCTTTTGAGTAGCTATTAATATCTTCCAATAAATTTGTCAAATTTTTCACAATTTCATTGTATTCTTTAATTTTATTACCGCCTTCTTGTTTTTCAAAATATTGAATTGTTGAGGTTTGCTCACTATTCTTTTCTTGACAACACGAGTTTTCTAAAAAATATTCATTATTCATCTTACTAAGAGTCAAATCTTTTTTCTTTACTATTTCTTGTATTCGTTCTTGTATTGCTAGAGAGAAATGTATTATTTTAGAACCTATCACTAATATTTGTTCATTTTGTTTTTTGGAACCCGATTTTAAATTTGATAATAAACTACTTTTAAATTCACTTGAAATATTTATTAAATTTGTTAATTTAAAAGGTTTCAATGGTGGTAAAAATTCGAACCAATTAGCAATGTTATATTGTTCAGGTATTTCTTCTTCAGGATTCATCAATAAATAATCGTTTTTTTCGGTGATCTTGCGCTTTACATCGGGTAATTTCAAAAGAAATTCATTTAACACTTGGACAATTTTATTGAATATATATTCTTCCTTGGCCTTTTTTAATACATACCATGGTTTTGCTGTATTTTTTCTAATTTGAAAGCAAATACATGATAAATATTTTAAACTAGTCATATCTCCTGCTCCATCAAATGGAAATCCACTGAAAGAACGAACACAACCAGGGAATGTTTTTCTAGTTCTTACTGATGGAATACTAGTTTGAATAGCAATTAAATACATACCTAAAGTGTAATACAAAATACTTGTATAATATAGATCGTCATAACTCATTGGAATCTTTGCACCTGGTTTATTAGATAATTCTTTAATTCTCTTTTTATAATCCTCTTCTTTGGGTAATGATGTTTTAAGTACTTCTGTAACACCATTTATAATGAAATCATTTTGATAATCAATATTTATACCCATAGCAATCGATAATGCTGTAACTACATTTGAAATCATTATAGTTTCGGGGGTTTCTAGTTTTATTTTTTTACTAGAATTAGAAGAAGTAACAAGTTTATTTCCAACATCTTCTTCCAATACACTACGTGTGGAAATTTTAAAACCACCTTCATAACCTTCTTCGACATCAAAATCAATATATTTAATAGTATAACCACTATATTTGTCAACCCATTTATCACCGTCATCACTTAATACGCCAATATTTTTAATAATGGACTCCATAAAATCATTATAATTGGAATTATTATTAATATAAGCCGCAGCAAGTTCATACTTAAAAGTAGGTAATAATTCCACATTTGTTTCAATACAATACAACCAATGAGGAGTCTCTTTTGTTCCTAGAGGTCCTAAACCATCTTCAATGAAAGAACGCGTACATAAATTGGCGAATTTAATTATATCATGCTGTTTCTTGATCATATCAGATTGACCTAATATCAAATCCCTATATTTAGAAAATGGCGAAATGATAATGTTATTAGTATTAATACTTTCATTATTATCCAAAGCATAACCAAGATTATATTTTTGATTATTATATTTCAACATTTTTTCATTATCAATTTTCATAATAATTTTGAGATTTTCGTATAAATAATCATATTTTTTATGTATTTTTTCTTCAAATTCTGTTTTCGATTCATAATATTTTTTATCAAATTCATTGATTATTTCTTTTAACATATCTTCATGTAATTCCATTTTGTTTATTTCCATACTTTCGCATTTATCACCGTTTTTTTCAGGAATACTAAAACATTTTTCTTGTAAATTACAAAATACATTAGAATCATCTTGAATGAAATCACTATCTTCATTCGGAGATAAAAACCATTCATTATTTTTACGCACATAATATTCGAAATGTATACCTTTTTCATTCACTATCTTCAATATAGCATATTGTCCATTTAAAACTTTTTTATATCCAGTTATTAACGTATCTGATAAATAATCAGCGTCTTCATCGTTTAGTTTTAAATCTTTTTTTAATTTATTTGTTAAAAATATAATGAAATCTTCAGGAGTTTTCGTGAACATTTCTTTTTCATAATCATCAAGTAAACCATAATTTGTAGTGTCATATTTTTTATCAAAAAATACTTGTTTTTTATTATCATTTAATAACTCATCTCTATTAAAATACAATTTGGCGATTGTTTTATGATTACGATCATCTCGACAACTGTCATCTTTTGATTTATTTTTAATTTCAGCATTTAATTTTTGTTTTTCATCGTCAAAAATCGCACCAATTTCATCTGGAAATTTTAATTGTATATTTTGAATAGACAAAGCTGTAGTATATAATTTAGAATAATCTTTTAAAATTAGCTTCCTTTGTATTTCATTATTTGTAAAAAGATTACTATTATTATTTGTCAAATCTATAGTAATGTCAATATCATATTGATCGAATACTGTTTTCCTGACATTATTCTTTTCAGTAATAATATTTATTATAGGAAAAGCATTGTATGGGCTTAATTTGACATTATTAATACTTTTAAAATTTTTTAAACTATAAAACAATTTTGAATTTTCTACAAAAAGTTTGTTATATTCTGAAACTTTTTCACTAATAAACTGGGTGATTGTTTTATATTGATTATATGTCAAATTATCGCTGTAAATTAAAAAAGGTTCTAAATAACTTACTACATCTACAAGAGACAATTTTCCTTGAATATGTTTTTTCATTAAATTAAACAAAATTTTTGTTTTTGGGATAATAGTGTCTATAAATTGATGATAAAGCTCTTGTTTAGTAAAGCCTTTTTTGTCATCTTCTGACAAATTATTTACATAAGATTTAATATTATTAACAAAATTATTTTCATTATATTCAATATTATTTAAATTGTCTACATTAATTATTTCAACATTGGTATTTTTTTTTAGAAATTGCCAATAATTGATAAAAATCTCATTTAAATTAGCACGATTTAAAATAGTTGTTCCTGGTAAATTAATTCTAGAAAATTGAATAAATGGTTCTGGAAGTGTTAAGATTGATTTTAAAAAAATTTCGTCTGGTTGCGTTAATTTTACACGTACAGATTCAAAATTTGAACCCTTAAAATTTGTAGCTTCTAGTTTGGTAAGGCCTAAATTATATTTTTGTATTACAAATCGCTTAATATTTACTTGATTACTGGAAAATACACTAGAATAAAAATCACCCAAATTATCAATAATTACATTTAAATCGCAATTTGTCTTTTTTTCAATCATTATTTCTGAAATATATTCTTCGTTAATTTCATTAAAAGGTGTAAAAAATGGGTTTAATTCCTTATAAAGTGATGAATACTTATTTTGTTCATTCGGTAAATTATTAGCTTTATAATTTTCAATTAACATTTTTATTTTTTCAAGATCATCATTTAATTCTATGTTTATTACGTCTGATTGTTCTTCATTTTCTTTTATTAAAGAAGTATCCGAATAGATTTTTTTTTCGTTTTTAACGACTGGTAACAACCACAATAAATTAATATTAAAATTATTGAAATATTCTACTATAGGTTTATCGTCAGGACTATGTTTTATAAACCCATTTACACTACCATATTCATCAAAAAGAGAGAATTTTTCTCTCAATTGAACGAATCGTTCAATCATATTATGAATATTATTCAATACTCTATTTGTACGATCGCTGTTCGGTATAGTAGATAATAATTCATCCAATAAATCATTGGTTTGACTTTCTATACTATAACGTTCCGATTTTCCATAAACATCTACAAATTGAACAATTGGACCCAATACTTCATTGCCAAATTGTATTTGGTCTGCTTTTATAATAAATTCTCTTATTTGTGTTTTCACTTGTTCAACTGGAATTTGTAATTGAACGGGTTTTGTGGCTACTACTGCTGATTCTACCATGATTTCAGGAATAATATCTTCTTCTTCTGATAATGATTTTTTAGCTAAACATGGTTTATCTCTTATTTCAATAAGTTCAATGGGTAAATCTTCAGGAATGCCTTTATAATCAAAATTAATATAGATGACATCACCATCAATCATCTTAATTTCAATCATATCATTTTCTAGATTTGTGATTTCTCCTGTTATGATGAATGGTAAATCACCTCCAAAGTAAATATTTACACATGTATTTGGAGTGTATTTGTGTTGTCTAGCATAACCTTTAACAGGATTTCGATACTTGATAATAATTTTAGTAATTGTCCCATCACCAATAATTCCATTTTCATCAATTTTTAATTTAAGAATTTCTAAAGAATTATCATTTATCAATATCATTTTAGTTTTATCAATATAATCAATGTAAAAGGTTTGTTCATTGATCAAATCATTTTTCGGATCAAATATTTGTATTACGTCACCTAATTGTAAATTAATAATCGTTTCTTTTGTTTGTGTATTTTCATTTTTATTGGTTGACATAAATTAAGTGTTCTATATTTATGTTAGATATTTTTATGCTTAAGTAAAAACTATAGTAAATAAAGTATAAAGACATCATAATATAATAAATAAAATTATGTCAAATTGTTTCTATATTAATTTAGGAGATATAAAAGGCTTTAATGAACTATTGGATGATAAGAATGAATGTACAAGTATTCTAAAATTAAAAAAAATAGATTGTAAAACAGAAAATAATCAAAAATATAAAATTATTAGTTATGATAAAGATATGTTAAATAATGATTTAATTACTACACATGGTCTTTGTAGGTCTGTAATTGTAAATAGTGAAAATAACATAGTTGGTTTTGCACCCCCTAAATCAATTATGGCTGATAAATTTATTAAGATGTATCCAGAAAAAAAGGAACACATAATAGCAGAAGAATTTGTAGAAGGTACAATGATAAATGTATTTTTTGATCAAACGATTGGTTTGACAGGTGCTTGGGAAATTTCTACGCGTAATACAGTAGGAGCGAGTTCCATTTTTTTCAAATCCAATGAAAATAAAACTTTTAGGTCGATGTTTTTACAAGCAGCAAAAGAAAATAATTTGATATTGGAAAATTTAAATAGGTTATATTCGTATAGTTTTGTTTTACAACATCCTGGTAATCGTATTGTAGTGCCTTTTAAAACATCTCAATTATATCTAGTTGCTGTATATTATATCGATAATAGTGATAAAAATAACATTAAGGTATATTATAATGACTTGGAAAAAGTTAAGAATATTGATTGGTTTGATGCTAAAATAAAATTTCCAGAGGCTTATAATTTTGAAACATACACTGATTTGATTGACAAATATGCTTCAATGAATACTAGTTACGATAAAGTAGGATTTGTTTTATACAATAAACAAACTGGTGAAAGATGTAAAATAAGAAATCCAGTATATGAAGAGGTAAGACAATTACGTGGAAATCAACCAAAATTACAATTTCATTATTTAGCTTTAAGAAAAGAAGGAAAAGTGGCTACTTTTTTGAAATTTTATCCTGAAAATAAAAAAGAATTTTCCATGTTTAGAGATCAAATACATTTATTTACCAATACATTGTATGATAATTATGTTTCGTGTTATATGAAAAAAGAAAAACCATTGAAAGAATTTTCAGAACAATATAGAACACATATGTTTAATATTCATCGAAATTATACTACAACGTTGAAGGAACAGAAATTATATGTGACAATGAAAGTAGTTATTGATTATGTGAATATGTTAGATGGTAAATTATTAATTCATAGTTTGAATTACAACATAAAAAAACATGATGATGATGTCAGTACTAATTCAAATATAGTATAAACAGATTGTTATGTTAATTTCTTTATCTATATGCGTAACAATCGATAAAATGTCTATAATTATTTAACACTATTATTATAGACATTTTCTATTTTTTGTAGATTAGATCCGCAAAATAGACTATTCAGATTTTACAAATTCTTTTGTAATTTTTTTATAAACATTTACAGCATCTTGAATACATTCTTTTAAATAACCTTTAATTGTGGAAACGTCGACTGGATTCACAAACGCAATTCTAATTATGCTTTCACTATCATGAGGATGGTATTTTTTAAAACCAACGAATGTGACAGTTTTCATATTTTCGAAATATTTTTCATATAATATATATTCTAATACTTTTCCAATAGTGTAATCTTCATTTTCCAAAATAACATCAAAGCAATTTGCCATTGTATTAGTTGATTTTTTTATTTCTATTTCATCCGTGTCAATAAGTGTATCCAAATCATGGAACCGTTTCATTATAATATCACACGACTTGTTCATAATTTCAATATTAGTATACACGCCAATTGATTCTACAATAAAATCAAAACTATTTGGTTTAACAATCCGTAATCCATCTAATAATTTCCAGTTTTTACTGTCAAATTCAATTTCAGATTCATTTTTACCGTCGTTTTTCCACCCTTGTATTTTTTTAGCTAATTCTTTTTCCATCTCGATTTCGTCAGGAGTCATTCCATAAGAACAAGTTGAAACTACGTTAAACATTCCGTCCATCTTAGCATTTCCAATTGATAATTCGCAAGTTAAATGAATTTTTTCGCCATGTAAATCATCTGAAAGTTTAGGACGTAATCTAACAAAATCAATAAAATAACTAGTGTAATCGTTTGGCGGAAATATATTTCTAGTGTCTTTTTCACTTAAAAAGGAATCTGTTACTAAATTTTTAATTTTAAAATGTTCGGTTGTAACATACATTGTAGTATCTGTGGTATTTTCAACATTTACTTCGAGTAAATAATTTTTTAGATTAATATTTTCATAATCTGGGATATGAATTGGAATACAGCTTAGACGTTGTTTTAAAATTTCATTATTAAGTCGGCTAGTATTAGTAAAAATTTTGGCTTTACATTCTTCATAAGGACTTGTTTTAAAAACTACTGTTGGAATATCGGATAAAATAGTTCTACGTATAGAATTCGCAATACTTACATTCACTCCATTTAGGGTAAATGATAATAAATCATTTTTATTGTTAAAATTATCAATATGAGGGTTCATAATATATGATTTTATATTAATTTATATTTATATCAATAAATAATTTTATTAATTCATTTTTTTTAATAAGTTAAAATAAAATAAGTTAAATATTATTACATAAATAATAATAAAATTATGAGCACAATTTTATACTATAGTAATTTTTGTGAACATTCTAGGAAGCTTTTACAATATATAGCAAAAACGGAAATGAAAAATGATATACATTTTATTTGTATAGATAAACGTGTCAAAGAGAACAATAAAACTTTTATAGTACTTGAAAACGGGAATAAAATTTTGATGCCTGATAATATAAATAGGGTCCCCGCATTGTTATTATTATCACAGGGTTATAATATTCTTTATGGAGACGCAATCATGCAATATTTTAAACCTGCTCAAGAAAAAATGGTAAAACAAGCTACTCAAAATAATATGGAACCTACAGCATTTTCATTCGGGAACGGTGGATTTTCTGATATAGTTTCTGATCAATATAGTTTTTTGGATATGGATGCTGAATCATTAACGGCAAAGGGAAATGGAGGGATGCGACAAATGCATAATTATGTTGATTTAAATTCGAATGGTAATCTTAATATAGAATGTCCTACAGATGAGCATGATTATAAATCAAACAAAATACCAGAAGGACTGACTGTTGAACAATTGCAGCAACAGCGAGAACAAGAGTTACAAAACATTTCAGGTGTTAGACGGCCTGTAATTTAGAAGATGCAACATGTATTTGTTCAACAAATTGTTTATTTTACTAGTTATAATCATTAAATTTAGTTATAAATAATTATAAAAATACAATTTAAATATAAAAACTAAATAAAATTAATAAAAATGGCAACAAATATATTATCTGCGTTTAACGATCATTTTGTAGAATTTATTTCGGATGTACAAAAGGTTTTTCCTGAAGACGCTGGTTTATTGACTGCTAAAAATTCACTTTTAATGATAAGAAAAGCAAATCCAAAAATGATAATAAAAATATGGAAACAATACATTGTTGACATGTATTTGGTTCAAATTGAATCAGGTGATTTGAGTTTTTTTATGGATAAGGATTATACGAATGATTTATCAAAAGCAGAATTTGCTGGAAAAATAATGGAAGGTATTGATCGTCTGCGTGGTCCAATTAAAGATATGACGAAAGAAAATCAAGATAAAACTATGAAATATATACAAAATTTAACGAAACTTGCTATTTTATACAATAATATATAATATTTATAATATATATGACTAAACCCAATGTTACTTTAATACTAACAAATGAAGAAATAATATTAATAGCATCAGGTATAATATTTTTTTTTTCAACATTATTATTTATACCATTGATTACAAGTTCAACGTTACAAAATAAGTTGTTAGCGTCTAATAGATTGAATTTTAGTATTAGTCCACAAACTTGTTATATTTACTTAGTGTTACTATTCTTTGTTATTTTAAATATATATTGTATTTTATTTGTGTTATTTGTTATATATACAACTACTGCTGCAAATAATAGTAGTAGTAGTAGTATTAGTAGTGTAGAATTAGTCGATTATTGGTTAATTACAAGTAGTTTATGTTTAACATGTTTAATTGTTTATGATTTATGTTTATTTTTAATAATTCAGAAAATAATACAAATACATGTTTTTAAAAACCAGTCTACACTAACTGAATTAAATTTCTTGGAGCAATTAGGAACTAATTTTAACATTTTAATACCAATATTAATTATAATTAAAATTGTCATTGGATTAATAGCATTTAGTTTGTATTTATATAATTATGAGAATAATAATAACTCGTTTGAATGTAAAACTTTTTTCATATCAACGACTGCTTTAATAATAACCATCGCGATGAATAAATTATTTAGAGTCGCAAATAAGGATTCTGGTACACCAAGTGAAAATAAATTTGTTTATGGATTATTATGTTTACTAGTATTATTGATTGTATACTTAATCGTTTTGGATATTAAAAATAATAAAACACAAATCAACGATTCATATTACGTAGCTGCTATAGTATTGTTAATTGTCTTTATTTTAGCTTTATTTATTTTCTTTATTTATTCTATCTTTTTTAGAAAGAAAAAGCGGGATGGTGGTGGTGGCGGTGATGGTGGTGGTGGCGGTGATGGTGGTGGTGGCGGTGATGGTGGTTACAAAGTGCTTGATCCTGATGATGATGATTTTAGTTTTCGTGATGCTTTGAATAGATCGAGTATCTTCAGTGAGTTTACTGATAGTAATTTTGGTGATGATACAGGTGATTTAAGAGGTTTTTATGTTAGATTACCAGAATAAACAAAAATATAAAATATTTAATTAAAATTTTAATATAAATAAAAAAATATATATTAAAATACAAATGTCTGATATTACCCAAGAAATTGAAATTCCAGAGCAATTTACAAAAATAATTAGTGATTTTATCCGTGATATGAAAAGAACTTTTCCTGAGTATCTGCCAATTATTAATAAATGGTGGAAGGATAAGACAAATTTTGATTATATTGAAGAAGATGAAGAAAGATTAAAGACAATCGAAAAGTACGAAAAAACTTGCGTTAAAATCTTATTTTCGTTTTGTCAAAAAAAATATCCACCTCGATTTTTTGAAATACTGTATCAAAATGAAGAAATATTCAATGAAAAATCTACTATTGATACAGAATTTTTACCACATATTCATTTTAAAGATATATGGCAATTTGATATTAGTGAAAATACAAAAAACACAATTTGGAAGTATTTACAATTAATTTTATTTTCTATCATAAAGACTGTAAATAACAAAGAAGTTTTTGGAGATACAGCAAAATTATTTCAGCAAATAGACGAAACTGAATTTAAAAATAAATTAGAAGAAACATTTTCAAAAATGCAAGAAACTTTCGAAACCAATAAAAATGATGGAAATAGTAATGAAATGACTCTTACAACTATAGAAGATTTACCTCAACCAGCTGACGTACATAATCATCTGAATGAAATGATGAATGGTAATATTGGTAATTTAGCCAAGGAAATAGCTGAAGAGACTGCGAAAGATTTAGATTTGGATTTTGATGGAATCACTGATATGAATGACGTTTTTAGTAAATTATTCAGCAGTCCAAATAAATTGATGGATTTAATAAAGTCAGTAGGAGAAAAATTGGATACAAAGATTAAATCAGGAGAAATGAATCAAAATGATTTGATGAGCGAAGCTACTGATATTATGAGCAAGATGAAGAATATTCCTGGTATGGATGGTATTCAGTCTATGTTAAGTAAAATGGGTATGGGCAACATGGGAGACATGGGAGACATGGGAGACATGGGAGACATGAAGGCTATGGCTGATATGCTTAATTTGGGTAAAGGAAGTAAAATAAATCAAGGAGCAATGGTTTCAGAAATGAATAAACAAATGCGACTATCAAAAACGAGAGAACGCATGAGATCAAAATTAGATATGAATAAAAAGATGAAGGAGATACAAGATAAACTACAACAAAACCCTTTACCTGTTATTACAAACAATACAGCACCTCCGATTTCTGATGAGGAACTTGAATTATTATTTAATGATATCGGAAAAACTTTAAAGAAGGATACATAAAAAATATAAGACAACTATATTGTTAATACAATGTTCGTAAAGAATATAAAATGAAAACATTATATAAAATAAGTTATATAATGTTTGAAAATAACAATAGTTCAGGTAAACATTTGATTTGCGATTTCAAAAAAATTAAAAATACAAGTTTATTGAATAATAAATTAGATCTGAAATTGTTATGTAAGGATATATGTATTGCTAATAATTATACAATATTAGGCGAAACAGATCATGAATTTTATCCACAAGGTTGTAGTTTTATTTTTTTGTTGTCAGAATCACATTTATCTGTTCATACTTTTCCAGAAAAAAACTACATGTCGTTTGACTTGTATACATGTAGACAATACGAAAATAATAGTGTATATATAAATATTTTTTTAGAACTGTGTAAAAAATTAGAAACATCTTCATCACAACAATCAGAATGTAAAATCATTGACAGGTATTTTTAGATGTGATACAATATTTTGGAAAAAAATCAAAAATTTGTTCATTCTAATACTTTTACACCGCTTTTTTTTTAAAAGTGGATATATATAAGAATGGCAACAATAGATATTTGGACAAATGATCCTACGATATTATTTAATAATAAATATTTATCTGAATTATGGCCTAGCCAGGATATGTCTTATGAACAAAAAATAAATGCTATTACAAGACTTATCATTTTAGTAACTATTTTAGGATATATTTTAACTCGATCAAATAAAATACTAATTATTGGTGTAATTACATTGATTGTTATTTTCGCTTTGTATAAGATGCGAAAACATAATTTAGACGAAGGATTTCAAGTAGAAGGTAATGAAGTAACTGGTTTATTTGACAACAATAAAACCAATATCATAACCAATCCAGTAACTTTAGAAAGTGTTGTAAGAAGTGAATTTACCGAAGGTACCAAAAAAAATCCTTTTAGTAATGTTCTGTTAACTGATATTATGGATACACCAAATAGAGAATCCGCACCACCCAGTTTTAATCCTCAAATTGAAGAAGATATTACAAAAAATGTTAAGAAATCAGTCCAATTCATGAATCCTGGAATCAAAAATACAAACAAACAATTGTTTGGTGATTTGTGGAATAATTTTGAATTAGATCAATCGAATCGCTTATTTTATAGTACTGCTAATACCAGAGTAGCAAACGATCAAGGTGCTTTTGCTCAATACTTGTATAGTGATTTAAAATATTCTGGAAAAGAAAGTACACCAGAAGGTGCTATTGCTCGTGTTCAAGACAATTATCGGTATACACTTTATTAATAAAATGTTCAAGAGTTGGATGTCTATATATTGTTATTATTTAGAAAAATAATGTAATTAATATATATATATTATATAAAAATGGCTAATCTTTCTAGTTATACATTTGATAATATGAGTAGAATAGGTTTGGACGATTGTTGTAAATCACAATCCGACATCCAAAACGTAGAATATGCTAATTATATGTTACAAAATTATTTTTCTTCAGATTGTAGTATGAAATTGCCAAGACAATTAGCAACTTCTCAACCAGGTATTATGTATAATGGTGGTTATGGAAGTGGGTCAGGTGGATGTAATATCGATGATTCATCTGAGCTTTTGATTGGTACAATTCAAACACACCCAAGATGTCACATTGATCTTTTTCAACGTCCTTTCGCTACAGTTCCATATTTAGGAAGAGGTTCTGTAAATCCTGTAATGGAATCACAAATACAACAAGGAGAGCAAATTGTTAATAAAAAAAGTGTTACAAATTTAAGTGAAAAAAGTTATGCTACATATCACGCAACGCCATTATTATCTGTTATTAAAGATAAAGTTACTAATCCTGCTAATTGTGTTGAAGGTGTTGCTTCAGAAGGATGGATTCGCGGCGGTGTACCATCACGCGAATTAACTCGCGACGTAGATTATTTTAACAAGCATACAGAATTTCAATCTATTTAGAATAATAACTTAAAAATAAAAGAATGTATTTAATAAAATTATTAATGAATAATATTATTAAATTAGATCATAAAATTACATACAATGATATAAATTTATTTGAAAAATTTAATGTAATAACTGATGAAGAAAAAGAACAAATTGTGAATATTATTTACAAATATGATTTGATTTGTATTTTTGGTTTAGATGATTTTCTTGAGGATATAATAAATAAACGAATATGTCAATTATATGATTTGATGAATACAAATAAAGAAATAAAAGATATATTGAATATCCTAACAAATCAATTGGTAGATGCTAGTAATTTTATGGGTACTAATTTACAGTGTAATTCAGATAAAGACATGATAGGTTTCATTACTTTATTTTCATATGATAATTTACATTTATTTTATCCATGTATATGTGATTTTTACAATAATAATGGAATTATAAATATCGATAAATTAGAACTGTTAAAAAATAATATATTTAAATTATATAAATAACAATACAAATGGCTTCAACTCGCAGTAAAAATACACCAGGTAATTATTGTTTAGAAGAAAAAGAGTATCAACATTCTCGAAATTATACTTTATATCCTAATTCTCAATATGGCGCTGCGTACGATACAAGACTACCTGGAACAGGTTTATTACCTGGTCAAATTCCAGGTAATCAAATGTCGAAAAATGCTCCTGACATAGAATCGTTTTTATTTGGAATTAACTCAACAAATCTTGTGAATCCAGCTCCTGCTTTCACACCTGAATTAAAAAATTTATGTTGTGCTAATATTTATAAAAAGGGACCAATTTATATTCCAGAACCTTTAGTGATTGAAGGTAATCAACGCCCATTTCCAGTTCCTAACTAACTACAATTATGATTTCATATAATTAGCCTGTGTTTTACACTTATAAAAATGCCGATTAAATATAAAATTGATTTGTATTATAAAGTGATTTATATAAATAAATAATTAAAGTATGGAAGATAGTATTATACGCAAATATCCAATAATAAAAGATGAACGATCATATAAAGATAGATATAATAAAGAAGATTTTGAAAAATACAAAGAAATCACAAAGTCGATTGAAAATTATGAAAAATGGAAGATAGGAATAAATTATAAAACAAATAGAAAAATAAAAATTGGAGGAAAAACACACACTCGTTTTGGGTATGAAAACTTTTATATTAAACGTGGAACAACATATAGTTATTCATACGTTCTATTTACTCAACTTGATGGTATAAATATTGACTTATATATTCAAGATACTGAAAAACTTGAAGAGGAAATACTTTCACATAATGTAAAAATAAATCAGCTTATATGTAAAATAAATAAACTTGAAAAATGGAATGATTTTGTAGAATTTGAAGGGTTGAAATATGGTATTCCAAAAATATATAATAATATTCATCGTGAGGATGATTGTAATGGAAATATAAATAAAACCGAAGTATGCGTTAGGGAATGTAGAGAATGTAGAGGTACTACGTCATTCACAGAAAATTGTCGTTGTGAATACAAAATAAATATAGAATGTTTAAAGTGTGGGTATAAAGAATAAATTATACATTTTGATTCTAGTATCTTATCACTTTTTGTTTTTGCTGTAAAAGGTGTAAACGTCTTCAATATATATGAGCGCTGTCATCATTATCATCATCATCATCATCATCTTCTTGTTGCCACTGCTCTTCCAATTGTTCCCAAGTAGAACTCATAAATTCATCTAATTCTCTTCCAATTATATTCCGTATTTCATTCAATTCTTCTTTATTCGACGGAATATCATACGTTTCATCTAATTCTTGATCATTAGAAAAAATACATTCCCCAAAAAATTCACATCCTAATTCTTCGTAATAAGCTATTGTTTCTATTTTATATTTTTTATTCATAATACTATAAACACCTGTAGGAGGTGTCCACGCGGTTTCAAAAGTAATTTCTATTTTATACAAATTATCATCTTTGTTTACAATTTCTACATCATCTGGATTCCATTTTGTTTTCCATATTTCTTTTGCTTGATTATATTCCCATGCGTTTTCATTTTCTGATTCTATACCAACATTCAACGGAGCGAATGTAGTAAACCAACATTTATTTGTAATTGAATCTATTAGTTTGATATATATATCTTTATCAGGACATTTTATTTCAGCGTAATTATAACACCAATTAGGCATATACTATTATCTAGATATAATAAAAAATATTTATATAGTTTTTATTATGTTAAAAATGTTACGGTTCGTTTAGTATTCAGGTGTATGTTTTTTAAATAAGCAGCCTTCATGAGTTAATCCTTTTAACTCGCTTGTAACAACTGATGGATTCTGATTTGAACAATCAGACATCCATATTTTGATTATACAAAAATTTTTCTTTGGTGAAATAGTAATACCTGTGACTTTATTTACATAAGAAGATTGATTACTTATAGTTTGTCCTACTATAAGATATGTTAAATCTCTCCAAACTTTTGCTACATTTTTATTGGAAACTTTATAAGAGAAGCAACCTCCATTTCTATTTTGTGGATCTTCCCAAGTAGGTTTAATGCCTTCTTTCATTAAAAACAACATACAATTTTCAACCAAAACAGGAGGAAGTGTTTCTGTCACAGCAATAGTTTCTTCCACTGTTCCAAATGTGTAAACTTCTACATAACTTTTTATACTCCAATCCGTATTATGAGGTAAATGTGCCCAAAGAGTCCACTTGTTTGATAAATTATTAAATTCTTCCAATGGTTTATTATATTCAACTTCCATTTCTGTTTCTAGTATAATTGTATTTTCTTGGGAATCCATAAGTAAATTAATATTTCATTTTTTTTTTATATTATTTTTTTATATTTATATTTGTATTAATTTATTTTCCCCAATATGTAAAACGTTGGTTTTATCAAATTCCATCGTGTTTACACTATCATCTAACACTCTAAGTGTGTAATCTTCTATATCTAATATATTATAATGTTGTTTCATAAAATAAGATAGAAATTTACAATCAAACGAATTATTTAAAATTAAATAATTGTAATTCCCAATTTTATCTTTAAAATCGATTTTAATATTATCATCTTCAATTAATAACTCACATAATATTGGTTTATATTGTACTGGTTCTATTTTTAATACATCAGAATTATTTGATTTAATATTTTCAAAATTAAATTCAGATTTCTTCACTATTTTAATGTTATTTTTATTATCGCGAATAAGAATTAAATCAAAACCATCTAATATAAAATCACCAGCATCATCATCATTACAGTCATCACAAGCTTTATCATTATTTTTATTTTCTAAATTATAAAGTAACTCTGTTTTACTCATTGTTATGATTGGATCATTATTTAATACAAAGGTAAACCATAATTCATTTTGATGATTTTCATTATATTGAGTTGTAATTAATTCATAAATATTTGGTAGATATTTTATCATATAAAAAGATACAATGTTTGACATTTTTGACAACCCAATTTGACATTTACTATATATATATACACATGAATACGTTACATTTATGATAATTGTTTGTATTTTTTCAGGATATTTGTTATTTAAATATTGATAAAATAAATAAAAATATAGAATTAAAGATGATAATCTACTGAATAACATATTATTATTGGTCTTATTATAATTATTATTATTTGTTTATATTATTTATAATAATAATTTATTGAAACATTGGACTGCTCGAGTAATTTTGTGGCGGAGGTACTAATTGCGTAGATGGATATATAGATGGTTGAGTAGATCCATTATAAACATATGGATGTGTAGGTGGGGTTGGAACAATCACATTTGGATATTTGAAATAAACTGGGTGATTGTTACTATCGTAATATGGATCATAAATTTTCACGTTTCCTTGTTTATCAATATGTACGTTATTATCTTTTGAATCTTTACATCTATAATTTACGGTTCCTGTGCTGGCATCCAAGCCAAAAATGTACAAAATCATAGTAACAATTACTGTCATAAGAATAAAAGGTATAAACACTATTATCCAAGACACAATATTTAATCCGCGATCGCATAAAATTTGTAATAAATATGTAATCATTACCATTACAATTATTTTAATCAATGCTGTATTGTATAATCCCTTAAACGTATCAATAAGTATTTGAGTAAATGAAAATAGTAAATAAATAATTGCTGGAGTACACAATTTTACCATTTATTATAAAAAAATATTATAATTCTACTTTCCTAAAATGTAAATTACACAAAAAAAGCATCACCGTTTTTTAAATATCCGACTTTTTTACCCACGTTTCCATCTTTGTCCAGTTCAAAAATAAAACCATTATCTTCATTATCTGTACAATAAGTCTTGCTGTTTATCTCAATCTCAAATAATTCTTCTTCATCTTCTTCACAATCAGAATCGTTTTTGGTCTCAGTCTCCACAGATTTAACATCATCTTCTTCCTCTTCCTCTTCCTCTTCTTCCTCTTCCTCTTCTTCCTCTTCCTCCTCTTCCTCTTCTTCCTCGACTTCCTCGACTTCTTCAACTTCTTCTTCAACTATTTCTAATCTAATATTTTCTTTTTCATTATTAAATTGATCATTATTTGAAGTGTTGTTTTTTAAATTAGTAATTTCATTTTTCAAGTCTTCTATTTGGATAATTAATTTATTGAACATTTCATTATTTAAAGTTTGTATTTTAACAATTTCATCTTGAAGTTTTTGTTCTATAATTATTTTTAATGGTTCAATATCAGAAATATTATGATCATCATCAAAAACATCATTAGCAATAGACACGGTATTCATATTGTCGTCATCATGAATAAAATTATCAAAAGTTTCTCCTTCTAATAAAGAAACAGATTTGAGGGACTTTTTAATGCTAGGTAAATTCATTAGAGCACTATGAGTTTCCTCTAGCATTTCATATCTATTCATAACATCTATTAGCAAATCATTAATTCCAGTTTTTAACATTTTATTTAGATCATTTAATAATGGTTCAGTATTAAGAGGAATTGTATTATTTTTTTTAAATTTGCTCATCATTTTATAATTATTATATTATATATAAAATTATTCGTTTAATATGATTTAAAAAATAATTTATTAATCTCATATATGAGTGAGAATATAATTTGTATAGACGAACAAATTCAAATAATAATGCGGCAAACTGATTATAGCGAAACAATTGCAAAAGAAAAATTGATTGAAAATAATTATGACCACTTAACTGTTATAAAAAAATATTTTGGAATACCTGATAAAAAAGAAACATATATTGATAAAAAACATCTGAATCAAGAAATATATAAACAAATCCGCTTTAAATTAGACAAAACAATGAGAGATTATAATGAACGTTCTGAAAAAAAATAATTGATCAATTATCAAATCACTTTCGTAAAATAAGTATTACAAATAAATTCATCTCGTTCTTGTTTAGTCAATAGTCCCAAGATGATGTTTATTTGAGAATTCGCATTTTTATTATCTAAATTGATAATATATTTGTCCACATCTTGATTAGTTTTAAGCAATAAATTACGATAAAATATATCGTAAAAATTATTTGTGTAACCATACATAGTGGCTTTATAATTATTAGTATATGATATTAAATCATTTATCAACCAATATTTATCTTCAGGTTCTTCTTCATTTATATATGAAATCCAATAATCATAATAATTATGAAAAAGCTCTTTTTTTGCTTTAGTGTAGTTTTGAATATCATCTAATAACTCTTTATTTTGTAAATTATAAGTATAAGAAATGATAATATAAATAATATCCTGAGGCAATTTATCTATAAATTTCTTCATGTTTTGTAATAATATTATAAATATTTATAATATAATTATATCTTTATTTAATCTTTATTTATTATAATATACAAATTTTAAATACAATGAGTTGTTTATTCAATAGTTTGAGTTATTTTGTAAATGAGGATAGTTACACGATTAGACAAATGATTTGTGATTTTTTAGAAGCAAATAAACCGATAATTCACGGTATGGAAACTCATGAAGTTCTGGCATTAGAAAATGGAAATTCAACAAATTACATTACAAGTATGAGATTGTCGTCAACTTGGGGTGGAGCAATTGAGATACAAAGTGCTTGTAATATTTGGAAACTTCAAATCAACGTTTCAAATTATAGAGACAACGACAATAGAATTATTGAATTTATTCCACTAAATAATAATTATGAAAAAACTATTCACCTATATTGGAATGGTGGTCATTATGAACCAATAAGGAATTAGTTTATCCATAAAATTGAAATTTAACTAGAAATGCCAAATTTTTCATTTAGTATATTGCTTTTTGTTTGATATTTATTCTGTATCTTCTTTTTGATTTGGTATGTATTTGAAGGAATAATTTTGTTATTTATAATAAAATCGTCATTATCTTCATGAAATTCTGGTAACACTCTTGTTAAAGGCTTATCTACAATCAAAAAAGATCGATCATTTTTGAATAGTGCTCTGTATTCTTGAATACTTAAATTACCATAATATTTTTCAAGCATATAAAATGGATTTGGTGCCGGTTTAATATTTTTTTTATAATCATAGATTTTTGAGTATATATGGTTTATTAAATGATATCGTTCAAATTTTGTTGAACTATCTATATTTTCTTCCATTAAAAAAGAAGTAGCACATTCAGGACTACAGAAACATCCATACACATGATAGGAATCTTTAATAAGATGTTTTGGTATATAAATCGGAGGCGTATCGAAATCATATGTACACCAAAAACATGCTGATTTTTTATCACTAATATTATTAATGTGTAAATTATGCTCTAGAGTTTTTAATTTTTTCCATATTTCTTTTATTTCAATATCATTATTTATTTTTTCATTATTCTCATAATTAACATCATCGTGTTCGTTATATATTTCATCATTATGAATATTATCCTTATTAAAATCATTATATTTATTAGGTAAGTTATTATTCACATTATCATTTTCAAGTGATTTAAAATTATTGTTTACAGAAATAATATCATACGTTAAATCACCTTTACAATTAAAATTATATGAATCAATGTTATTTAACATTAAGTTATTTTCTAAATCTTTTAAAGAACACTTAAGATGTAAAATTATATTAGGTTTACTTTCTTTTAAATTGGAAATTAGCAACGGTTGTTGTACAATTTTACCCCCTTTTGGTTTTCGACCTCTTTTTTTAGCAGGCGATTTTATTTGATCTACATTCAATTCATTTATACTAGTATTAATGACCATATTTGATAAATTATCATCATTAGAATTTACTTCTTGAGAATCATAAAATATATTATTATTGGCTTCTTTTTGTAATTCAAGTTGTTGTTGAATGTATTTTTTTGATTTTCTTCCACGTTTTGATTTAACAACATCATCTTTAACTAAAAAATTTTCTTCAACTACATGCTGTTCTTCAACTACATGCTGTTCTTCAACTACATTTGGTTCTTCAACTACATTTGGTTCTTCAATAAGTGTTTTTAATCGTTGTTTTTTAATTCTTACCATTTAAATTTTTATTAATTGAAAAAATGAGTTTAAATTGTTTTAATTATATATATATCGAGACACTTATTTTTTACAATTTTTATAATGTATATCATAACATAACCTACATACCGGTATATAATTTTCAGAGCCAATAACAGTTTGTTCAATATCATCAGTAATTCTTAATGAAAATATGGCCAAATTACCATTTTTACAAATAGAACATAAAGATGTTAATTTTGTAACTTTGTCACAATATGGTATTAGATCTAATATATTTCCGAATTTTTTACGTTCGAAATCACCATCTAAACCGCATATATACACTTTCTTATTATTTTTTAAAATATCAATAACGACTTCATATAGATCTTGAAAGAATTGACCTTCATTTATAAGAATTACATCAGCATCTTTTAATATTTTATTTTCAGGCATTGTAGTATTATGCCATGCTTCCAGTGTATTTAATTGTATACATGGAATCATTAATTTATCATGATTTGATAATAATGTATTATGATATCGTTTATCATATGAATGATTTATCACCGCCACAGATATATCACAATAGTTACACTGCTTATAAATTTCTAATAATTTACTAGTTTTACCACTATACATAGGGCCAATTATAATTTCTAAATAGCTTGATTTGTATGATGAGTCTGACATAATATTATATTTATTCATTATTAAAGTAAATATAATTTTTTATATTTAAATTCAATTTTTTATTAAAGAAAAGATGGTAATAATGAAGTAATATGAATTTAAATAAAGAATATATACCTTTTTGTGAAAAATATCGACCTGTTGAATTTGAAGGGATTGTCTTGGATCCATTAAATAAACAAATACTAAAGAATATCATCGATAAATTATATTTTCCCAATTTATTATTTTATGGTCCACCTGGTACAGGTAAAACTACAACTATTATTAATTTAATCAATGCTTATCAAGCAAAATTAAATATTAAAAATAAAGATTTAATTATACATTTAAATGCTTCAGATGAAAGAGGTATAGATATAATTAGAAATCAAATTAGTTCTTTCGTTAATTCTAAACCTCTTTTTAATAATGGTATGAAATTTGTAATATTGGATGAAGTTGATTATATGACTAAAAATGCTCAACAAGCATTGAAGTACTTATTACAAAATTATTCTGGATCTGTTCGATTTTGTTTAATATGTAATTATATAAGTCGTATAGACGAGGGATTACAAAATGAATTTATAAGATTGAGATTTAATCAGTTACCAAAGGATCATATTATTTGTTTTTTGAACAATGTATCACAAAAAGAAGGTTTACATTTTAGTGAAGAAACACTAATAAACATTCAAAAAATTTTTAAATCAGATTTAAGAAGTATGCTGAACTTCATGCAGTCAAATCAAGATATTATTAAAAAAAATAATAACTTAAACATACAAACAATAAAAGCGACGAAAAAAAACAAATCGAATAAAGAAAAAGAAGACAGTATAAAAATAAATGATACTGAAACAACTGTTGTATTTATTATTGAAAATAAAATATGGGAAGAAATTTTAAATAAGCTTAAAAATAAGGATAAAATACAGAATATCTGTGATTATATTCATTTTATAAGTAAAAATTATAATATAGATAAAAAAAATATAATAAAAGATTTCATAAATTATATTATTCGTAATAATTGTATTCAAATTACAAGTGCTTTTTTAGACTTTATAGAAAATTTAATGCTTTCTCAAAATTATAATAATAATAATACTCTAATCTTTTATTTTTTAACAAAACTGATTTCATTTGTTTGATTTGTTTGATTTGTTTATTAAATGAGGTATTTGAAATGATTAATTTTGTACAACTGGTAAAGAGTATGTTTCATATACAGAAACACGATTATATAATTTCAGCATAAATTCATTTGGTGGTGAACTTTTTGCTGGATCAAATAGATTATTTTTCAAACTGTATTGATTAAATTTTTCTTTTGATGGTTGTATTTTGTTAATAACAATTGGAATAATATTGCTTTTTTTATGATTGGTATTATTTTGGGTTACAAGCATTCTTTATATTATATTAAAGAAAATAATTGATATATTTTTAATCTATTTAAAGAATTTAAAGAAAGGATAATTAACTATAATAATGAATATCAATGAAGAATGGGAGAATTTTATTTCAACTGATTTAAATTGTGATGATGATGATGATTATTATCATGATAATGATAATACTTGTGACGGTGAATATATTTTTCCAAATTTAAAAAATGAATTAGTAAATGAGAATTATGATGCTAAATGTTCGGATATATATATATCAACCAAAACTAAAATTGCTTATTTGAATATTCCAATTAATTTACATAAATTATTTTGGCTGACACCTATAATACAATATATGGAACCCAAGAATGGTGTCATTAAAAAACAAATGAAATTCAATTCATCTACACCAGAAGAATTAAGTGATATTAAAGAAAGATTAAAAAATATAAGCTTTTATGATGAACAAATTATAACAAATATAGACAATCCACACGGACGTATAAAATTTAAGGATATAAGAAAAATTACAATTGGATTATCAAAAAAAGATATTATGAGTTATAGATCAAAAAAAAAGAGTGCGTTCTATAATTGCTTTGTTTTAATTCTACGATTAAAAATTAATTCTGTTTTCAAAGAATTTCACGTGAAAGTATTTAATACAGGGAAAATGGAAATACCTGGAATACAAAACGATGAATCGTTCAACAAAATATTAGATCTTGTACTTGAAATTTTACAACCAAATATCGATGAAAAATTAGAATACAGGGACACAAATTGTGAAACTGTTTTAATTAATTCAAATTTTAATTGCGGGTTTTATATTAATCGCGATGCTTTATATGATTTATTAAAATATAAATATAATATCCAATCTATTTACGACTCATGTACATACCCAGGTGTTCAATGTAAATTTTATTTTGATCCAAATATAAGTACAGAAGAACAAACGGGTAGTCAAATTTCTAAAGAAAATATGGAAACGCATAAAAATATAAAAGAGGTTTCTTTTATGATTTTCAGAACAGGAAGTGTTCTTATAGTTGGAAAATGTGACGAATATATACTAATGATAATTTATGAATTTTTAAAAAAAATATTGAAAACTGAATACAATAATATTTGCCAACAAAATATAAATAATGAAAATGTTATTGAAAATAAGAATAAAATTAAAAATAAGAAAATTAGAAGAAAACAAATAATAGTTTCTTGTGATTCAAATGATAAATAACAGAACGATATTTCTATCTAATTATATTCGATTAATTTTATTGGTCAGTGAAAAAATAGTACTTTTTATTTTTGTTTTTTTGCTTTTTTGTTTTTTGTTTTTTGTTTTTTGTTTTTTGTTTTTTGTTTTTTGTTTTTTGCTTTTTTGTTTTTAAAGCTTTACTCTTTCTACGTTTATTCAAATTTCCTCCTTTTAAATAATTAGCTAATTTTTTTTTGGAAGTTTCAGTCTCAGGAGCCATTGTAACTGGAATATTCCAATAAAAAAAAATACCTTTGTATATTTCTCTTTCGCTTTTAATAAAATTAAAAAAATCAGTGGTTACATATCGTAATTTATAACCTGGTTTATAGAATCGACTTTGTTGAAATTGTTTCATTAAATTTGAATTCATATCATTTTGAAAATCTTCATTAACTTTACGAACTGCTTCTTTGAAAGAAGAGCAAAAAACCAACTCATTGTTGTTATCTCTCAAAAAGAGTTCTACATCATTATTTTCTCTAAGTTTAATACGAATTGGATTTTCTTCAGGTGTTAATTTTGCTTTCTCTTTAATTAATGTCAATTCTTCTTTAGTAATTTCGTTATTAGTTGTTGAAAGAGAACTGAATGATGAAGTTGATGAAGTTGGACGACTTGAAGCAAAAACTACAGCCATTTCAATATATATAATATAAATATTTTTTCTAAAGATAGATAGTTTATTTGAATGCTTAATAGAAAAAATATTCTTCATTATATTTCGCTAATTCGAAATAAAGATTTTTATAAATTTATCTATATTATAATTTGAATCTAATTTCATTATGGCACGATCATAATTTAATATATTTTTTTCTATATTTTGAATACTTTTATTCGTATTTTTTATGATTTTTCTCATTATAACAAACAATATTTCTAGATATAAATCAATATCAATTTCTTTTTCCAATATAGTTATTTTTTCAAAAAAATAATATAATATTTTACTAGTTTTTTTATCTAATTTTAATAAAGAAATAACATTAAAAATTACATGTATTTTTTTTATAATTTCTATTTTTTTCTCCAAATTGTCATATTCCAAATCAATTTTTTGAAAAATTAATTCTAATGTGTTTTTCAAAAAATATATATATTCATTTACACTATCTAATTTAATTTTATTTTCATCACTACAAAATGTTATATTTTTTACTATATCATGTTTCAATTCATAAATAGTTTTTTTAAACACATAAGTTGAAGCATCTCTAGAATTTAATTGTAGAAATACATGTTGGTCTTCTGATATTTGTTCGATAAACTCAACATAATAATAATATGATTTTTGACAATGATAAAAAGTTAATTCTAAATTTTTTGTATAGTACAAAATAATATTAAAGACATTTGTTATTGTATCAACACCTCTTATTATTATAAATTTTGAATACATATTAGTTTTAATTTTTAAATTTTCTAAAATAAATTTTAAAAAATCATGAATTATTTCTTTGTAAGTTTTTACAATTTCTTCTGTAGAAACATTTAAATTATTTTTATAATTTTCCAAATTATGTAATGAATAATTGTCTTCTTTTTCAATTATTTTCATTTTTATAATTTGAAAATATTATTATTTACACTATTTTTAATATTTATTTAAAAATGTAAAATAAGTATTTAAAGATTAATAATTTAAAATTATATAAATGTCAGAACAAAAACAAACAGCTGTTAAAACAGCAAGTGAAACCAATTATAAATTACCATCTGATATTACATTAAAGCACGCTGCTAAATTATCTATAGTAGAAGACAAACCAATAATGTTAGATTATTGGACTCCTTCTTTGGATAAAAAAGCACTAATTGGTGGGAAAACTACTGGTGAAAAGTTACTTGTAAAATCAGAGGATGAATATACTTCAGGTATAGCAAAATTTTATAAGAGTAATGAAGAATTTATTGTAATTACTGAAAATTCTATTTACATTGTATCATCTGATATTCCTACAAGAAAAATTTCATAAGGTTTATAGAAAGAATTTAGATAATAATAATCATATAATCATATAATTATTATTATTTTTTTGTTATACTAGTATATAATGTCATATTTCAAGGGATTCGGCAATGGAAGTAATTCAAATGGTCAATTTTGGTATGGTGGTTCACAAGGTTTTCCAGGTTTTTTGTATAAAAAAAATACTGGTGTTGGAGGTAGAAAAAATCCTCTTTACGGTCTAATATGTAATAAACCTACTTATTTATATAATAAATATAAGCCTGGAACCGGTGGTATAGGAGGGCAAAATAGAGCAAATAGAAGAGCAAAAAATAACAGAGCTACAATATGTAGTAATAATGATTGTGGAAAGTTTTATCAATATTTAGGTTTATATCCAAGATACTCTTACAAATCAATAGACGGTTATTTCCCATATCCTTTACCACCATCAATTGAAAAAGATTTATATTTCGGTAATTACAATACAATATCAAAAACACTTTCTTATCCAGGACTGTCATTTGTAACAATTGACAATGAAAAGATAGTAGACTAGAACAAATTTTATCGATTCATCCCTATGTATTTTTTATTCAAGTACATATTATAAATTTCAGTGTATTTTTGTTTGTATTCAAGTAACTCTTTATGTTCATTATTTTCGTAATCTTTATAATTTTCATTATATAAGTAAGGTCTATAATAATGATTATGATATTTTGTATTATAATCCGCGAAATAATTAGGTAATACACGATTTGGAACATACGAGTAATTATAATTTGTAGATTGTGTAAATCCAGCAGAAACAGGTGTCTGTGCTGGATTTATCCCCAAAAATACCATATTTTTATAACTTTTTTTTGGTTTCCCAGCAGTTTGATTAGCATAACATTGTAAATTATGCCAAAAATTACGTGTAATACCCACGCTGGGTGCTGTACCCATTTTCATAGGTCCTGATTCAGTATGATTATCTACGTAATTTATATATGATTTTATATTTCTTACAATTCTTGGTCTTCCTGCCATTCTATATGTATATATTATAATTATATAATATAAACATCAATATTATTAAAAATAAAGATAATTATGTAAAATATAATAGCTAAACTATTTATAGAATAATTTTTAATTCATTCACTTGTTTTTCAGTTAATTTTTCTGGAAAATCTATATGAAAAATAACAACCAAATTACCTGTGTTATTTTCTCGTGTTAATCCCATATTAGGAATAATTTTTTTGTATCCTGGTATTATTATATTACCATTTGTATTATTCAATGTATACATTTTACCATTTATGTATTTAATTTCAAAAGAAAAACCACACAAAGCTTCTTTTAATGTAATTTTTTTCTCATAAATTAAATCTAACCCTATTCGTTTAATATCTGTATTATTAACAACTTTAATAAATAATTTAACATCTCCTTTACATGATTCATTCATTATATTGCCTTTATCTTTTATAATAATTATTTCACCATCATCAATACCTTTGGGTATAGAGACATATAAAGTCTCCGTTTCACAAATTTTCATGTTGTTGTCATGTATCCATCTCTCAATTTCAATGGGAATAGTACATCCACTAAAAACTTGTTCTATATCAATAATAATATTTTTAACAATTGGACTTGGTTTGTTCATCATATTTACATTTACTGGTCGCCCATTATGAAAAACATGAAATTGCGAACCAGGCATTCCCATCCCTCCAAACATTTCTGGATTAGATCCCATTCCTGCCATTCTCATACCAAAAGGCATGCCACTACCACCGAAAAACGCTTTGATAATTTCATCAACCTCACTACCCATTCCACCCATATCGCCCATTTTCATGAAAGGGTTTTGCCTTTCCATTTCATATTGCCTTCTCTTTTGCTCATCACCTAAAATAGCATAGGCTTCATTTATTTTCTTATATAATTCAGTAGCTTCAGTAGACGGGTTTCTATCAGGATGAAATTTAAGAGACAAACTTCTATATGCTTTTTTAATCTCATCGTGAGTAGCATTTTCACTAACGCCTAATATTTTGTAAAAATTGTCAGACATTTTTATATTTTAAATATAAGCAAGATATACTTAAATACAAAATAGTTAAAATATTATTATGGAAATAGAAAATAAATTATTTATAAATAAATTCCAACCTAATTCTTTTGAAGATTTTAATATGGAAGAAGATACAAAAAAAATTTTAAATACTTTAATTTCAATGGATAATTTAAATATTTTGTTAATTGGAGATATTGCTTCAGGCAAAACATCTTTATTGAATATAATTATTCGAGAATACTATAAAGATATAGACCCAAGACAATATAAAGATAATATTCTTTACATTAATAGTTTGAAAGAACAGGGTATTAATTATTATAGAACTGATGTAAAAACATTTTGTCAAACATGTTCACTTATTAAAAATAAAAAAAAAATAATTGTGTTAGACGACATTGATCTTATAAATGAACAGAGTCAACAAGTATTTCGAAATTGTATTGATAAGTATAGTAGTAATGTTCATTTTATATCTTCATGTAATAATATTCAAAAGGTTATTGAAAGTTTACAGTCTAGGTTTTATATTATAAAAATAAAATCTTTATTACAAAACGATTTGATTAAAATATTGAACCATATTAAAACAGTTGAAAATATTATAATAGATCCTGACGCAGAAGAATTTATTATTAATATTTCAAATAATACCGTCAAAATATTAATCAATTACATAGAAAAATTTAAACTATTGGGAGATAAAATTACATTGTTATTAGCAACACAATTATGTTCAAATATAAATTTTTTAATATTTAAAGAGTATACTAATTTTATTAAAGATAAAAATATTGAGGAAGCTATAAAGTTAATATATGAATTGTATGATACGGGATATTCTGTAATGGACATTTTAGATAATTATTTTATATTTGTTAAAACAACGAGCATATTAAATGAATTTGAAAAATATAAAATCATACCTATTATTTGTAAGTATATAACTATTTTCCACAATATTCACGAAGATGAAATTGAACTTGCTCTTCTCACAAATAATTTATTTAAAAGTCTACATTGTAGTGACGTTACATATTAGACCTTTTAACAATTCAATTTTAATATTTAGTATTTATAATGACGTCACAAATTTTTAAAAAACAAGTACCAAATGAAATATTATTTAAATTATTAGAAAATATTTGTAGTAATAAAAATGAAAAATATTACATTTTAAATAGCATTTCATTTAAGAAAGGTTTATATTGTGATTCGATTAGTAATTTTTTGGAATTATGTAAACCGTTTTATTATAATTCTAAAAAAAAATATTTAGAGAGAAAAATTACATATAATATGTTTACCACTGTAATTCGTCAAATTTGTAATTTTAATAATATTAAATATACGACACAAATAAAATATGATAAATCTGTTTATGATATTATATATATAATTTATTTATAAGAGAATTTAGATGGAAAATATTCTTACTTTGCGTTGTATCACAATAAAAATAATATTATAACATTTTATAAATTCCATATACACTTATTTGTGCCCTCTTAGCTCAGAGGCAGAGCATCAGTCTTGTAAACTGGAGGTCCCGAGTTCAATTCTCGGAGAGGGCTTTTTGGTTTTTACCCCATTTTAGAATCTTTCATGGTGTAAAATTATAATTTATATATAAAGTGGTCTATCAATTAGTAGAGTAATTAGTATTCTAATAATACCTTTTTTTACTGAATGTTTGTTTACCTTTATTTTTTTTTGTTTTTGATTGTAAAATAGTTTTAGTTTTAGGTTTTACATGTTCTTCACTATTATAATCATTATTAGTATAATAATCTTCATCATTTATATTGTCTTGATTGTCTACATTGTCTACATTGTCTTCAGTTTCTTCATAATATTTTGTTGATTTATTTATTTTTTTTTTTCTAGAAGAGCGAACTTCTTTACTAATGTAATCTTGGTCATTTTCTATCATATTTAGATCATCCTCATCATTTGTACGTTTTAAAAAAAAAGTAACCCTCCACCACCTACTAAAAAAATAGTAGTTAGTAATAATGTTTTTAAATCATTCATAATTATATTTATAATTTTTATTTAATTAATAATAATTAAACACATTTTTTAACATTTTTAAAGATTTAACTAAATATTCTCTACAATAATTTTTATTATCATAAGCAGCTATTTCATAGGATGGATCATTATCTAGATCTTTTAAATATTCATATGTAATTTCATCACTATGATTAGGAAGATCATTGTAATTATAAAGTGAATAAGACCATTTATTTTTAGTACAAATGGTAAAACTAATAAAATCTGCTAAATGTTCAGCGCATTTACATTGAAATGAATATGGAACGGTTTGTGGCTTTCCGAAAATATCACTCCTTTTACCTTTTACAATATATTTTTTTTCATTTGTATCGTATAAAATAAATAATGTCGTATCTAATTCACCATCTGAAAATTCTTCAATTTTAAGAACCAAACAATCGGTAAAGCCTGTAATTTCTTGTGTTGTTGTCATAATCGTATTTTATTGTTTTTATTTTATTTCGATAATTGGATTTCATTTTTTTTTATAAATAAAAATGAATTTGTAATAAATGTTATATACTTTTTTGAATCATATCGATAATTTTGTATAATTTATCTATCTACCTGTATAACGAAGCATGCTTAGATTGTCACCTAAGAAATTGGGTTTTTGTCCATATAATCCTGGATAAAGCGGCGTTTTCCAAAATCCAACCCAACCTTTTGGTTTAACTTGTAATGGTTCTAAAATTTGACCATTGTTATTATTTCCTTCCGAAATTGTAACTAAAATATAATTACCAATAATAGTATTTGATTCCATAACTTGTTTTGCTGACATTCTACAAAACCAGTTGTAATGATGTCTTTTTAATAATTCATCGGATGGTATGTAAATACCATATGTTTGTGAATAAATATTTAAATAATTATTGGATAAAAGATCATCAACTAGAATCACAGTATCATCCATTGTTTTTGTTCCAATATCACGACCATTAATAATGTTGATTTCGCCTTTTTTTATTTTATTTTCACACCATTTATTAAAATCACCTAAAAATTGGATTTCTGATGTATAATCTAAAGATATAACATGAGACATAAAATCAATTAAATTAGCAACTACTGGACATTCCTTTGGAGCACCCGAAAAAATCAAATTTGGATAGAAATTATATTCAGTAGATGTTATATTACGATCTACTGTTTCACAAAGGAAAAATTTGTTGCTTGAAATACCTTTTTCATATAAACCGATTAGATCTTTCATACATAAAAATGATATAGGACAAATCATACCTCCATACATGTGTAATAATTTCATCAAACCTAGCATTCTAAAATTATCTAAAATAGGATTAGCAACTTTATTAATGTCAATTGTCCATCCTGGTATTAATTTATAAAATGAATTGTCATCAATTAAACATATTGTAAATGTTGAATCGCATTTTTCAATAATTGATCTTACTGTTAAATATAAATACGGTTGATTTAAATCAAATGAACTTCTAGAGCCAAAAGAGAGCCAATTTCTTGAATTATATTCATATGGAACGTGAATCCATAAAATCGGTTTTTTACTTTTATTTAAACTTGAATCATTCAGTAAGTATTTTTGAATAGTTTCAACATTTTCTAGGTTTTCTTCTCTTATTCGTTTATCCTCAAATCTTCTATATAATATTCCAAGAACAATTAATATTATAAAAAGAAAAATATAATTTGAAAAAGATTTCATAGTAGATTTCATAATTGATATTATAATATATAATTATAATATTATATAATTATTTATTTTGATAAATAAAACTGAATTTTATAATAGCATTTGAAAAATTGTTATATAAGACGAACATTCGTTACTTTTTCTAAATATTCACGTATTTGAAGGTGTAAATATTTTTTAGAGATTGGAAGGATAATACCCTACTTTATTACCAACTGCGTTGGCTATTGCGCCACTCATATTTTGAGCTGTTGAAAATAATTGTTCATAGAAATTAGAAGCACCTTGAGTAGCATTAAAAGTATTTAAAACATTTCCATCATTTTCATATAAAGTAATTGTCCATGGAAGAATTATTCCATCGGGACAATAATCAGGCAAATTTGAAGGAAATAAAAAATTGGTTTGTGGACCATTCGAGTCATTTGTGTATACATAATAAAGGTAAGCACTTTTATTACTATTTGGATTTGTATTTCCAAAATTTGTATCACCTTGGTTTTCTTCATTTTCGTATATTCTTACCCAACTCCATTTTGGTGTTTGATTACTCGTTATATTATTATTATTTGTTAAATCATTTGAACTTGAATATGTGAACTGTAAATAAGTATTATCGGGAAATAATTCAGAAGATACAATTAATCCATTGACAACTTCAAATATAGGGCAATAGCAAACATTACCTTTAAAAGAATATGAATAAAAATATGGACATTGATTTAATGTCAGAATTTCTAATAGTATTTTTATAGAAACATTATTTACACTAGTAGTTTCATAAGAAGCCTTTGCTTTTGTATTCGTTTCGATTTCACCGCCTGATATTGTTGTTAATTTGTTTGTTGGTTTTAAATTCATATAATAAAATGTAGTAGAAGAATTAAAATTTCCTGTTGATAAACCAAAATAACCAATATAATTTCCTAACATATTTGTAGAATAATTTAATGAATTATTATTACGCTTTGCTTCAATTTTTGTTTTAAAATCGTCATTTAAAGCCTCTTTTCCAGAACCTTTATTATTTTGAAAATTATCATAAAATGTATCATCATTCGCTCGTTTTGTTTCATAATTTTCATATGTAGTATTGTCGGAAACATCAACATTTTTTGTTAAAGCATAAAAGGTCGTATGTTGTTTACCAGTATTTTCTAGCTTATTATATATAGTATTTATACAATTTTTCAATTTGTTATCGTAAAATTCTAATTCGGCTTCTAAATATGGATCATTTGTTATGTAATTAATTATAGTACTAATATTGAATGATACATCATGTAAATAATGATTATTATAACTTAAATCTATTATAGCATTTTTAAGTTTTGTTGTAAAATTTTCTAATGACATATAAATATATTTTATATTTTATTTTATATTTTATTTTATTTTGGGATTTTGTATTTGGACACTCACTAAATGATTTGCACATCTTTTGAAAAAAGCATCTAATCCATTTGGATCAGCACCTGTAACAATATCATCTGGAATAAATGTTTCGTTTCCTCTTTTATAACAAAGCATAACTGGAATACCATTTACCATTTTTTTACTTTTTAACATTGAATAAAAATCAAAACTTTGATCTACATCAATATCACCACAAACTACATTGGTAGGTGATGTAGCGAAAAAAGCATGTACAATATTTTTTATTTGTTTACATGGTCCACACCATTCTGCTCCCAATTTTAATATAACAAGACCAGGATTATTTTTTAATAAATGAAAAAAAGCATCTCTCGTGGTTATTTCACTTATAATCTCCTTAGCAACCATTCTTTATAATTATTGTAAGTATTAAATAATTCAATTTTTTCGCAAATTTTTCCTAATTTTTATCAATAATAACATTTTTTGCGATTTTCTTAATAATCTTTGTATCTTTATCATAGTCATTGTCTCCTTTGCCTCCCATGGATTCATAAACTATCTTATTATATTGATCATTTTTCTTAGAATCATATTCTTCGCAATCTGGATATGTAGCCCGAAATTCTTTTAACATACAAATATTTTTATGGGCTATCAGTCGAATTGCTTTTCGCAATTTTTTATTATTTTCATCTTCTTTCTCCCATATATTTTCATCTTTAACATACATAACCTCTCTCTTTTGATCAGTACAATGAACAGGTCGTTTATCGACATCCAAAGCCTGTAAATTCTTAATGATTATATTGGAAATTCCTTCAATGTAACCGACTTTTCCTACATTTTCTAAATCAGCAACTTGTAATTTAACAGATTCTACGAAATCCATGATATTCATCGCATCTTTACAAGTCTCATTCAAAAACACATGTAAATTAAAAGTTTTGTTATTACAATTATTATTGACATTATTTATAGTATTTACCGATGTATTATAAGCAATATTTTCCTTAATAAAATCAAACATTTGTTTTTGCATATCTTTTTGAAAATCATTGTTTTGTTTTATAATTTCTACAAGGGTTTCTTTATTCAATTCATATTTGTTGTTTTCATTTTTATAGGTAGTATCAGTTTTATTGATAATATATCCACACGTTTTATGATGTTTCCATAATCCAGATCGGCTATTAAATATAACACCACATTCACAAAAATATGTTATTTTGGGAATTTTGGGGTTTTTTTGTTTCCAAGTGTTTCCTTGGTGTTTTTTCGTAAGGAGATGTTTTTTATAATCCTTTGAATTACACGTATAATAGTCACAGTTTTTACAACAAAAATTATTGGGGATTTTTTTGGGATTTTTGTTTCCAATTGTTTCCATAAAATGGAAACATAAAAAATCCCCTAAAATTGAACAAAAATTGTTAAAAAAATATATCGTAACAAAAATTCGAGTTTTTAAAAGTAGTTGACACCTTAATTTTTCATTTCAGTCACAATTGCATTATTATTTTTATTTTTTACAAAGTCAATATACCTTTTTCAAAAATGGACAAAAAAAATGTCCAAAATCGAAAATCCAAAATACTTTTTGGATCACTTTTTTGCAATAATTTAATAAAGACTGAGATTATTCTTTTTTGTTAAAAAACAATAATAATAACACTATAAATAGTAACACGTTTACTATCTAAATAAAAATCAACCCATAAGAATGAGTGTAGGATGATGATATCGATATATGCTTCTATATGGTAAGGGCTTAAATAAGTTTTAATTATTTATTATCTGTGAATTACAGTATTCAATGTATTTTTCTCTTTGTTCATCATTTAAAAGTGATTCCAACATTTCTATTTTACCATGAAAAACTTCTAAACTTTTTTTAACTGTTTCTGTGAATTTTTCTGTTTTATGTTTGATGAAATTGGCTGCTGTCTCTCGCTCTTTATCTATTTCAAATAACATTTGGTCTACATTTATATCGTATTGTGCGACGATTTCTTCCAATTGTGCTTTAGTTTTTTTTTCTATGTATGTAACGTAAGAAAACCCATTCTTACTACACCAATAATTTATTGCGCCAATCATGTCATATCTACGATAGTTTCCTTTCATTTTGGTTAGTTGTTATATAAGATAATGTCTATTTTTTAAGTATATTTTTTACAACTTTTACACCTTTTCTCATTTAAAACGCTCATTATATTATAAATAATTATCTAATTCTTCAATATTTATTCCCATATCTAAATATTTTTGAATTCTTGAAGGATGCATTGTTTTTTGTATGAGTTCTTCTTTGTAAATAGCATAACGAGTTTTCATTATTTCATAATCATAATCCATCATACTTGATACACGTAATAACATTCCCAAATCAATTTTATATGGATTT